GCAGGATCATCTGGTACAAGCGGTAGTGCGGGTAGTTCTGGTACATCAGGAAGTTCTGGTAGTGCAGGAACATCTGGTTCATCTGGAAGTTCGGGTACAAGTGGTAGTTCGGGTAGTTCAGGAACATCTGGTTCATCTGGTAGTTCTGGTACATCTGGATCATCTGGTAGTGCAGGAACTAGCGGTAGTGCAGGTTCATCTGGTACAAGTGGTAGTGCAGGTAGTTCTGGTATAGATGGAAGTTCCGGTTCATCTGGAAGTTCTGGTACATCTGGTTCATCTGGAAGTTCGGGTACAAGTGGTAGTGCAGGTTCTGCTGGTACAAGTGGTAGTGCAGGTAGTTCTGGTGTAAATGGAAGTTCTGGAAGTTCTGGTGTAAATGGAAGTTCAGGATCTTCTGGGGCAGCTGGTACTTCTGGTTCCTCAGGTGTTTCACCTACTTTACCAACTCCTGCTGATTTTATTTGGACTTATGGAAACAGTTATAACACTTCTTTAAAAGTTTTAAGGAATAATTATACATTAAATGTTTATAGTAACTGGAGTATCTTGGCTGGAAGAAGTAATTCGATTGCTCAGTTTGCTGATCATGCTGGAATATTAGCCGGTAGAGACAACACTATAACATCAACTACATATAGACCAAGTCAATACGCTTTAATATTCGGAGGAAATCAAAGTAAAATTAAGAGATCATCTAAAAATTCAGGTATATTCAATGGATATAAAAACTACATAGGAAATAATGATGACATTTACTTTAATACAACCAAATACAATAATATTACAACTGGAAAGTTAAATAGAATAAATATAAATTTTGTTCCTACTCCTCAAGATAATATTAACATTGATTATAATTTAATTTCAAACGGTATTGGTAATAAAATTTATGCTACAGCCCATACTCAAAGAAACTTTATAGTAAACGGATACCAAAACTTTTTAGGTTCTGCAAAAGCAAGTTTTATAGATAATGGTGCATACAATAAAATAGAATTAAACATAAGAGGATATAAAAACAATTCTGATTATTTCAACGTATACAATAGTGTTTATAGTAAATATCATTTTATAAACAATGGATATAGTAACTTAATTTCGGATTACCTAAGAATATATAAAGTAGATACTAATCAAAAATTCGAAATTAAAGGAAGATCAAACAGTATATTAAACGGGACTGATAACGAGATATATGGTGGATTAAGTTTTATTACAGATGAAAATGCTACAACAACTTCTTCGCAATCATATTTTAATACTGTTGAAAATGGAAAGCAAAATAAAATCGTAGCTTCAGGAAAAACAAATTATAATTTCATACAAAATGGTTTACAAAATACAGTAAATAACACTACTAATTCTGGAATTTTAAATGGGTATAAAAATAGAATAATACAAATAATCAATGCAGATATTGATGGAAGGGCAGCCAATAATCTATTAAATAAATATAATAGTATTGGTAATGGAAATAGTAATTTAATTTCTGGACAAAATAAAGCAAATTCTGATTATACTTCTAAATACAACACTGTAGCTAATGGTAGATTAAATAAAATAGAAGCTACTTCATATAGAGGATATAGTGCAAATACAGAATATAATTTTATTGCAAATGGAAGAGGAAATGAAATTTATGCAGCAAAATTTTCTGGTATTTTGGGTGGATCTGGACACACTATTCGTTTTAATCATTCTGTTATACTTGGAGGTACAAATCTCACATCAACAAGAGATGAAGAAGCTAGAGTTAAGAATTTAACTATTACAAATCAAGTTCTTGGTGGAGATAGATTTTTAACTATTGACTCTGCAACAGGTTATGTTTATTATACGGGAACTACTGGAGGGGGTAGTGGTTCTGGAACTTCTGGTTCAAGTGGTAGTTCTGGAATTAATGGAAGTTCAGGATCTTCTGGTAGCTCTGGGGCAAGCGGAAGCTCAGGTTCATCAGGAAGTGCTGGAGAAAGTGGAAGCTCAGGTTCATCAGGAAGCACTGGGGCAAGTGGAAGCTCAGGTTCATCAGGAAGTACTGGAGCAAGTGGAAGTTCAGGATCTTCTGGTAGTTCTGGTGCAAATGGTTCATCAGGAAGTTCTGGTGCAAGCTTTCAACAAATGTTAATAATAACATCATTAGGAGTGTAAAAATTATGATAATAGATTCAACAACAGATTCAATAAATGTTTTATTGTCGGGTAATGTAATAACATCGCAATTGGATATAATATCCTCTTATAATACTATAACTACAACATCTTTAACTCCGGGAAAATTTCAAGGTACAACTAATAATTTAACACCAGTTACCATTGTTCCCTCTCCCGGTGTCAACCAACAAAATCAACTGAGATTTTGTTCTATATATAATAATGATAGTACAAACGCTACTGTAACAATTCAATATAGTGGAAATGCGGGACAATCAATTATATTTATATCTAGTATTGATGCTGGAGATTCCATTCAATTTACTCATGATAAGGGTTGGGGGACTTATGGTGCAGAAGGGGAGCAAAGAGTTTTGGGAATGAATGATGCTCCCGGAGAATTAAGATTTCCAATAAATCTTAAACCAATAAATTTAACAGATATATTAACCTTGGCATCAGGTACAGATTATGGCTTTCATTTAGGAGAGGCAGATAGGGCTTATTCCAAAGTTAGTATTAGGTATAACGTTGTGAGTAATCCCACTCCAACAACTTATGCTGAAGTTGCTATATATAAAACTCAATTTAAATTAGCTTCAGCAACTACTGTAGTAAATCTATGTGGATTTGCTGATATATCTGGAGTTATAAATACGACCGGAAACAAAACAACAACTATTAATGTTACAGGAATAACAGAAAACGATGATTTATTTGTTGTATTTGGAACTGTTCATACTGGAACATTTACATTAAGAGCTGGTTTGGTTGATTCATTAGAGTCCGGTGGAGCAGGTTCAGTAGCTGGAAGCTTAAGACCTTCAACAAATTCAAGTTTAACACTAAACACTTCCGGTGTTTTAAATATTCCTTGGATTGCATATCAACCATCTCAATGGTAAAAAAAATAAATTATGGTATTAGACGCAACAACAGATTCGCTTGAAGTTATATTATCAACGGCACACTCAGTAAGACCGCTGCAATTTTATGTATCTTATAATACTATTAATGTAACCAATTCGACAATAGTTCCCACAAAAAGTTTTGGTTCAACAAATGGTATTACATCTGTAACTATGGTTTCTGCACCATCATCTAACGAAGTAGATCAAGTAAAATTTCTTTCAATTTACAACTGTGATAATAGACAAAATACTGTTACTGTAAGGATAAATTCATCATCTAATTTTAGAATATTATTTTCAATTCAATTGCTTAGTGGAGAGCAACTTCAATACACAATTGCTGATGGTTTTAAAGTTTTTAATATGGATGGTATTTTAAAAACTGCAAATGCAACAGTTGGAAGTGCCGGAGTTAAATATGCTGTTTTACCTAATCCATACTCTAATGGAACACAAACAATAACCAGTGGAACTGATTATGCATTTTATTTGGGAAAAGCAGATAGAAGATATGATTCTGTAACAATTCAATTAGCTGTTACTACAGCACTTGGAGCTACAATAACATGGGCAGAAGCAGCAATATATAAAGGTTATCCAGAAATTGCAACAAATTTGACTTTGACCAGATGTGGATTTGTCGATGTTTCGACTGGTACAAACCACGGCGTAAATGCTACTGGAGGTAAAACTATTGTTATACCAATAGGTGATGGTAATCTTTCTGTTGGAGAGGATATTTGGTTTGTTATAGGGACTGTTACAAGTGGTACGGCTTTAGTTCTAAGATCTGTTGGGGCTGGTGGTGTAGATACTATAGGTGCAGGCATTGTTCAAACAGTAACCGGAAGTTTTAGACCATCAACAAATTCATCACTTTCTTTTACACTTCAAACAGCAGTCCAACCAGTACAAGTTGCTTGGTTTGGTGCTATTAATGTTTAAAAATAAATAAAAATGCTAATAGATAATACCAATGAAACAATTGAACTAGTACTTGCTGCTAGTGTTACGACAAATCAGGCAACATTTTCTTGTTCATTTAATGAATTTTCATCTAATACGTTTTCAGGGAATGAAACTAATGGTACAAGTAATAATACCACAGCGGTGACTTTAGTAGCAAGTCCTTCATCAGGTTTTCAAAGACAAGTTAGAGAATTAATTATTGAAAATAATGATACCGCTTCGATTACAGTCACCATAAGATTTAATAATACATCGGTTACTAGAATAATTATGAAAGCTATATTAGCAGTTGGAGATAGTTTAACTTATTCAGCACATGACGGTTGGAATTGTAAAGATACAAACGGAGGAATTAGATTTTATAACATACATATCAATCCAACTGGAAGTGTTAGAGGTCCTGAATTTTTTCCAGTTTCTGCTGCTGCTACGACTACAACTTTAGGTGCGAATGTTGCAGGTCAATATTTGGGTAAAGCTGAAAAGGCATATTCATCAATCGATTTTAGGTATAGAGTTGATACGGCTATTGCTGGTACTCAAACATTTTCTGAACTGGCTGTTTATAGGATTTCAAATAGAATGAGCATAGGAACACAACAAGTATGGACAAGATTGGGTTTTACAAACTGTGCTGCTGTATGGAATTCCACCGGTTTAAAAACAACTAATGTTGCTCTTACAGGTTGTAGAACAGGTGATGATTTATATGTAATTTGGGCAAGTAATAATACTACATCTATGGCACCAAGAAGTGGCAACTATGCTGATCCAATAAGTTCAATATTACAAGTTACAACAACAACCGTAGCAAGCTGGAGACCAAGCACATCACCTCTATATCAAGCTACAAGTTTTACTGCAGCTGCATCAGCTGTATGGGTCTTGTGGCAAGGAAATTAAAATATAATTTTATTAATTTTATCTATTACCATATTTGAAGTAATTGATTTGGTACATTCAAATTGTCTTGAAGTTCCTTTATGTCTTGGGCACCAATTCCAGTCAGCAGGATCTAATCTAAAATCATTGAAACATCCATTGCAAGTTTTAGTCTGATCTTCTACAAACACTCGTTCACAATCTGTCATTTCGCAAATAGGTCTAGAAAAACCACTTATTAATACAGTTGGTTTATTCAATGACCAAGATAACCATGATAAACCACTGCCCAATCCAATAAAACCTTCTGAGTGATAAATATAATTACATATTTCTTGAATAGTCTTACCATCTATTTTAATTACACCTTTAGGGTTTTTATTTCCCATATAATTATCAGGTTCTTTTGATAAAAGAAAAACTTCATAATCATTAGATTTCAAATAGTCAACAACTTCTTGCCAGCCGTTTGGATTATTCCAATATTTAGATTGAGCTGTGGAATGATTAGCAATACAAAAATATTTTTTATTAGTTGGTCTTTCAGATGGAGTAAAATCTATTTTTGGTTTTATTTCTTTGAATTCTAATCCCAAAATATCACAAGCTGTTTTTTGTAGATGTTGATCTCTGAAATTAAAAGGATTTTTTGATGATACTATTTCGTTTTTATCATCATAAAACCAACCTATAGTAAACATTTTATATAGATTATGAACTACTGATCCCGGTTGAACAAATTCTATTTCTGGATAATTTTTTTCAAAAAAACTATTATGGAAAGTTGAACATATTACTTTACAATTATTTTTTATTCTAAACTCTTCAACTTGTGGAAACCAAGCGATTGTGTCTCCCAGTGATGAGGAATCTAAGTGTATATATATACGTTGATTTTCAAATGATGGTTTAATGATATGAGTTTTACCTTCAAGTTTATATTGTATATAAAAATCTCTATGATATTCTCTGTTCAACTGAGCGAACATATTATTTCTTAAAGTGGTTTCGTATAAAAGATCATTTGTTTCATTGTCAAAAAATCTGAATTTCACTTCAAATTTTTCTTCGCATTTTAAATCTATTCTTGGTTCTTTAAAATATGAAAATAAAACTTCTGTTTTTGTTTTTTTATTTTCTTTAATTGAAATTGGTGTTTTTTCATAAACATCAATTAGTGTATCTTTAAGATTCATGTTTTCTTTTTTTTCATTATTTGATCCTTTATCAAGTTCAATAAAAGAAGCTCTAAAGTTTTGGTAATTAAAATAAATTGGAATTTTGTTTTGTATTTTTTGTTTAATCAATTCTAAATTATTTATGCCACTTCTATTGTTATTGTGTAGGTGAGTGTTATCAGAAAAATAATTTATTTTACAATTTATATTAGAAGCAATTTCATATATAGTTTCGGCATCATCAAATGAATTTATTCTTAAAAAAGCATAATCCAAATCAATATATTCATCAAAATAAAGATCATGATCAAAAAAAAGAATTTTTAGTTTTTCATTTTGTTTTTCATTGTAATTGAAATTAAAGAAACCTATTTTTTTTCTTGAATTTTCCCAGTTTAATGGACTTATATATGTTGATTCGGCAGCTTCGTATATATCATCAAAGAATGTGTTTTTTCTCGGATATTCAATATTTGAATTTTTTCTTCTTTCTTTTGCTTCTTTTATGAGAACAACCTCACCTCTTATATTCCAATTTCTAAAATTTTCAGAATCATAATGTTGTCTAGCCAAATAAACTGTTCTAGGAATAGTCAACCATTTTCCTTTTTCTTCGAGATTAATTAACCATTGAGCATCATTAGAAGTACATATTTCATTATCTTCATGTACTTTAAAATTAAGTTCTGGTAAATTTCTAAATATTCTTAAGTAGCCAAAAATTCCACTTCTTTCTGGTGTCAATCTTTCAAATGCTTCTAAAAATGAATTATTATCTCTTGATATATAAACATTGTCAACAAATCTTTCTAAAAAATTTTCTTTAGAGGAAGGTAATGAATCTTGATATTTATTAGCATTAAAATGTAGAAAAATAACTTCTGGAAATTTTTCAAAATAAAAAACAATCTTTTCAAATGTATTTGGTAAAATTTTATCATCACCATCAATTGGACATACTATGTCTCCGGTAGCATGTAGTTGTGGATTCCACCAAATTTCTTTTTTATAATTTGGTTTTTTTAATTTTATTCTGTTATCTAGTCTTGAAAGTTCTTCGAGAATTTTACCTGTATTGTCTGAAGAAAAATCGTCAGCTATAATCCATTCCCAATTATTATATCTTTGAGACAGAATTGAACTTGCTAATTCTTGGATATATTTTTCAGAATTATAAAAGGAAGTTATTATAGATAATTTCATTTATATAATTTTATTTATTTAAAACATTAAAAATTCTTGAGTTTTTTATTTTTAATCTTAATTGCAAAGTTATCCATTTTTAAATTAAAAGGGATTTTATTCACAAAAAACTGAGTTAATCTATATTGTCCAAAATTTATTCTTAATTCATATAATTCATTTTCTTTAAGAGGTGAACTTGGAACCATATAAAAAGAGTTATTTTTTATTCTACACCCAGAAATTACAACTCCATTTTTATTATGTACAGTTGCCATTATAAATAAATTTTTTTCACATAAAAATTCAAATCTTATATAATTTTCTTCCACGTTAATTAAAAATGTAGAATTTACAAATTCTTCACTCTCTAAATATTCATTTTTGACAAATGAAATTTTAACTGCATTATCTGCTAACCAAGTTTTACCAAAAGAATGGTCACAATTTAACCAAGTTTTTTCAATATCTGGTCTAGATTTATAATCTATTAATTTTTTCTCTGTTTCACAATCTTTTGATAAAGTCCAATCTGTTTCGGTATAACTATTGTAATTTTGATTTTCACCAACCCTTAACCATTTTTCTTCGAATTGAGTGTGAGATAATCCTCTAAAAATTCCCCATGAGCTGACACGAGGTAAACATATTGATTCATTACCCCTTTCGAAAAAAGAAATATTATTCATTTTTAATCTAAAAAACCAATCTAAATCTTCACACTCACCTCCAATAAATCTTTCATCCATCAAGCCAATTTTTCTAAACAATTGTTTTGAACAACCAAAAAGTCCAAAATTAACCTCTGAAACAAATGCATAACCAGAACACAAGAGAACTAAAAGATTTTCTATAATTTCAAACGTTGTATTTACTCTTGGATGAATCCAAAAAATAAATTCACTATCATGCATACAAAATACAGACTCATTTATAATTTGAGAAAAAGAATTGTATGTGCCTGACCAAATTTCATTTCTAAACCATGTTTCATAAACAAAATTATTTTTTACACAATCTTTTAGAATTATTTTTTCATTTTCATAATTATTTTTACCTAAAAAAGCTAAACCTATTTTCGATGGTTTTAATTGACGAGCTTTAAGGAATTTGAAGTATTTATCAGTTACATCGTTCAAAAATGATATTTTTTGAGTTCCATTAAATATTAATATTAAATTTTTTTGATCTGTAATATTTATTTTAAAAGATGTTATATCAATTAAATCTTTTAATTTATTCTCAATTAAAAAATATTCTTCATTGTTTTCTGTAATAATAGCTATTGATCCCCAAAGGTTAATTTTATTTATCAAACTATGTATGTCATTATTTTCATTATCTGATAAATCTTTAAATTTTATTATTATCAAATCAAATTTATGATTCAAAGAATTATAATAAATTTCACTTGATTGATTGCTGTAATCCTTTTTATTTTCTAAAATTGAATTTTTGTCTAAAATTTTTGAATAATTTAATAAATTACAAGTTGTAATAAGTAATTCTTTGATAAATATATAATTCATTTATAAATATTTTTTTTTAAAGTATATCATAGATAAAATTTGCATATCTAGACTTGGTAAATTAATATCACTTTCTAGACATTTGTTTATGTTTTTTTTATTAAGAACGGGATTTATTTTTTTATTTAAATGTAGAAAATTATTAAATTTTGATAGTAATTGATATTTGCTTAATTTTTCTGAGCCTACTTGAATTACATTTTCAAAATTTTCAGGATTTTCTATAATAAATTCACAAATTTCAGCCCACTGCAATGTAGTTATTCCATTCCAAAAAACATTAGTAAATCCATCAATTATTTGTCTTTCATTATTAACAAACCAATTCCAAAGAGAAAAATTAGAATTTTTTTCTGGTCCAACGATAGAAGTTCTTATTTGCTTTACATTTTTATAGTTTTTCTCTAAGAACAATGATCCATATGCTTTGGATGAACCATAATTATCTTCAGCATTTCTTATTGTTTTTTTTGAATAAAATCCATTTTCTTCAATATTACCATTAAACTCACAATCTGTGCTAGGATGAATGATCAATCCATTAAAATTATCAGCCAACCATATTGGAAGCATGATGTTAATCGTTAAGTAATCATTAAGTTTTGGATTTTTTTGAGGAATAATTCCTATGCAATTAATTAATACATCAGCTTCAGAATTTTTAATTTTCAGTTTAAAATTTTCATCAGGCCATTTCAAATCTAATGTATCAACTTTGAAACCTTTGATTTTAAAATAACTTAAAACAACATGGCCTAACATACCATTGTGGCCCAATATTAAAATTTTCATTATTTAGTAAATTAATTGTTTAAATCTACTGATTTTTTTTACCATGGTAACGCCCGGATTAAATGGTAGTGTTAGAATTTCAAAATCGTCAATTAAATTTTTTTTAATAAATAAAGGGGTTTTATATGCATCATTACAAAAACCCGGATCAAACATGTAAGGGTCATAAGGGTATGTATCATGAAAGAATATGAATCCATCTTCTATAATGTGTTTTGAGGCATTCATAAAATCTTTTAAAGATTGTTCATGTGAATGATCAGCATCAATAAAAATCATATCAAACTTAATGTTGGGATCTAGTTCTTCAAAAAATTTGTCTGTTGTCATTTGAAAATATTTCATATTACCTTTTAAGTTAAATGGACATGATGATGTGTCTACTCCCCAAGACTCTTGACAAAATTCAGAAATTGGATTAAAATTTCTTCCATCTCTCACACCAAGCTCTAAATATCTTTCAGGTTTTAAGTATGAACATATAAATGAAAAATAAGATACATGATCAAATGTTTCAAGTGGTGGTGGTACGTTTCTTAAGTGTATTGGTTTCATATTTTTTTTAAATATTGTTGAAGTAATTTTTGTTCAATAAAAATGTATTTAATTCTTCTTTACTTAGACAGTGATCTTTACTTGAATATTCTTTGAAATTTAATTCATTGAAAACCTTATGATAATGCATTAACAAATAATTATCAATTTCTTTTGTTCTAGAAACTTCTTCTTCTGCAATCATGATTTCGTGTATTTTTTCAGATATTCTTGGTTCACCTATTTTATATCTCAAACCAAATTTTTTTTGATAAATTTCGAAAAGATCTTTAATATAAAAACTTTTTATTTTAGGTATTATATTGTAGCTTTTTTGTGTCAAAGAAAATTCAACTAACTCTATAGCTTCATCAATAGTCAAAATAAATCTTGTCATATTTTCAGAATATAGAGTCAGTTCGTAGTCTTTTTTTATAGCATCCCAAATTAGAGGGATAATACTTCCAGTAGAATTAGCAACATTTCCATAAATTGCACAACTCAATCTTGTTTCTGAGCATTCAGAGTTCACTATAAAACTTTCTCCAGCTACAAATTTCATAGCTCCATATAAAGTCGTAGCTCCTCTACTCTTATCAGAAGAAATAAAACAAGCTGATTCCATCTTATTTTCCTCTGCTACCCTTCTTGAGTTTAATGCCCCTTCTATAATTATTTTTACTGCTTCCTCCACGTTTTGATCAACACTTTCTATTTGTTTTAGAGAAGCTGCAAAAATTCCAATATCATGTTTTGTTGAAGCTCTCTTTAATAAATCATAGTTTCTAATATCTCCAATTACAGTTTTAATTTTTGGATATTCTTTTTTTAAAAAATAATGCTTTGATTCATCTCTACTATAAACTGTAATTTCGTTATTATTATAATATTTTTTTATAAGATTTTTACCTAAAAAACCTGCACCTCCGGTTATAAATATTTTTTTATCTTTCATAATTTTTAAATTAAATCAAATTCATGGTCTAGGTTTTTTGAATATTGTAAATATCTTTCATATTCCTCCATAAACGGATTTAGATTTCCCCCCTGTGAAGCTCCGGGTTGATAGTACCATCTTTCGTTCAAATGATATATTTTTGGATCTAGATATTTGTTCGCAATTCTCACTGTTCCATCTATTTCATTTTTCCATGGATTTTCATTCTCTTCTAAAGAAGAAATTAGAAATTCTCTATTCCAGATACATGCATTGTGAGTCAAAAGCCATTCACTATTATTTTTTGCTTTTAATACTCTTTTACCTTCAACAAAATGACTTGTTTTAATAAATTCATATGAACCCCAAAGCTTTTCATGTATTCTTAGACAGTTCCAATCGTTTAACCTAACCTTGTGAAGAGATTTCTTGAAAGTATTATAATCAGCTTTTACTGTAAGCCACATATCTTCCTGCATATATAATACATATTTTGTATTCAATTTACTCAAAATATCGAGTAGTCTATTTGAAAATTGAGATGAGTCAATTGATTTAGGAGATTTAATGTTATTAACCCTGAAATCATTGAATGGTAAATCTTTTTCTTCTGTACAAAAATATACCGGCCAATTCAAACTCCAATCCCAATATCTGGAAAAAGATAAATACCAACCATTCCAAAATCTTTCATAATTATCACATGATTGAATAATTACAGTTATATCATCATCAATATTTTCTTTTCTATATATTGGGGTATTTGGATCGATATCAGTTCCCTCTTTAAATCTCATATCTATTGATGATATTCCGGGCTGTTGAAGAAAATAAGGTATTCTATAAATTCCTCTTTTTCTGTTCCAGAAAAATATATTACACCATAGATCATATGCATCCCAATTTGTATTTAATAGTTTATCTGCATATTCATTTATGTGAGATTTAGTTATTAAATAACAATGTGCTTCTGATTGTTTGAACGTGAAGAACAAATCATTAACTATATTTTCGTGCTCAACTCCCGGAATTTGTTTACCAAAAGATGTTGAGATTAAATCATGTTTATTGTTTAAAAAATAGGTATCTATAATTTTTTCATAAACTTCTTTATATTCACCAAAAACTATACAATCACATTCACAAATCAATATAGCATCATAATTTTTTATATAATCATCACAAATTGATTTTTTGTGTGAATTATAACATCCATAGTGAGATGGTGTCAACAAATAATCTCCGGGATTTAAAGATATTGCGTGTGGTCTTTGACAATTTTCATAAGGGGGTAAATCATAATATTTTGGTGTTATTAATTGTTCATAATCTAATCCGTAAGATGATAGGTTGCGAAGAGATTCTATAGATTTAATTTCTCTTGGACCTTCGGGATTATTTAATATATGAATTATTTTGATTTTTGGTTTTTTGATACAATAAAAATTAGATAAATTTTTATCATCTGTATAATTGTCTTGATAATTGAAGCCACAATCTTTTAAAGTTTTTACTATAAAATTATACCCTTCAATTCCTATTGAATTAATATGAATCTCTCCTGTTATTTTCTTTATTTTATGTTTTAAAAAATCTTTGTCAATAGTTTCAAAAAATTCTAATTCTGCCCCTTCGCAATCAATCTTTAAATAATCGATATAATTGATATTGTTTTCAGAAATAAAATCATTTACATTTTTTATTGTGACTTTTTCTTTTTTTCTATTTAAACCCCAATAATGTTCTATGTTTTCTGTTAATTCTTTCTTACCTGATATTGATGAAACCTCGCCTGTTAAAAATTCTACTTCTTCATTTTTAGCACCTATTCCGAAATTGAAAACTTGTATGTTGGATAAATCTTTTGTATTAAATTTTAAATATTCATATGTCTCTTTTATGGGTTCTATTGAATAAACCTTTTTAGCACCCATCGAAGCAGCATATAATGTAAAAAGTCCTATATTAGAACCAATATCAACAACTATATCATTATTCTCTATGTTTTTATAATCTTCTCTTATGAAAATTTCATAAAAACTCCAAAATGAAGAATGATCTATTGGATTACATTTAAGTTCTATTTTTTTATTTTGTATTATTATTTCTGTTGTTGGAAATACATTTGGTTTCCATGTAGTTTTTTTTAAATCTAAAAAAGATTCACTTTGTATTATGTTTAAATCGTTGTCAAAAAATTCTACACAAATTCCATTTCTATGATTTTGTTGAGCATTTGGAATCATCCACATTCCATCTCCCTTATTGAAAGATAAGTCTGAATATAGACTTTGAAAAACTAAATTGGTTAAGGGGTCTCTCATTCTTATATTGTATGTTTTGAGAGAAGGGTGATTGCTTATTATTGAATAATGTATTTTACCTTCATTTTCATCATAAGACACATCAAAAAATTTTTGTTTAGTTCTAAGTTTTAATTTATCTTTAATTAATTCAATATTGTTCTCTGAATTAGATAAATAATTTATATTATCAAATTTATCAAAATAATTTTGATATACATCTAAATTATAAAGTAGAATTGGAATTTTCCAACCGATAGCTTCTCTTAAAACTAAAGGCATTGTCTCTTTATCACCATTATTGCCCCTAGATGTAAAAAGAAATAAATCCATGCAACTGTAAAAAGTATCTGTATCATTTCTTTCACCCCATATTCTGCAATTTGCAGGTTTGTTAATTAATAAAGGTTCCCAATAGAATTTAAAATTATCAGCCTGATTTCCTAAAAAATGAAATTCTACAGTATTGTCAAAATATTTAGCTAATTCAAATATTTCAGCTTGATTTTTTCTTGGTGTAAAAAGTCCAACATTTAATATATGTTTTTTTTTGGGATCTAATCCTAGTTTTATTAATGTTTCCTCTCTATTGGGTCTTTCTTTGTATTCTATTGGATATTCTGCCAAATATTTAGGAACATCAATATTTTTATATTGTTCAATTTGCCAATTGCTTACAAAAAGAAATGCATCTGGAAAATATTTTTTGTTTTCATCCGGATTGTAAGATGAATCATGACTAGTTTCAAAAATTTTATATGATCTATTTTTATTATAAATAAAATCAGCAATTTCTTTTGGTAAAAAATATTCCGGAATTTCTTCAATATGAATGAAATCTGGTTTGATATTATCAATTAAATCTTTAATTTCATATAATTTGTTTTGTCCTAAAGAGAAAAAATGATTTTCATCTAAAATTTTTGTTATTCTGTTTCTTTGAATTACTAAAACTCCACCAGTAATATTTTCATATTCAATACAGAAAACCTCTAATTTATCCTTAAGAAGTTCTATTTTTTTGAATAAGTATTGTGGTAGACCCCCTGTTGAAAGGTGTGGAGCAATAAATATTATTTTTTTCATTAATTATAAAATTAATAAAAAAAACTTAAAAAAGAAATTATTTATTCTCCATTACCCCTAGAAAGTTGATCAAATTCTTGATCAAAATTCGTTATTGTTCTTTGTTCTCTGACATCGACGTTACCAAATTCAAAATCAGTTTTCCTTGTGAATAAATTGTATTGTCTGTAAATGAAATTCTGATCATTAAAATAAGTCAAAATACCATTTTGTAAATCTCTGGTCGAATTTCCATAAAGTGCATAAGAAAGTGTTTTTATAGTTTGATCAACCATTTCCACTTCAACATAAAAAGGGTCAAAATAAGTATTTGTAATTAATACTTTTTGATTTTTTTGACCAATATCTACTCTGACATTATTTGATATCAAACTACCCTGATCTGGTGATACTGTTAAAAACAAAATTGTTCCAGCAGGGTCTAGGACATAAGTTGTTGCCCCTTGATTTACGGTATTATTATTTACATTGATGCTTACCAAATCACTTGAAGTTATAATTCTTGTTAAATTATTGATTTTTACATCATTGCTATCAAAATATTCAATTTGATAACCTACAAGTGAATTATTTCTAGAAAACTGTAAAGCAGGTATTACTATGCCTTTTTTTGATATATTTAGCTGATTATTATCGTTTGTTACTACGTATGAACAATCTAATATCGTGGTTTGAAATGTTTTTGGCTTAATTAATATGCTATAATATCCCAATTTATTAAACACATTTGCCGGAAGTCTTAATTTATACATTCCGTCAGCACCAATAAGTTTTCTAAAATCTGAATTTGTTATGGAGTTAAAAAGGGGCCTCAGTTGTATGTCGCCAATTTCCTCTCTAGAAGCACTATAGGCATAAAGAATGTCAACGTCATCAATTGACACATCTGCTAATTTGTTTACACCATATAGACCAACCGCCATATTTTAATATTATTTAAAAATAAATAGTATTTTAAAAAATTATAGAGATAACATTTCTTGATATACATTATTGATTTTCGGTTGAAAATAAGCTAAAACTTCTTGCCAATTGTTAAATGTGCTATTTCTTATCTCTTCTAAGTTATCATTTGATTGTTGAATATCTAAAATTTTACCATTTTTGATTAAATCTATTGACATTTCATAACCTCGGATAACAGACCATAAAGCTTTTTGGTACCTTTCAAATTCTCTATTTTCAAAAGATTTTTGGGCTAAATTCAAATGAAAATCTCCTCTTTCTTTTTGTTTTGTTTTTATTTTTTGTTTATCTAAAACATAATTAAATTTAATTCTTTCTAGGGCTTTAAAATCATATGATTGCGTGTTATAAACTTGCCAAACCCTATCTGTAGGAACGTAGTCTTCTACAAATGCACTTCCAGTTACATCGTTTAATTGTTTTTCAAATTCATCTGGGTTGTAAATATAATACTCAACATTGTCCTCTTTTATAATGGTGAGAGGTTCAGCATTTTGGGCAACAATTATAATATCTATATCTGAAGTATCATTTACAGTACCAAAATAATACGAACCATAAACATAAATGTTATATATACCACTCATGGGAACACCAATTTTTTTTGCGATATTAAATAAATTTATAGAAGAGAGTTTTAAAATACTCTGTAATTTTGAATTTACTGAATCCTCTAAATTGGGATCAAAAATGTCTCTACTTAAAATATTTGGGTTTGGTGTTAAATAATTTATATCAATATAATCTTGTCTGTATCTCTCTAAAAAACTGTCACTAAAATTCTCGAAAACAAATCCATTATACATTAATTTACACTTGTTTGTGTTTGTAACATCGATTTGTTCATAATAATTATATGTGCTTAAGTCATAAAATTCCTCTAAATAAATTATTAAATATTGACAAATTTGATTGGGATTGTTGAAAGGTCTTAAAGATAAAACTATTGGAGATCTAACTCCCCAATTCTTGTAAATGTTTATATTTATGGTTTTAACAGTATCTCCTATATCAAATTGCAGTTCATATGTTGGATCTAAAACATCGTTGTTTGGATTGGCTAAGTTAAAAGCACTAATTCCGTCATCAGGACCCAGAAGGCTTGGTGAGAAGTATTCGTAGTTTAATATAACTTTATCTCTTTTATTTGGGAAATTATGTTTTATTGAAATTGAAAGTTGATTAGTATTTAAGGGATCATAAATTTGACCAATATAGTCTAAATTATACCAATTTTGATCTTGAACAAATTCAAATTCACACCTAGTTAGATTCGGTACATTTGAATTGTTATTAGAGCCCATAGACATTGATCTAGATTGTCTAATACTCAAGCTTAAATTTGGGTTAGAGCTATCTATTAAAGTATTAATTTGAGCTGATAAATCAATTACACTTTGATAAATATAGTTTTGATTTATATCCTGCACACTATTGAAGTTGGGGCTATAACTCCTATAATTCCAATTAAAATATTGTTTAAAAACATTGAAACCTCTAAAGTTTTGTATTTGATTGTCATTTGATGGTTGAGGAATATTTATGACTTGTGCTGGAGAGCTAAAATAAATACCATCTTCTAAAACTATTTGTGCTGTATTGTTTTGACTTTGACTTATTGAATTATTGGATTGATTTTGCATTCTCAAAAAATTTACCGGAAGTAAACTTTCAAGATATTTTATTGAATTGGTATTTGGACCGAAATTAGAATTTGAACTTTGTTGAAGTCTGATAATTTCATCTATGTTACCATAAAGTGGTTGACTATTAAAGTTATTTCTATACAAATATCTAGTTACATTAATATTTCCATCACATGTGTCTTTAAAATATTGTGAAAAGTCTTCAAATGATAATAAGGCACTTTTTTTATTAATTGTTATATTAAGATAGTAATTCTCACTATCTCCAGTAAAATTAATAAAATCAGATGGTCTTGTTGCGTTTGGATAGTTATTTGGTAAAAAATTACCATTAGGTAAAACCCTATTGGTAAAATAATTTGTTAAAGAATTAGTTTTTAGATATTTTTCATCAGCATTGAATAAACTGTTTTTTGTATCTATGAGATTAATATCAGTGTTTTCAATATCTGTACTTTGACCTTGATTTGAATAATTAATATATTTCCTATAATAATCATTAAAAAATTCTGCTAATTTTTTATTATCATAAAATAAATCCCTAAATTCCTCAATTGTAAGGAGGCTTTTTATATAATTAATAAACTCTAAAGCAATTTTTTCATTTTCAGGTTTATCTAAAAAAGCTTTGACATTTAAATCATTTACTAATGATACACCTACCTGAGGTGTGTAAGAGAAATATTCTTGATTTAAATTAATATTTTGTTGAGTATCATACAATACAGGCTCGTTAGAATCTAAAGTCAAAAGACTATTTAGATTTGTATTAGCACTGAAGGCAATGTTGTATAATATCTCAAATTTTTGCATTCTTTATTTATTAATAGTTATAGAAAAAATTTCTGCCTTTTTAATTATATTCTGAGTGGTCGGTACAAGAGTATTGTTGCTATTTGTCTTACCACTAATGCCGGTAGATCTTATACTTTCAAAAAAGCCAAATTCTATAAAAGACGGATTAATTAATTGTCTTTCCATTGATACTCTTAAGGGATCTAATTCAACGTCAACATAATCATCGAATAATTTTAATTCTCTGTTTAGTTTTACATTAAGATAAAAATCTTTATGGTTTTGAGTTCCATAAGTTCCATCAGGCTGAACAATTCCCTCTGGTCTAGAATCTATATATAATTTTATTTTTAAATTTTTTTCCATTTTAGTCACTTGTTTGATTAGTGCTTTTTATCCAAGTAAATCCATTTTTATTACAATAGTCACCGTTGATAGAAATATCATTTGAAAAATAAACATCTTCTATGGGACAATTATTTGAAGCTGTTGCTAAAAATCCATTAATTTTGATTGATCTATAAATAAGACTTGTTGATACTTTTTTAAGATTTCCTAAAAAACTATTACACCAAGCCCATCCCCAAACAGGATCTGAGCCTTGCCAAGCATTAGCCGAAAATCTTGTCCTTAAGAAAAAATCGGTTTCCTGATAGGTTAATTGACTAGAGGATCCTAAAGCAGATGAAATTAAAATGGATGGAGATTTTTTAAATGTTATTGATTTATTTATAACTTTGTTTGATGGCGTTCCATTGTAGTTATATAATACAAAGTTTAAAAATGATATTATATAATTGCCTTGAGTTAATTTATTTACCGTCCTAATTCCTGAATTAGTATTTATTTGATATACAAATTTATCATTTGTTGGAACGTCAAATGATAAATTTTTTAATGATCTTACAACATTATAAACCCCATTTACTCTAATACTCAAAGGTCTTTCAGATATCCATATTTTTTCATTCGGTTTAACGTTAAAACCTAAAATATTTGATGATACAATTCCATTATTTATAATTTCTATTACAGCTTGGTTTTTTGTATTAACATTTGCCTGTGACCAATCATACAAAAATAGATTTTTCTGTGTGAATGAACCACCATATTGAGTTGTTGCCAATACAAAAGAATCATCTTGAACAGATGGAGAAGTAAATCCATTTGGAAAGGTAGTCAAAGTACCATAACCTGCCTGTATTAGTAGTTGACCAAAATATAATTTTAAATTAATTTGATAATCTGAAAAAGGCTCGAATAATAATATATCACTTATTGGAAAATTATTTTGTGTTGAATTTAATGGTGCTACTGGAATAAAATTATTCTGCAAAATATTGATACCTTTAGTTATAAATATTTGATTATATGTTGTATCAACATTTGATAAAGAACTAAATAAATATCCATTTGGAATAATCACTGCACTTGGATAATATAATACATTTGTTGTTTTATCTAAACTGGTTCCCGTATAAGATTCAATAAATCCTTGAGCGTCATATTGAATTTGACTAAAACAATTTTTTATTCTTGTAAAAAAATAATAAGTTTCTTTTGAATTATCATTACCTGAATTTAATGTTATATTAGTATCTGTATTTATTTTTAAAGCGTTGTTAAATTCTTCTCCTAGTAAAACCGTTTTACTTAATAGGTTACTAGTTTTAAAATTATCTGAATTAGGATCTATGTTTGGTAGATAATTATAGCTGTTATTTTCAAACGTTATAGAATACTTACACTTAAAAAAACCCCAAATTGAATTTTGATTTAAACCTAAAAATGCTGGAATTGTACCTCCAAAAAATTCATCATTTGCTGGAAGTTTTAGTTTGAATTGTTTTCCATCGTATACAAACTGATCAGTAGAAACGCCAGTTGTAAAACCTGAAGTTACAACAACACTAATTGTTTCAGAAAATTTATATAGTTTATTATCAAATACAACGTTACTTCCTAAATTTGTAAAATTTATTTTAAAATAGGGTTCTAAAACTAAACTTCTTAATAATTTGCTATCGGTATTTCCGGTTACTAGTGTATTTTTCTCAATATAACCTTGATTAGATTGGTAGTAAGTTTGTAGTCTTGTTAAATTATCATTTAACCCTTGACTAACATATGTATTTTTAGCTACGGGTTTGTTGTATAGACTTCTTAATACAGCTATTCCATTAGGGGCATCATATGGAATTATCAATTCAACATATCTTTTATCGATGTCTTTATTTACATATAAAGTATAATTTATACTTTGTCCTTGATTAAAAGAACCTGCTATTAAATTGCTTGTAAGATTTCTAAATTTTAAAACTATTTTTCTTTGAATATCGTCTTGTCTTGCTGAAATGAAATAAAAATTGACAGAATATAATAAATCAATTTGATTTAAATTTACAACAATACTATTGCTAAACCCTGTTCCCTGTGTATTTTGAAAGCCAAATGTTGACAAACAATCAGTTTCATTTTCATCAATATATATTTCTAAACTTTGATTTGGAACTAGTAGTTTTCTGTCAAGATTTATATCAATAGGAATTATTAGCGGGTTATTATCTTGTCTTGGTTCTGTAAATTCAAAAGATTGACTTGAAAAAGACACTTGAGATGGAACATCGTTATCGTTTACATATAAGGAAATCATTTGAGCCTTTTCTGGGTCTGGTAAAAGACCTAAAATTGGAGTTACTTGCAAAGTAAGTCTTTTGACAGGTTCAACATAAAAATCATCAGTAATTCTGATTCTTATATTTTTTGTAAGATTATCATTTTTATTCCATTCAATGTCATTAAAATTTAAAATAACATCTTGAGGCAATGTTACTGTTGTATATTCATTCATGTTTTCATCAACACCATATACAACATTTAATTTTGCTTTTTCATAACCTCTCGGTGGTTTTGAAATAGATATTTCAACATCAAAAAATTTATTTTCTAATAATCTGTCGTTAGAACCACCTTCTGTAACAGTAATTTGTTCTTGTTCAAAATATATAAAAGGGGGTCCAGTAGGTTCAACTTCTCTCCTAATCCAATGTCTGTCATAAAAAAATGGATAATTATTATTTATTTCAATAATATTTCCATTATCCAAAATTTCAGCTGTTTCAGAACCATATTCAAGTGGTAACCCATCTTCATTATAATAAAAAAATGGAAATTCTTGCTCTGCAGATAAATTTGAAATAAAATTATAGGTTGAAACAAAAATTGATTTGTTAGTATTTGTTAGACTTTTAATGTCAAGTTCAAAAGGAAAAAAATAGTGTGCCTTTTTTTTTCCGTAAAGATTTTTACTCAAATCACCATTTCTAGAATCTAGAGGTTTGGAAAGTACAGACCAAGTTAATGCTGATGTATTTGAACTTTTATCATATATCCAAAATGGATAATTTGTCAGACCACTAGTGGCATTTGTACTAGAATCGCCTATTCTGAAATCTAATTTTAGATTATCACAATCGCCCCATTTAGATTCTACCATACCGTACAAACAAAATTTATAAGAAGCATTTCTTTCCTGTTCAAATTTTACAGAAAAATCAAAAACATTATCTGCTTTTTCTACTTTTAAAATACTTTCCTCTCTGGATAATTCAGCATTTACAAAAAGTGAAATGTTTTTTGCATTTACATAATCTTTACTTGGTAATAATTCTTTTATTTTCATTAATAATTAAATGCTTGTATATAACTTTTTGATTGTGGGGACCCTCCTCCAAATACACCTTCAAGATAGTATCTCATGTTATTGTAACCTTTAGGATATTCATTTGGCTGCAAAGGTTTAGGTTGAAATACTGATAAAGAAGCTCCGTTATTTATTTGATTCAGCCAATCTGAAAAAAACCATGACCCTTGGAATGGAACATTATTTCTGATATCAAATGATCTTGCGTCTTCTAGTTCTTCTCCTACATATGGTAAAAATCCTTTAGCGTCAAAATAACTTCTACTTACTTTATATGGATTTGTAATTTCTCCATACGCCAAACCATTTATAAAAACACCATAGTAATTTTCTCTTCTAAAAGTTGAATCATAAGGTTGGCCTCCATTTGTAGCATAGTCGGATGATGCGTTGCATTTACTAGGGCCTAATCCAACTTCTCTAGGAACTAAACTAGTCAAATAATAATTTTTTTCTTCACCCTCTGCACCTACAGCATATCTATAAACTGGTTGAACTATACCTGCAATTGATTTTATTCCTCTTGGAGTATACGTTTGTCCTAAATAAAACAAGTATGATGCACCTTCATAAGAATTTGTATTAGGATTATATTTATCATTAGCTGGTAAAACAATTTCAAAATACGAATATGTTTGAAAATCCATTCCTTTGTCCCAACCTCCGGGAACCACTTCTTGGCCATTGATATTAACTTTTGTTGTTCCTATATTAACAATTCTTAACTGACCTTGTCTATAATTTTCTATTCTAGTGAATTTGATTTCACATCTTTTTCTAAAAGAATAGGATGGACTTGTAGTTAGTTCTCCTTTTTGTAACCAGACAAAACCTTCAGATTTTGGACCGGGACAAGTTTTACAAGTATCTGAACTTTTTTTAGACTGATCAACAATTAATTCTTGTAAATTAAATCTTGCGAACTTAGCTGTGAAAGGAGGTTTTTTTGGATTTAAATAATACGGTTTTTCAATTCTATAGATATTTAATCTTCCAAATTTGGAAAAGAAATTTGCTCGACTTCCCATTTGAAGTGTAACTTCATCAATGTAATTGTAAATTGAAAAGTAATATGAGTTATATTCATTTGGACTTTGATAAACTGAATTTTTATCATGATTTGCAAAAATATTATAGTCATTCTCTAATAAATGATCTCCCCAAGATTCATTTTTAATTCTTGGCCACCCTCTAGGTTTTAGCCAATATGCATATCCAGCTTCTAATCTTTGATATCTTTCTCCAGCAATATCTGGTTTACCAGCCCAATCATAAGCTTCTGGATATTTATCTAAATCATAAGGTGTGAGTCCAGCATTATACCCATTAGACCACTCTTCAGTCCAGTGATCAACTGCTTCATATCTCCAAATTTCATTTTTTGTTACTTCTCTTGAAAAATTATTTCCTGCATAAACTTGATTGAATGATTGTAAACCATAACCATTAGCATTTGTAGCCCAAGCATCTGGACCTCCTGCCATATCACCGTCTATAAATCTTGGTTGTAGAAAAAACTGTCCTTCAGATAAGTTGTATGTATTGGTTATTCCATTTCTATTTGTTATAGTAGGATTTAAATTTGGTGATCCATCAGGATTCCATGATTTTAATGGGTTTGTAATTATTGGTTTTCTTGCAACTCTGTATGTATCAGGATAATTTAATGACCATGGTTTTTCATAAGGATATTTTCCAATTCCGGAACCGGGAGGAGGAGAATCAGACTCATTTTCCCAACCACTAAATCTATTTAAATCAAAATGATTTACCTTAAAATATTTTACATTACCGTTTAAATCTGTTGGCCAATTTTCTGCAAAACCAGTAGTTTGAGATGAAACATTAGGGTCGGGAAAAGAAGTTTTTATTTGATATGCTCCTAGCCATAAACCTTTGTTTCCATTGGTGTCAATACCGTTTGGATCATAAAGGTTGGCAGGTAATTTAAATGCATTAAAATTAGTAGTATTAAATTCAACTTTATTATTTTTAATCTTGAATTCATCATTCCACGAAGTTTTTAAATCCAAGTTTCTATCATAAATGTCAATTATTTTTACTAATTCTACTTTTGGTAAAACATCTACGACAAAAGGTTTAGTCATGTCTCTTATAAAAACAGTAAAAGGATTATTGACTCCAATTGCAGCCAATTCTTCAAGAACTTTTGGAGTAGATTCGACTGACTGATTAGTTATATTTTGTGGATTACCAGCTTGTGCTGAAATGGGATAAGTAAAAAAAGTTATCCATTTTCTTAAATCCAACACAATTGAAAGTTCTATTTCTGTATATCCTGTTTGAAATTCACCCCAAGACGGGACTATGTTTACTGGAAATTGATTAAAATATAAATGAGGTATTGTTGAAATATTTGGCTCATCATTTAAAGGGTATGGAAAAAAATTTAATGCAACTTCTTCTGGTTCTAACCCTTGTTTTAATAAATCTACTTCCAACATTAAAGTTTGTTGTCCAGTTGGAATGTTGTGAAGAACAAATTCTCCAAATTCGTTGGTTAAAGATGTATATTTATATTTTGGTGGTATGGTATCATTTCCTAAATCTTTTGGAGAATATGTGACATCAGTAAGATATGATTGAAAACTTCCATAGCTTGTTAAATTATTAGGCCCATTTACAGATGTTAAATTCTCAAATAAATTCAATTCAATTCTATTCCCATTTTCATCTACAGATCCTATTGAAGGTATTTCTTCACTCGGATTAAAAATTCCGACGACTGCATTTTTTATTGGAACTCTTAACTTATTTCCAACATCATCTAATAAAACTTGAATAGCTTCTATTTTTCCAAAAAGCACACCTCTATCATTAGTAAATTTTGGAGATTCATTTATTGGTACATTGTATACATTTAATGTATTTAAAACTTCTACCCCTCTATTAATTTTTATATTTAAAAAATAATCATTAAACAAAACCTCTTCAAAAAAAACATATGAAAATAAATTGCTTAAAGGGATTTGATTTTGATTTGCTTGATATTTAATTCTATCTATGTAATCTTCCGAAATATAAGCTCTTTCGTTGGAATCTATTTTTTTAGATACTTCGTTTTGTATTACACTTCCAGTATAAATATTATAACCAGCACTTATAGCTGAAAGTGGAATGTTGTAATTATCATAATCTAATCCAAATTCTGTTTCTAAAATTGATTGACTTAGTTTTAAAGGATTGTTATTTACATCAGTTATAAGATAATAAATAGAATTGTCATCAGAGGTTTGACCACTGAATGTAGTGAAGTAATTAATTAATGTTTTTACTGCTTCTCCTTGTATAAGAATTTCTTCTTGTTGCATATTCTATTTTTATAACTAAAATAATTTATAAACACAAAAAAATAATTAATTAATAATCTTGTGGATATAACTTATCGACTATTTTGAAATTCAATTTTTCAGCAATTATTCTTCTAGTTCCTAGTTCGTTAATTCTGAATGTAATTTGATAGTTTTGATTTGACAATAGCCAAGAAGTGTCTAAGTCTAAGAAAGATTTAGCACACCCATCAATAATTGCAGAATTACATGGTGTCCAAGGAATTATCTCTATGACATTATTCATAGAAAGTCTGTATTCGAGTCCAAAATTTGTTTTTGGACTTTTTAAAGTATAATTCACTCTCGTATCAGCATAAATTCTAATGAGTTCATCTGTTTGTAGGGTGTCATTATTATTTAACCCATATGTTGTGACCACATAATCATTTATACTTTTAGAATTATTTGTGTAATAATTCTGATTTATATCAAAAAATTGAATAAAATCTGTTTGATCATATCCGGGTTGAAATGTTACCCCTTGCCAAACATCTTTATATCTTTGACCGGGTGTTGCACCACTCATCCAAACATCAACATAATATACGCCTTTAGAAAGTTGTTGAGGTACCAAACCTGTAAACACATTAGCATTACTCATCGTTTTTATACTCACTGTACTAGATGAATAGAAATTTGTTGCCTGATTTCCTGAAAACGTATAAAGAAATAATCTGCAAGGTCTATTATTTGTTACTATATTTCTGTCATCATTTATTGTTTGATTGTATGTAACCTCCAAATAAGGTTTAAATGATGAATTTGTTTTTTGAGTAAAAAATGAAGCAATATTTCGTGTATCTCCACTTTCTAATTCATAGGGTCTGGAATAACTGACTGCTAATCCATAATTTATAGAACCACCAGACAACCAATCATTAACAATATTTGTAACATCCATACTTATATCTTCGCTACCCAGCTGAAAATGCTGAGTGGAATAATAAGTTGTGGATGCTGTTGGATTGTTATATATTCCGGGTTCATTCCAAGAATCATTAGATTTTGCATAAATCCAATTTGAATTACCGGTAAGTCTCAGATTGCCTGCAGACTTTATCAAATAATTTGTATCAAATAAATCATAACCTCTTCCTTCATCCCAATCTTTGTCTATTGGGAAAGAAATTAGATCAAAAGAAGCGGAAATAGCTTTATTTAAAGTCGCATTTTGATATTCTGGTATGAGAATTTTATCTGAAGGGACTGAATTTTTTAATACAATTCTAAAGGATTGTACGGTTCCAGAATTTATAATTAAATCACTAAATTTTGTTACTAAATTAGAAAGGTCAAAATACAACAATAATCTGCTTATATTATTTTCTCTATATACTCCATTTTCGGTGAATCCTCCACCATAAAATATATCAGAAACAGGATTTTGTGAAGAATTTATGTATTCAAAGGCAGAACCGCTTGCAATTGTATTGCTTTTGCTTGGATAAATGCGATAAACAGACATTTTTTTATATTTTTTTTATAAATAGAACAATAAAAAAATCAATAATTTTTTAATGATATATTTATTATCAATGGCTAATACAATAAATATCCGATTTCCGTTCAGAGAAACTTATGATGGTGGTGTTTTTGATAGTACAATTACATCTGAAGCAGCTTATCAATCAGATTTAATATCTCTTTTGACAACAAAAAGAGGTCAAAGAGTTATGAGATCTAAATTATATTCTCCAATATATGATTATTTAATGGAGCCTTTAGATACCATTACTGAACAAGAACTAAGGAGAGATATAGATTCAAAGGTTAGAGAGTACATACCACAAATTGAGATAAAAAAAATTAGATTTAATCCAGATTATGATAATAATGCTCTCGGAATTAAAATTATTTACATTATAAAAGAATATTTTAGTATTGAGAAAACTTTAGATTTATCTTTCCCAACTGAAATACAATAATAAAAATGGCTAATTTAAAACCAAAAATAAATTATTTAAATAAAGATTTCGATAGTATACGAAAAGAAATTGTAGACATTTTAAAAGTATATTATCCTGATCAATTTCAAGATTTCAATGTAACTAGCATTGGAATGTCACTGGTTGATTTATTAGCTTATGTAGGTGATATTTTATCCTATAACACAGATAAAAGGTTTAATGAACTTTTTATTGATGGAGTTTCTGAAAGGGAAGCTGTTTTCAGATTAGCAAAAACATTTGGTTATAGACCTGTAGGAAATAGACCAGCAGTTAGTATAGTTGATATTACTGTAGGGGTTCCGACTACTGCAAATGGCCCCAATACAGCTTATTTACCAATTTTCAGACCCGGAGTTCAAGCAAAAGGTAATGGACAAGTTTTTGAAACATTTAATGAAATAGATTTTGGTAGTGATTTTTCTGCTACAGGTGTACCTAATAGAATTGTTAGTCCTGTATTTAATTCTAATCAAGATATTATTAGATACGACATAACTAAAAGGGAAGTTGTTAAGGCTGGTACTACATTAGTTTATAAAAAAGAAATTAGTACAGATGAGGCAGCAACATCATTTTATGAAATTTTATTACCTGAGACTAATGTTTTAGAAGTAGTTTCAGTGATTAACAAACCGGGTACAGGTTATGTAACAGTTCCAACATATCAAGAATTTAATGATTATAATTTGAAATATTACGAAGTTGATTATTTAGCACAGTCACAGGTGTTTGTTGAAGATACGGCTGTATTGCCAACAAATGGTGTTTATGCTGGAAAATGGCTAGATGTTCCTCAGAGATTTATCAAAGAATATATGTCTAATGGAAGACATAAAATTACTTTTGGTGGAGGAACAAATAATAATAATGCTTATGAAAATTATTTGACTAACTTTAATATATATGATACTGGCTTAATAAATATTTCAGATGTTTTAAATAATGATTCTTTAGGAACTAGATTACTCGCAAATTCTACTTTATTTGTACAGTATAGAATTGGAGGGGGCAGTTTATCAAATGTCGGTGCTGGTGCTCTGACAAATATTGCTAATATTTCAGCCGTTTTTGGAGGTAATGACCAAGGAACAATTCAAAATATTTTAGCAACAACTACAATTAATAATCCTTTGCCGGGATATGGTGGAGCTGAACCACAAAGTGTTGATGAAATTAAATTTTATATAAGTTCAAATTATGCAGCTCAAGATAGATGTGTAACATTGTCAGATTATATTTCAAGAGTTAATCAAATACCGGGTAAATTTGGAGCACCATTTAGAACATGGGGTAAAGTTGAGGATAATAAAGTAAAATTGTATATAATAACAAAGAATGCAGATGGTAAGCTTGCAAACACATCTAATACTTATGTCAAAAACAATATTCTAAATTATCTGAAAAATTATAGAATGGTAAATGATTTTGTTGAAATAAATGATGGACAAATTGTTAATTTACAAATAGAAGCAGATTTATATATTGATAAACAATTTAATTCAAATGAAATTAAATTGGCTGCAATTACCGCTATAAAAGAATTTATGGATGTTAATAAATGGACATTCAATCAAAATATTTACATATCTCAAATTACCGATACTTTGAGAGAAATACCCGGAGTTATTAACGTTGTTGATATTAGAGCTTATAATATGGAAGGTGGAAACTATTCAAGTTCTTTAATAACACAGGCAATTGGACCTAGACTATCTGTTATAGGAACAAGTGTATATAAAACTGAAATAGAATTTGTAGACAATACTATTTTCGGAAATTCAACTTCAATGTTTGAAATTAAATTCCCTGATGGAGATATAAAAGTACGTGTTGCTTAATTTAATCTGATGTTATTAGAAAGAATTTTAGCTGATAATGCAATTTTGTTTCTATATTTCTCTAGATTAAAAGCGAAATTATTTGGTAGTGCAGGACTTTGTGGTGGGTGAATATGAGAAAACATATAATTTATCATATTAATAATAACATCTACCAACTCATCGCCCAATACAGCTGGATGTAAAGTTTTAGCTTCTTCTCCAAAATCATTTAATCTTGGATTGTATTTAGCTTCATTATTTGCTTCTGTTATTTTTCTAAATTTTCCTTCTGGTGAAATTAAATTTATATTAGTAGCTTTAATGTTTTGTTGAGAAAACGGTTCAAATGTAGAATTTAATTGACTATCTGCTAATCGAACCCCTGAAGTAGAAATAGGTTTATCAACTATTTTTAATTCTATTTGACAAGGGAAATCCGTATTTTCTTTGAAGTCTAATAAATTTTGAAATATACCAGTTCTCAATTTAACATAATTGTTACCTAAGACCAAATCTGAATTTTGTCTACCTTGAAAAGCTACCTCATCTTGATTTGCAAATAATGTTCTTGCATCATTATCATTTCTTGTTGATGGACCGCCTCCAACTTGATTTCCTCTGAGCGAAGCTTTATTATATACAGCTTGTGCAGATTCGAAATTTTGACTCTCTAATTTTGTTTGTTGTGTTATAAGTGGACCAATATAATATCTGGCTGATGTAGGATCTGAAGGATTTTCCAAAAGAATTAAAACACATTCTCCAACCTTTGGTCTTACGTGTAGATATTCTGGCAGAAGAGGTACGCATAAAGGCATTTGTTGCAAAGACGAGTCTTTATCCTTGCCAGAAAATATCTTACCTTCGTTATTTATATTTACTATTTCAGCTTTAATTCTGTTGTATCCTGCATTGTCAATAACTTCTCTAACAATAGCAGGATAAATTAATCTTTGACTTGGATTGGCTGCTTGTCTAAACAATGCCTGTCCATTAGTAGTCAAAATACTTTGAGATTCACTTGTAAAAATATTTTTTGTACCCATTAAATTAATTTTTTTTAATTTGATCTACTATTTCATAATATTTTATCTCTAGTGAATCTATTATTGAAAGAAGTTTTTCAACTTCTTCTTTGTATTTTTCTATATCTTCCGCAATTATTTGTAAATCCTTTAATAATTCATTCTTAGATTTTTCTTGAACATTCTCCATTTTTATAGTTTAAAATGTAAATTTATACTCCAACCCCAGTACCTATCCAAGGTGTCAAGTTTGATCCCTGAGTAACTATTGGCCCACCTGCATTAGCACCAAAAGAAGTGACTTGTTGACCAAAATCAACCATCAAATCTACTCTCATATCGTCTTGTATTGCACCAACTATTTCTTCACATAAAATATTAGTATAAATTTCAAGTGAATTTGGAGCTCCATCTTGAAGGGGTCCGTTTGGTATTCCTGCTTCTGGAAATCTGGATGTTACTGTTGAAGCTACAACTGTAGGATCCATTCCCGGTCTTAATTTTGCTAAGAATAAACTAGATATACTTAGTTTAGGTATTTTTAATCTTGAGTTTGTTATTAAGCCTAAAATTAAATCAGATAATTCATCTGACACTTGTAGTTTTTCATCAATTGGTATAATTCCCATTTTATTTTATTTTAAATAATTAAGCAATATAATCGTAAACAACTTTTAATGCTTTCAGTGCCTGAGCTGCTTCTGCTTTCTTTTCGATTTCCTGAGCCTGTTCTTGTAAAAGCTTAGCTCTTGCTTGATATCTTTTAAATTTTCTAGCTAATTGATTTGCTTTTCTCTTAGCTAGTGCTTTAGTAATAAGCTTAGTAATTTTAGGTATTAATTTTTTTAGAATTAAACTTAAAACTAAAGCATAAATTCCATTCATTATTACTTTATAGAAAGTTGAATTTTTATCAAACAAACTTCTGTCTTTTGAAATATCATTTTTAACACTTGTAAGCAAACCTAAAGTATTTTCTACAGTTAATATAGGAACATTTACGGCAAATGGATCATTAGGTGTTTTTTCATACTGAGCCATTATTGCTGTACCACTAGGTAGTGGATTTGTAAGTGTTATTGAACCGACTCCTGTATTGTAGTCAATTGTTCCAGCTTCTCCTGATGGTCCTGATAAACTACCGCTACCATTATCGGTCATTGTTATGTTATTAAATGAAACTCTGAAAGTCCCGGGGACAATAGTAGTCAACATACTGGCTGTAATAACAATTTGAGAATTACTACCAGCTGTTGCCACTTGTTCATTTACAGGAATATTTGCAGGAACATTAACACTTGAGCCTGTTTGACCAGCTGCTGCTGCTTGAATCTCTAAATTTATTTTATCAAGAACTTTTTGAAGTATAGGATATAAAACAAGAGGTAATAAATTAATTATCTTATCTAATAAAATTCTTATCCAACTTTTTCTAATGGCACCTGCATTTTCTTCACTATTGATTCTTTGTGCTTCACTATCAACATATCCATTTAATTCCACTAAAACTCCTGCAGGATTTTGATATGTTACTTGTCCTCCACCAACCGTTTGACCTTGAAGAAAAACTTTAATATTGTTATCTATAATTGCATCTGCACTTTGTAGAATTGATTCTGGTAAATTAATTTTTACATCCTGACAAGAAACTGTGAAAGTAATAATACCTTTCTCTAATTGTTCTCTTAATTTAATTATATTATATTCTACATCACCGTAGGTGTTGCTTACTGTATTAACAGTAGTAAACATAACATCTGAAAGAGATGCATTATCTAGGTAATCATCCGGACTTAAATCTGTATAGTTCTGAGTCAAATAGAAATTATTTCCATAATTATTTGGCGGTAATTTTAGAGGTTTAATTCTATCTTTTGGGCCATAAATTAAAATTATAATTTTCTTTATTAATAAAGCTTTTAATAGCTCCATAGCAACATTGAGTTCTTGTTTGACATTTTGGTCTAACCAATCTTTGTTGCTAATTCCTTGTTTAATTGTTATTGGTTTTGCGTCTAATGCTGCAGCTAAACCTTTAATTATAGCAGATACTAATTCGTCTGATCCCTTATCAAATAACCTATTAATAAAAGACATTATTAAATTGTCTATATATCCAACACCAAGAGTTGCATCAGCAATTTTTGTTAAAAAATCTAAAAGAGAAATTTGTTGTGATTTTGGCCTATCGAAAAATTTTTTAAAAGGTATGGTAAGCAAATTATTCATAGAACTTAATTTGCTTAGAGCTTCACTTTGAGCCCCAGTTAATGGTTGTTGTATAGGTACATTAAAAGCCATTCTTAAGAGTTATTTTCTACACTATTGCCTTCGTTAGTATCTAAATATTTAAGAATCTGTGATTTGATTTGATCATCGTTCATAACAGGTTTTGATCCATTTTCATCCTTGTAAACTATCGTGCTGATCATTTTTGTCAAATTCATTAATGCATCAGTTCTGTCTGAGGCAGTTCTCAAAAAATCAACTAAATATTTACCTTGAAGAATAAATTGCTCGTTATTTTCTATAGTTTCATCCTGTCTTCTAAATCTCTCTAAAGCCAAATTTCTTTCTTCATTGATATTGTCTTTAAGATTGTTTAAAAGGGATTTTATCCCATCTTCAGAAATTTCTACCTTTCCCATGGTTTTTATTAATAAATATATTGAAGGAAAAAATTATTTATTTTTATTTAAGAAATTAGTCTTAAATATTTTATAGAAACCTTTAAATCTACTCAAAGAATAAGTAATTTCTTTAGTTTCAAGACCTGTACGCTCTTTCAAGAGATAATAAATTGTGTTTTTATTATATAGTTTTAAAAGTTCATGATTTCTAAAAACCCACACTATGGCTTCTCCTACCCTACGATCGTTTGGAAGCATTTTAGGTTTTTGAATTTCCTCTTCTAGTTTATTTATAATATTTTCAAAAATTTTTAAATTTACATCCTCTTTTTCGATTTCATCATAATCTAGAATATTTTCAGGTCTACCTGAAGCCTCTTCAATGGACTCATCAATATCAACATTAGATTTTACATGTTTATATTGAATTCTCTTTTCTCCCATTAAATAGTGTTTAGCTATTGTTCCTAAATATGAAAAAGCTTGAGTACCATTTTTGGGATTGAATTTGTCTATTTTGGTTATTAAAAAAGACATACAATCTATTTGTAGTTCTTTTACTTCAACATCAGATCGAAATAGTTTATATGTAAAAATTATATTTTCAATTAATTTAGTCATAGGTTTATATAGATGTTTACTATAGATCCTATTTTTTTCTTCAATATCTTGAGAATTAATATAATCAACTATTGCTTTTTCTTGTTCAGGATACCAATATCTTTTAGAACCTTCATATTTCTTATCTAATTCATTCATTGCAATCAGATCCTTATAATATTCTCTTAATACAGAGATGTCTGGTGATCCATCATCAGATTTTAAAATATCAGAAAATGCACTTTTAAATAGAATTCCATGAAGATAGACATATTCTTCTCCAACAGTATCAAATTTTAAATCATCAAGTTTTAATAATTTTTTATTTTTTTCCATAAAAACTATAATATAAAAGGGGGTTTTTTAGGCCCCCCTTTTTTTTTAGGCTGGTTGATAGACTTTGTTTCTATCATTGTCAAAGAAATACTCTTTCTTAGCTAAATCTGTCCAATATTTGTACTCTTCAATTGAAAGTCCTCCGTTTTCAGAATTTTTCTGTACTAGGTCTGATGGTAATTTGGAACTGAAATAATCATATTTATCAATTGCTCTATTTATTTTGGCATCATATCCCAATCTAGGTATGGTGAAAAATTTAAGATCATTATAGATCATCCTAAGCAAAAATTCATATGAATAATTAATCTTCATACTTTCTTTCATGGGCTTATATGTACCATCTTTTTCTTCTGAATAATTGATGAGTGATTTTGTTTTGAAAGTACATCCTGCGATATTTACGCAATTGAATCTTAACATCAAATTCAAATCAAATATTCCAGCAACTTCAGCAAAACCATCAACCCAAGAAGCTTCATTCATAAATCCAGCAAAACCTAACGGGCCAGTTTGTTTTGCAAGTGGTACTAACACATCATATTCACTTTTTTCTTTAGAATATAGATTAAAATATTTTAACCAAAACCTTGTTAGAAAATCATCTTGCTCTACCAAGGAAAACCATTCATAGTTGTTTTTATTGGCATAATTTAATGATTCATTGAATACTTTTGAGAATGTATCAGAAGTGGTTTCTTGAATTATAAAATTAATTTTATTTTTACCAACTAATGTTTTTGTTTCTTCTTCGCCAGATTTTCCGATTTTTCTTTCAATGGATGGTTTTTCCAAGATAGATTTCAATTGATCCATCATCCCAGTACTCAAATTATTAGTTAAAACCAATAAATCAACAATTTCATCTTGTTCTGCTAAAGAATATAAACATTCATTTAGATGCAAATCCTCAATTTTATTTAGAGGCAATACAAACAAAATTTTATTATTGTTTGAGCTTTTGTAATTCGTTAATTCTTTCATTTTTATATTCGTTTATGTTTTTAATAAGTGAATTTATTTCAATATCTTCTGTATATTTATCGAGTGTGATATCATATTGTTTTTGAACTTCATCTGAATCTAATTGACCAGTTAAGAGTTTTTCTACAGCAATTCCTAACAATTCTGCCAATTGAAAAATATCACCATTAGCAGCCCAAAATCCATTGTCTGCATTCATGTATTCTTTACCACCGAGTGGTGTCCAACCTACTACGTGTGTTCCACAAGCCATAGCTTCAAGTGGCATTGTTCCAAAGCCTGCAATTTCATCGGTATATAAACAAATGGATGAGGTTCCTAATCTCTCGGCAAATTCTTCTTTGGATAAACCTTTTAATTCATCAAATCTGACCCATCTGAATTGAGGGTAAAAAGAATAGAAGGTCTTAATTACATTATATGTTTTAATTACTGCATCTTGACTTCTTCCGGGCATGAATGCTATTTTAGGATATTTTTCAGTCAAAGGATATTTTTTAAATAAACTCTTATCAATTGATTGAGTACAATTCTTAATGTTTAAACCCGGCATTATTGCTTTAATATACTCAGATATGCCATTTGAAATACTCATAACATCTTGTATTCCGAATTGCTGCCATTTTTGACCAATTTGCATAGCATTCAAGATGTAATACCAGCTTTGTGCTAAAACAATTTTTTTACAAGCTATTTGAGAAAATTTCTCCATCACATTTGGAAATCCTTCAGGAATAATTACAAAATCTTCAGGATTTATTACAAGTTGTTTGGCTTGGACTGAAGTTCCATCATTAAATTTAACTTCTCCTTCTCCTAAAATGTGAAGTTCTACATTTTCAGCTTCTTTCCCTAACCAGCTTGTATTGAATTTTTCGAATACATTTATTTGTTTTCTAGCTTTCTGTGATTCTTCATAGGAAGATTTATTATCAATTCTTGGTTCATAGACAATACAACTATTAAAACCGCTATTCTTTAAAATGTTTACTTGTTTAAAGATAACTGATACACCACCTGATGCTACATTCATGGGAGGGCAGTAATAATAAATTTTAAAATTATTAGAACTAACCTTTTCAATCACATCGTTTAAAATTTTATTGTGATCAGGAATTTCTTGTTTAACTTCTTTTTCAATTGTTTCTTGTGACATATTTAAAATTTTTTATTTAAAAATATTTTTTTTGTTGGATAAAGTAAATTATAAAATATTTTCTTTTATTAAATTAATAAAGAATGTGTCTTCCACTTCTGTTAAAGAGTTGAATTCGTAATCTGCTTTATCGTAACTGTTATAATCGGCTTTTATTTTAATTGATATTTTATTATCAGGTTTTGACTCTATAAATTCTGGATTATCTGTAATTACTAAATCACAATAATCCCAAACCCTATTCATATCGTTTTCAAAAATTATTTTTTTTATTCTGCAGGCAGATTTGGCTAAAAAATGATATGTTGCTTGGATTGCTTGATCTTTTTCATGAGAGAAAAGAACAATTTCATATTTACCATTGACCTCACCAATTTTTTGTAATTTATTTGCTTTGTCCATTGCTTTCGCAATAGGAGGTGCAGATCCATAAATTTCAAACACATAATCTTGATTTATGAAATTATAATATTCATCTTTAGAATCAAAATGATAATGATTTAACAAATCAAAAGTATCTATGGGATACTTTATTTTTTCGTCAACCATATTTTGTATTCTAGCATTTTCTCCTTCATCTTCTTCTTCTGGTACATATCTAAAATATTCATCCATTTTGACTATGGATTCATTTTTAATGTATTTTTTCCTATACATTTTATCAAATTGAGACAATTTATCTCTCAATACTCCGTCTATGTTAATTCCAATTATTTTCATATTTTTAAAAATAATTTTATTAAAAATAAAGTAAACAAAAAAGTCTCCCAAGTTAGAGAGACTTTTAAAAACATTAATTATTTTTTTAATATACGAATGATGATTGATTTTTGTTTACTAAATTAAAACCGAAAAGTTTATAATTTTTCTGAACTACACCATCCCTAACTTCAGCCTTACCCTTTGGTATAATCACACAATCGTCTAAATTTATTTTCTTTGAATAAATTTCATTGGATTTAAAACCTTCTAAAAAGAATTTAACTTTTCCAAATAGTGTGTTATCTTTTATCTTTAATTTGGTGACAATTCCGCAAACCAATTCAGAATTAGTGTATTCATATTGGATGTCTTTTGATTTTGCGTCTACTGCAAATTCTAAATCATAACCATTTTCATCTAAACCATCAATCCAAGACCTAATCAATTCTTCTGGATATCTTCTAAAGTTTTTATTTGGTTCATTTATTTTAAGAATAAAGAATTCTTTTTCAATTATTTTTTTATTATTCATAGTAAATTAATAGAGAGTGATTTTGTTGTAATCGAAACCATAACCTACTTCAGGCTGTTTTCCAGTAATAAAACCCGGTAAATTATTGTTACCTAATTCTTCTAAAATAAATTTATCAGAAGAGGCTACAGAAGGTACTTTTAAAGCTATAAAATTAGTACCTTCTTCAACTTTTAAAGAATGCCAATGGCCCTGAACTAATATGGTAAAACAACCCGGTTCACCGTAAAGGTTTACTAATTCGCTTGGCTTCTTTTTAGATAAAGAAGAATCTCCGTGTTGAACGAAAATACAAATATTATCTTTGACAATTTTACAAAGGTTATTTTTTGGAATGAAAAATTTAAGTCTTTCATTCTCTAATTCTCTTTTTAAAACATGAGAAATAACTTTTCCAGCAGTTCTGCTTTTATCTTCATCTCTTCCAACTCCTACACGATCATGATTACCATGTATTGAATAGAATTCAATTGGACAATTAGTATTATTATGTATTTCTGATAATAATACTTTTAAAGAATCAATAGCATAAAATATTTGTTCCTCTTGAAACAAATCCATTTCGGCAGTATGGTTTGGATGCATTCCATCTTCTAAAACACTTTCTACTAGATCTCCAAGATTAACTAAAACAATTTCCCTGCTATTATATTGATTATATTGTTCTAATATTTTATTCTTAATTTCTAAAATTCTTTCGTGAGCTATTTCTTTATTATAACCTCTACCATAAATTGGATTGTTATACTTCTTTCCATAATGTATGTCTCCAAAAAAACATATTAAAGGTTTTCCAGTGTTTTTGTTATCTTTTTTATTTATTTTGCCTTTTTGAATATTTGTTATAAGCGTTTTTTTATCTGTTTGATCGATATATCTTGACACTATACTTTCAATCCATTCCTCATTGTTTTTATACTCAATTATTAATTTATGAGCATCTTTTAGGTTTTTTTCTACATATCTTCCTCTCTCATCCTCTAATTTTTTAAGGATATTGTTTTCTTTATTTCTAAAGATTATATCCATAACTTCTTCTTCAGTAGATTCTTCAATAATGTGTGGTGCTACGGGAATAGAAGATTTTGTAATATTAAAAGCTCTTAGAATTCTTTTAAAGTCTCTAAAAGTCAAGTTTGAAAAATATCTAGAAACACCTCTAAGTGTCATTCCGGCACCATCCATATTAGAATATAAACGATAAACCAGATCCATTTCTTCTCTGGTAAAATATCCCTCTAAAGATTTTTCATCTCTTATAAAAATTTTATAATGATAAGATGAAACTTTTTTATTTTCATCTCTTATGATTTCAGAAAAACTCCTTTCATCATATTTTTCATCATTATATGCATCGTAATTTAATTCTTCTATTTCTTCCTCAGTCAAAGATTCATTCTCCAAGGCTAATTTATCAGTTATTGATAAATTTTTATTATTTTTTATCTTTTTAGATTTTGAAAATTTATGCCCTTTTAATTCTTCATAAAGTTTAACAATTTTATCAGCTTCCTCTTTAGTGACTGAATTGTTTTTTACTCTTTCTTCGATTCTTCTACAAAATGTAGAAACATAATCTGTGCTTCTACCAGATTTTTTACAAGATTCAGGAATTGAAATTTCTTGTTTAATACATCTGTTGAGAATTGTAAGACAGTTTTTATAGTATTGATTCATCTTAAAATAATATTTCTGAAAAGTAAAATAAAAAAATTATAAAAACAAATTATAGATTTTATTTAATTAATACAGGAAATAGATTTGTTTAAAATCGGTTTATACCATTTAAAAGTTTCTATTAAACCTTGTTCTAATTCATAGTCAGGCTCGAAGCCATATTTTTTTATTTTTTCTATATCTGCATGAGTTTTTGAAACATCTCCTTCTCTTTTAGGTGCATTCAATACTATAGGATTAGTTCCAAGTAAATCAGACATAATTTCTTTTATTTGTATTAAATCATAAGTTTTGTCATTTGATACATTGAAAATATTTCCATTTAATTTATTATTATATTCACCCATAATAAAATTTGCTTTGCAAACATCTTTAACAAATACAAAACTTCTTGACTGAGATCCATCACCATCTAATCTTATCTCTGAATTTGTTATGAAGCCTTTCATCCAAGCACATATCACATTTGCATAAGAATTTGTTGCATATTGATTCGGACCATACACATTAAAATATCGAAGACAAACACTATCTAGTTGATAAAGTTCAGACCATATTTTTAAATATTGTTCAATTATCAATTTTTGTACTGCATAAGGTGATTTAAAATTTATTGAAGTGGTTTCTGGAGTAGGTAAAAAAACTGTATCACCATATATAGCAGAAGTAGAGCTGAAAACAAATTTCTTAATTCTATTTTCAGAACAATTTTTTAATAATATTAAAGTTTTTGTAACATTATTATTATTAGTAATCAATGGATTTTCAACTGAATAACCCACACTTGGCATAGCTGCAAAATGATAAACTATATCTATGTTTTTATTTGTAAAATCAAAATTTACAAAATCATCATTTATGAAAATGAATTTTTCATTTACTAAATTTTCTATAAAACATTTATTCTCTTCCCCGTTTATAAAATTATCTATGCCATAAATAAAATATTCAGTGTTTTCAAGTAAAAAATTTACCATGTTGGATCCTATAAAACCTCCTGCACCAGTGACTAAAACTCTTTTCATTTTCTGATTTTATTTAAATTATTATAGAACCAATCTATTGTTTCCTTCAAACCATCCTCTATTCTGGTGAATTTATAATCTGGTAAATATTTTAATAACTTACTATTATCACTTGGTTTTCTGAGTTGACCATCTGGTTTTGATTCATCCCAAATTATTTTATTTTTGAATCCCATTAAATCTGCTACCAATGTAGCTAGATCTTTTATTGAAATTTCTTGTGAAGTGGAGAGAATTATTGGTTCATTTTCTTCATAATTTTCTAAAACCCATAGCGATAAATCAGCTACATCTTTGGAGAATATAAATTCTCTTAGTGGTTTACCTGTTCCCCAAACTATCAAGTCTTTATTTTCTTTAATAGAATTATAGCATTTATAAATTAATGCTGGCAATACATGTGAATTCTCTAGATTAAAATTATCGTTTGGACCATAAATATTTGTAGGAATAACTGATTTATAATTTAATCCATATTGTTCTCTATAAGACCTAATTTGTATATCGGCCATTCTTTTAGCATAAGCATAAGGATAATTTGAATCATGTGGTGGCCCTAAGTGTATTTTTTTTTCATTTAGAGGATATTCTATGTTATCTGGAAAAACACATGTAGATAAAAAACAAACTAAATTTTTTATGCCAAATTTTCTACTCGATTCTATAACATTTGTATTTATCATTATATTGTCATAGAAAAATTCTCCTTTTAAATTCATATTACTTCCTAATCCACCAACTTTTGCAGCACAATGTATAACTTTATCTACAGCAAATTCGTTTTGTATTTTTGAGTCAGTATAAAATTCAAATATTTGCTCTGTACTTTTTTTATCTCTCAAATCACAAACCTTAGAAGATAATGCAATTAAATCTCCTTTAAATTGAGATCCAACTAAACCACTTTGACCAGTTACTAATAACCTTCCCATAATTATTTAATTAAAGTTTTTTTTCCAATTATTATCAAATAATTCTTTTTCTTCGTAAGTATTGAATCTAAATGGACTTTTATTATTGAAAAATAATACGTGGTTTTTTATTTCTTGAACTTTTGTAAAACCAAAACTTTCAAGGTAATCAAAATTAGTCCACTCGTCATTTATTTTATGTATTTCTATGACCATACAATGTATGTAAACATCATCAAAATTTATTCCTTCTAACACTTCTTTCTCATAACCTTCAACATCAAGGCTAAAAAAATGTATTTCATTTATATTATGTTTCTTGAGTAAGAAATCTAAAGTTTTACAAGGAAACTTAGTAGGAGACCAATTAGATTTATTATGAATGTTTATTATGCCACCAGTCATAAAATCATCAAAATCACCTTCTATGAAATCTTCTTTATGATTTTTACTAACTAAAACATAATTTTCTAAAATTGTTTTAGGTCTAAAATCTCTATATGTAGAATTCCAATAATCTTTTGGTTCTACAACTAAACCAGACCAACCATTTTCTTCTAAAAAAGTAGTATTACATTGATCATAAGGATTAGATCCACCAGCTTCAAAAAATATTTTTTCTTTGCCAAAAATATTATATATTATTTTATCAATCTGATTTTGAGAAGACATATTAATTTTTATTTAACCAATACTCAATCATTTCATCAATCATACTATTAAAATTATATGAAGGGTTCCAATTTAATTCTTCTCTAATCTTAGTAGAATCCCCTCTTAAATAATTTAATTCTTCTGGTCTTTGATATTTTTCACTGGATTCAACATAAATTTCTTTTGATAAATTTAATTTATTAAAAACATAATCAACTAATTCTTGAACAGATCTACTTTCACCGGTTGCACAAACATAATCTTTTGCTTCATTGTTTTGTAGCATTAACCACATTGCTTGAACATAGTCTTTAGCATGTCCCCAATCTCTCTTTGCATTTAGATTTCCGAGTATTAATTTTTTAGACAATCCTTTATGAATCTTTACAGCTTCTGATACTACTTTATTTGTTACAAAATTTATACCTCTTCTTGGAGATTCGTGATTAAATAAAATCCCGGAGGTTATAAACATATTATAAGAATTTCTATAGTTATTACATAAATTATGTGCAAATAATTTGCTACAACCATATGGACTAACTGGTTTCATTGGTGTAATTTCTCTTTGAAAAAAATCTTGATCATAATTGTTGCCGAACATTTCAGAAGTTGCTGCGTGATAAATCTTTGAATCAGGTGAAAATTTTCTTACTGCTTCTAAAATAGATAGTGTACCACCTGCATTAACGTCTAATGTATATTTTGGTAACTCAAAACTTATTTGAACATGTGATTGAGCTGCCAAATGATAAATCTCATCCGGTTTTAATTTATTTACTATAGTTTCTATACTTATTGGATCTGTTAAGTCTGCGTAGTGTAACTGGATTAAATTATTTTTGTGTAAATGTTCAATTCTTGTTGTTTGTGATTCTGGCACTGAATTTCTTCTTATGGTTCCGTGAACACTGTAATCTTTTTCAATTAAAAATTCAGATAAATAACTTGCATCTTGACCATTTGCACCAATTATCAAAGCCGTTTTTTTCATTTATTTAATTATTTATTTATTTTTTTATTGATCCAATCAAAAGTTTTTTCTAGTCCTTTTGTCAATGGTTCAGAAACTTTCCATCCAATTTTTTCAAAGAATAGAGTATTATCAGATTTTCTACCTCTCACGCCTTGAGGGCATTTATGACCATATTTTTTTAAAAATTCATCACCCCAAATATTATTTATGTTTATTTTTTTTCCAGAAATTTTAATTACTATTTCTGCCATTTCATTTATAGTGATCATTTCTTCTGAACCTATATTGACAGGTCCTATAAATTCTGAATTCATAAATTTTTCTATTGCTTCTAAACATTCATCAATATACAAAAATGATCTTGTTTGTAATCCATCACCCCAAATTTCGATACTACCACCATTTTGAGTTTCTGCAACCTTCCTACAAATTGCTGCAGGGGCTTTTTCTTTGCCATTATTATATGAACCAAACGGGCCAAAAATATTGTGAAATCTTGCTATTCTGACATTTAATCCATAGTTTCTATTGAAGGCTAGATATAATCTTTCACTAAATAATTTTTCCCAACCATATTCACTATCTGGGTTGGCTGGATATGCTGAATCTTCTACACAATTCGGATTTTCAGGATCATTTTGATTGTGCTCTGGATACATACAAGCAGATGAAGAATAAAAAATTTTCTTAACTTTTTTTACAACACACTCGTGGGATACATTTAAATTTATTATTGCTGAATTAAGCATCACGTTGGCATCATTTTCTCCTGTAAAAATGTATCCAGCACCACCCATATCAGCCGCTAATTGATATAATTCATCTGTGTTTTCTAAAATTGACTTCTTTACTATTTCTGGATTTGTCAAATCTCCGACTATGAAATCATCTGCATGAGTATTTTCATATTCAGGATATTTGATATCAACAGCTCTAACCCAGAAACCTTTATTTTTTAATTTTTTAACTAAATGGCTACCAATGAAACCGCCTCCCCCAAGTACAATTGCAATTTTTTTATTTTCTGGACTTTGAAAAGAAGTATTTCCTACAAATCTTTTTTCATTTGTATCTAAACATTTTTGAAAAAATGTAACCTCATCATCTGTAATATAGATTGAGTTTTTGAATGTGTAATTTTCGAAATCGTAATATTTCATATAATTTATTTTGTCTTTAATGAAATAAAAATAAAATAAAATATAGGAAATAAAATATTAAAGATCAGTTTATTTTACAAACTGGTATTGGTATCATTTTATGTAAATTCTTAGAATTTAAAAAATTATATATATTAATTATCTCCAATTGTCTTTCTGAATATTTTAATGGATCAATTGTATTGCTTTTACTTAATAATTCCATAGCCCACTCTAATTCTTCGTATGAAGCACCAATTTGTTGTTCATCTGTTCTGTCATCTGACCATAATCCATCTGTAGGAGCAGCTTCAATGATTTCTGAAATTATACCTAAATTTGATGCCATTTTTCTTACTTCAGTTTTAGTCAAATCTGCTATTGGGGAAATATCAACTCCACCATCACCATATTTTGTAAAGAATCCAATTCCAAAATCTTCTATTTTGTTGCCAGTTCCAACCACAATTCCATTAACACTTGTTGCTATTTGATAAAGAGTAATCATTCTTAACCTTGAACGAGTGTTTGCAAAAGCTAGATTGTTATTATATTCATTTGCAAATTTTTTTAAAAAAACATCATATATGTTAGTCAAATCATATTCTTTTTCAACAACATTGTTGTATTTATTTTTTAACCAATTAATATGCTTTCTTGCTCTTGTCAATTCAAGTTCATTTTGATAAATTGGCATTGAAACTAATATGGTTTCAATTTCAGTCATAGCACAAAGAGTTGAAACTAAAGCGGAGTCTATACCCCCAGAAACACCAACAACTAACTTAAATTTTTTTTCACTACAATAATTCTTAATCCAATCTACTATTTTTCTCTTCATGTGTGTAAAAATTTGTCTATGAATACATTTATTTTTTCGAAATTATCTGAATTGAAATTATATGATATTGATTTTTTATTTTTTAATTCACAAACTTTTGAAACAAAAGTATTTTTATTTTGTTTGTCATCGAGTAAAACTAAATTTGTATTACAATAATATGATGCTAGATCGATTGGTGAAGTTGATGGGCTTATAAAAATTTCAGAATTATGAACCACACTCAAAAATTTTTTTACATCGAAAAAATTTCTCATATCATATTCTATGATATAATCGTTTTCTGGAATTGGATATTTTACTAAATCGTTTATAATCACTAAAAATTTCTTTTCTGAAATAAATTTGTTCACAAGTTTATTATAGAAATCTAAATCTACAAAACCAAAACCCGGATTTCCTTTTGTTCCATCTCCAACTAAAATTTCATTTATATTGGATGATCTAAAATTTCTACTTTTCCAAGTATTTTTTACAAATAAAGTACAATATTTCTTATCTAATTTTAAAACATCTTCAAATTCGTAATTATTTTTCCACAAATCTAAATTCCAACCTAAAGTTCCACTAGTTTTCCAAGCAGTATTTTCCGATGTATAATAATCTCTTTCCCCCGAAGCATATTTATATGATTGTAGACTAAATAAGTTGTATTTCCAAGGCAAATCTCTTCCTATAGCATGAATTTTATTCTTAAATTTATATTTTGATAGAATTAAATCATAATCATCCTCATTAAAATTTCTTATCGTATACCAAAAAGCAATACCTCTATCTCCTTGGTTCTGAAAATTATTAATTAATAAATCGGTTTCTTTATTATTTTTATAAGCTTTATTTGTATCAATAAAACCTTCTAATATAATCAATTCATCTACCCAAGGTTCATAAAAAATTTCTTGACCCTCAAAACAAATTCCAACTGTTGGCCCATTGATATTTTTGAAAAAATCTAAAAACAATTCATTGAAAAAAATAGGATAAAAACCATATTCACACCAAAAATAATTTATCAAATTATATTGTTCCGTATTTCCAATTGAACTTAAATAAAGATCTAAATCTTTTAAATTGTTTATTTTTACTTTTTTAATTTTTTGCATTATTGATTTCAATTATATCTTCTATATCATTTATTTCTAACATTTCTCTACTATCATTAGATGCCCATTTCATAAACCAAGGATATTGATTTGTTGAAACTATGGGTAAATTATTAAATTCTTTTGAAATAAAAAACATATTTACTCCATTTATTCCTACTAAATCATAGTTCTTAAATTTACCTAAAAGTTCTAGTGCTGGAGGAGTAGCACCGTAATAAATAGTATTGTGATGAACATAATTTTTATCATATGGCATGATGCAACTTTTTTGAATATTGCTATTATATTCGATTACTACAATTTTAGGTCTATATTTATTTAAGCTATTCCATATCCACCAATCATTACCGTCTATGTCAATAGAGATTAAATCAAAATTTATAGGACAGTTATTTTGTTCTAAAAGATAATCTATACAATTATCTTCTTCAATTGATATAAAAGAATTTAGACATTTAACATTAAATGATGACATATTATTTGTTAATTGATCAAATTTATTTTTATCAGCTTCTATACAGATACCTGAAAAATTTTTATCTTTAATTAAATGATAAACGTTACTTAAATAAATTCCATCCCAACTTCCTACATCTACGAAGTATCCATTTTCATTTATATTTAAGGACTCGAGACATTCTTTAATCATTCCGTCTTCTCCATATTGAGAATAATAATTTTCTTGGTACTTATTTAAACCGTAATTTTTTGACATAATTTTAATTTATAGAATTGAATAATTAATATTGTTTTCTTTTTTAATCAAGTAATCTTCCTTTATATCTAATTCTTCAAAAGAGTTTTTTGGTAAAACATAAATTTTTCCAACACCACCTATACTACCATCCCTAATTGGTAATTTTCTGTTAGTGGAATTAAGATAATAATATAGATATCCATTATCATCATAACAAGTATTTAATTCTTTTTCAATAAAAGAAAAATCACATTTTACGTTATGATATGAATCATATTGAAAATTTCTATTAGGTACGAAAAAATCATCAATTACTATAATTGCTCTGTTTTTGAAAGATTTAGATATTGCAATTAATTCGTCTTGTAATGGCCAATAATTTTCCCAGTGTGCATCCAAATAAAACATCACAAAATTATAGTCATTTTCAATTTTTGGTAAAATTTCAGAAAGAAATTTTTCTGAGGAATCTTTGTATATTTCAACATTTTTTAAATGATTACATTTTTGATTTGACAATTGGAAAAAATGATCTGTAATTTCTACACTTAAAACTTTTTCAAAATTTTCGCCTAAAAATTTTGTTGTATTACCCTCATATGAACCTGTTTCTATTACACATTTTATGTCAAATAGATTCTTTAATTTTAATATTTCCTCACAAACTTTTGTGTCTGAGTTGAAAGCTGTTGTTTCCATATTTATTATTTTAATTTGTTTAATTAGATGTATATTCGAATAAATCACCGTAAATTTTTTTGACTTGAGTTATTACTTCTATTTTATCTTTTATTACTATTTTTAAACCTTTTTTTGCCAATTCTACAGCGAATTTTAGTTGTTGAGATTCTTCGATTATAATAGAATCTTTTTTATAACTAACACCATCAATTTCTATAGTTTGTTTTTCATTTTTTCTAATAAAATCTTCTATTTGATAATTTAAATGAATGTTGTTATATTGATCTGATGCTTTTGGTATTAAAGGATCAATGTTTATTTCTTCAGCAAAAATTCCCAATGCTCTATTATCTCTTGGAAAACAAGGGCCACCAAACCCATAACCCCATTTCAGATATTTATTATTTATTCTCGAATCACAACCGATAGCATTGAGAACATTAAAATGAGAAATTTCTAATTTGTTACAAATATCGCCTATCATATTGGCAAAAGATATTTTTGTAGTTACAAAACAATTAATTGAAATTTTCGTTATTTCAGCTTCTGTTCTTGACATTTTACAAAAAACAGGTTGATTTTCTACTAAATTTTTATATACATTTTCAATCAGATTTCCAGATATTTCATCTGCTTGTCCTATTAAAACCATGTCTGGATATAATTGGTCCTTTATAATGCTACCCTGTGCTATGAATTCAGGATTATAAGATATTTTGTAATTATAAGAATCTAATTCTTCTTGGATTTTATCACAATAAGTTGGCATAGTAGTGCAACAAATTACTAAATCTTTTCTTTTTTGTTGTTTTCCTATTTTTTTTAATTTACTCACTAAAATATCTATTTGTTCGTGATTGTATTTTCCGTTAGGAAGAGAGGGTGTTGCAACTACTACAAATATTATATCATTTTCTAATGCTAACTCTAGATTGTTAGATGCATATAAATTTTCACATCTACTTAATAATAATTCAACATCTTTTTCAAGAGATTTCAATGTTTTATAATTTATAGAATTTATATAATTTTCATCAATGTCAATTCCTGTAATTTGAAAACCTTTTTTTTCTAGATTAAGAGCAAAACACAAGCCTAATTTTCCTAATCCTATAACACTTATTTTTTTATTCATATGTTGTAATGTTGATTTTATTAAATTTATTACATTCCATGTAAATTTTCAAGACTTGGAAAGAAATTGTATTTAATTTTATTATTAATAATTAATATTCCAAAAACCATATTACTTGTTGACATAATTAATTCATCACACATTGTCAAATTATATACATCAGTAAAACAATTTACAATTTCTTCGTTGTAACAAAAATTCGGTTTATCTCTCCAGTCCATGTTACCTACCCCTCTTTGGTAATCATGATATATGATTTTATGTTTTGGTATATATAGTTCTATTTTTTCTATAAATTCTGAAATATCACATGCAATATATATCTCGTCAAAATTATTATTTTCGAAGTAATCTCTTACGAATTTTGCATTCTCAGAATAAAAATTGGAATTTTCAACTCTTAGTTGAGGACCATTATGTTTTCCTATACAATAATGTTGTGGAGATCTTAGATGTACACCTAATATTTTTTTATTTGAATTATCAATTATTTTTTTTGAAGAATCAATAAATGATTTTTTAAATTTCAAGTTTTTATTAAAAACTAAATTCCATTCATTTCTTAATATTTCAAAATCTTTTTCTCTATAAATTTCTGGTGTGGTATAAAAATAGCCATTATATTTATTGTAGAAGGGAATTTTATCTATAAAATTTTGATATTTTTCATTTAATCTATAATTTGAGTAATTAACCCAATTATTGGTATTTAAATTTATTTTTTCGTTGATGACAGGATTTGAATAATCAAAAACTAAATTAAGTAGGTCTATGTTATTAAAGTGCCAGTCAATAAAAACTTTTTCTCCAGTGTATTCTTGATAGCAATACCAATCTATAATTCTTAAAAAATTCGAGAAAATACCATTTTCATCTTTTTTTAAAACTATCATATTTATTTAGTTTTTATAATAATATTTTCATCGTTAAAATCTGAAAATATCTTACAGTGTGAAATATCTGCAAATTTATTTGACAGTTTTGAATTTTTACTGAAATCGTCATGAACGCTGGATAAAAAATTATTAAAATCTAAATTACCCTCCTCTCCATATTTATGATCTTGATGTATAGAAAAAATTGTCTTAGTAACATCAATAGTAAATTGATTATTAGATATTGCATTAGATACAAGCCAATTATCATATCTCATTCTTGCAATATAAAAATCAGGAATATTATCAAATGTTTTTTCACTACATACGAAATAATCAATAGCACATGCTGGATTAAGAACACCATCATTTCTCAAATTAGAGATTAATTTTTTGCTCCAATCAGTATCTTCGAAATTTATAGGTTCAGGCGTTTTCCAACTGGTTCTTTGTCCTATAAAACAGAAATTTCTTGTATTAATTTGATCTATAATTTCGTTAATTGTTTTTGAAAAATCGTCAAATAATATCATGTCAGCATTTATCTGACAAATAAAATCGTTTTCAGATTTTATTTCGCTGACTGCTTTCGAGTAAAGTGACCTAAAAGTAGGTATTTGTGTTGAAGGACTTTTTTCAAAATCTTTGATTATCTTTATTTTGTTTTCATTATTTTTAAGTTTATTTATTTCATCTTCAATATTTTCTTGGGTCAAAATAAAAATTTCTTTGTCAATATTCTTTAACAATAGCCAACTTTGAATAGCGTTTAATTGTCTAAATTTGAATACTTCATTAAAAGGTTTTATAGTTGTAACAAATATTACTTTTTTCATGCCAATTTATTTTTTTTTATTTTTTGCAATCAAAAAACCATTCCTATCATTTTCATCTTCTGCAATTATTTCATAATCAATATTGTTTTTCATAATTTTTGCAACTTCAATATTTTTCATCAAATTAGTATCGTCTAAAATAAAATATTTAGATCTAGATTCCAATTTTTTAAATTCTGCAAAACTGCTAAATTCACCACCATCTAAAATTAAAACATCAATTTTATTAGGTAATTTGTCAATGATATTAGGTATTTTTTTATAATTTAAAATATCTTCTTTAAGCCATTTTTCTAAATGAAATCTAGCAATTTTATTAAAATATTCTGATCCAAGAGAATCTTCATTTAATAATTCATTTAATTCAATTATTCTGCCTAACAATAAATTGAAATTATCAATTTTAGGAATATTTAATACAGCTTGATTGTACATGTCTTCATTAGATTCTATAGAGAAAACTTCATAATTTTCTTTAGATGAATCTATTATTGCATCATAAATACATTTTGTTGTCCCCAATCCATTCCAAGTGCCAATGTCAACTATGATTTTATTTTCATCAAGTTTGCAAATATTATATATTAATTCTCCTAATTTGCTACCTCTGTTAATTTGGCCTAATTGCATATATTATAAAATTTTTTTTGTAATATTAATTAATTAAACAATTATAGTAAATATTTGTCTTGTATAATTTTAGGATGTTCTCCTATAAATTTTATATTGTGACAACCAAATGGTTTATAATTTTTATCTTTATCAAATTTGTTCCATTCCTCTAAACATTTTTCGTTTTTATAAAAAGAAGCTTTGAATTTAACTTGATTTAATTCTACGTAACTATAATGATATAATTTGATTCCTAATGCGAGTGTTTGGTCTCTAGTAAGTACTTTTCCTGTATTGCATACTGTATTATCACATACATAGTTAGGTGGTTCATGCGATATCCAATATGATTTACCCGGTACATTTCTGAATATTCTCATCCATGGTATTTGATTTGCCCATTTACTGTCAGTTTCATTTATACAATAATCATAACCGCCAAAAAAATGATTTGCATAAAAATGCACAGCATCAATTTTCTTTTTCTCTAATATTAATAATAAAGACTCTATGTCTTCATGATGATAAAATTCATCTGAATCTAATTGCCAAATATAATCTCCGGTTGCAATTTTTGCATATTCATTACACATTTGAGTTTTACCATCCCAAAACCCTTTGGATTCAATTAGTTTTATTTTATTTTGAGGATCAGGAAAAGATTTTATAATATCTAAAGTTCCATCATTTGATTTTCCATCATTTGTGAATTTACTTGTATCCCCATCAAAATAATGATTTACTGCTTTTGTAGCTCCCTCTACTATTATAATTTCGTGTGCAAAGTCATAAATATTTTTAATGCAATTGTATAACATACCGTCTGGTAAGTTTTTTTCTGCATTAAAAACTATCATTCCAAAAGTAATTTTTATGCTCATAATTTTGATTCTATATCTTCTATTGTATAGTTTAATAATTCTTTATATGTAAACAAACATTTATCACTTTTAAGATAATATTCATTGTTTTTTTCATATTCATTGAATCTGTCAAAATTTTCTGTTATATAATTATCATATCTTAAATTAAAGTGATGATACAAATCTTTTATAAAATCATTGACAAAAATCATTCTGCCAGAACCTATGAGTTGATGCTTTTCCGCTATTAAAGAAGTTTTTACAACTAATTTAGGATGTATTATATCTCTATAAAAATATGTGTTTCCTATTTGTGTTGGTTGTTTATTGATAATTGAATTAAATATTTTACCAAATAAAAAATTTTCATTTCTATAAATCGAGTTGAAATTAAATGGAAACATTATTAAAACATTTCTATAAATTTCATTATTTTTTAAAATATAGTCAGTGATTTTAAATTTAGATGATAGATAACTAGTATTAAAGAATTTTATTTCTTTTTTCAAGTCTACGGGTCCTGAATATTGGTTCCATAATTCACATGTTGAATAAATTATTACTTTATTTGCCCTATCTTTAAAAAAATCTATAATTTTTAAAGTTAAAAAAAAATTAATGTCATCATATGTATTTTTATCTTCTAAAAACTTTCTTGATTCCCCAAAACATAAAAAAACTTTATCATAATTTTCATTTAAAGAATTGTAATTTATATTTCTAGATGAAATAAAATCGAAGTTTTCTTTTGGAAAATAATGTGATAATTGTGAAGTATTGCCAATAACTAAATTTCTCATACTCTTATTTATTGGATAATCTATTTAATAGATCTTTCCATTTATCTAAAATAAGATTTTTTCTTTTTAAATTAAACTCTTCCATTTTATTACTGATTGAATCAAGATCTGTATTTTTTATTTTATATTTTAAATCGTCAAATGAATCAAAATAAGTTATGTATGGCATCCATTCTTGATTATAAAAATCAGACAACTCGATCCATCTTCTAATATTTTCAGTATTATTATAGTCATTTGGATCATCATTTTTTTTGTTATTAAACAAAATGGATCCGGAAGGCAAATTGAATACTTGATTCCAAGTTAATTCAGATAAAACACCATTGTTTTTATGTTCTTTAAACAGCTCTAACATAAAATTTATGCTAGGTACAAATAATGGTATATTTGCAGTATAATGTTCAAATATTGACATTATAGAACAGTTATATGGTATCAGAACTATTCCTTTAAAGTTTGCTAAATCTTGCCAATCATATTTGCCTAAAAGTTTTTTATTAAAAAATTCAGAACCCAAATTTATATCTAATTTGCTCGAATAGAGGAATTTTTTATTTATGGGATCGTATTTGCTTTTAGTGTATTCACAAATATTTGGTATATAATTACAATCTTTTTCGACAAAATATTCAAAATATTTTTTATCATATAAAGAATTAGATACTGGAAAAATAATATTTTTATCTATATTTTTTCTTAGAAAGTTATTAAACTTAATCCAATTGTTTTGATTATTGTGAAAAGGAACTTCATATCTTATTGGAATTTGTATTATGATAGGTTTTTCAAATTTTTCAAATAACATTGAAAAAGATGGTGGATATGTCAATACAAAACCATCATATTCACTTAATTCTTCTTTGTAAGTATTATAAAAATCATCTGCTAATTTTTGATCCAAATTCCACCAATTATTTGAGTTAATAACTTCTATTTGATCGGGGTTTTTACCGAAAATCCAGTTGTGTCCAGAAATTGATTTACTATCAATTGAGTGTCCTAAATCTTCAAATATTTTTTTTAAATCTGCTATAACAGATATGTGGCAGTCTAAATTGAAAAATTTCATAATTGATTTGTTTGTTTTAAATAATTCTTTAGCAATTCAGTGTGTTCGGGTACATTGTTGTTTTTTTCATCAAATACTTCTCCAACAAATTCTAATTCTTTCCTTGGTGTAGGAAAAGGAAGATTGCATGGAAAATTAAATATTTCATCGTGACATATATGACTTTTAAAATATTTTCTATATAAATCAGTCAAAAAAATTTGATCATCCATGTACTTGAAATCTGGTTTTATTTCTAAGAATTTAATTATTGCATCCTTCATATTAAAATCAAATGAGTTCAATAATCCCCATGTTCCTCCTAAAATTTGAATTCCATGACTTGGATGATCTCTCATTATATGTAATTTTTTATCTGTTTCTATCCATTCGTCTACAGCATATTTTTCTCTGAAGTTTAGTCTTGAATCAGTGTCTCTAACAATAAATCTTTCAACACTTTTATCATCATATACTAGAAATCTCCAAAACATTCCATGATTGTCCATTCCTGAATTTGTCATATCTACAAGTTCAATCTTTAAATCTCTTAACTCGTCAATATATTTTTCTGGAACTGAATTGTCATAATATATTCGACAGATCCAATCTGGATATATAAGTGGTTGCAATTTGACATTTTCGATTGCCCCAATACAATATTTCGGATTTTCTCCGTACAAACTGAAACTTATAATTTTTTTCATTTTACCAATAGCAGCCACCCTCTACCATTTTAAATTTTTCTGGAATTTCTATATCAAAAGGTCTTCTCCAATGTTCATTATAGAATTTATTGATATTTTTATTTTCGTCCCATCTTTTTCCTTTTATTCCAAATAATATTTGAGTCGCACCACCAACATAAATTCCAGATTTTTTCATTTCATTTTTTATGAAATTTAATAATGGTAGCCCATATGAACCACAACCAAGTAAGGCTATATCGAAATTTAATTCTGAAATTTCTTTCTTCATTATTTCGAGAGATTCTTTCCAGCTTGAATGAGGCCCTTCAGCACCAACAGATTGTACTGAAGTATAATTTATAAGATTAAATTTAGGTAACATTTTTCCATCTGGCCAAATTTTTTCTCTTTTTTTATATTGATATCTTATTGATTGACTAAATGGATTTATAATTAATACATTCTTACCTTCTAGTTCTTGACTCCATGGATCATCAAAGTAATAAGGCTCAACTATTTTGAATCCTACTTTTGTTGAATTAGGAGAAAGTTTTTCGAATATTTTATGTTGTATATTATCTATCATACTTCCATTCCATACCACTTGTAGATCTCCACAAGCTATTCCCTTTGAGTATTCTTCGAAAAAATCTTCTATTTTACCCCCATAAAATCCTGCTTGAATTGAAAGATAATATAATTGTTCATCTGTCACTTTTAAACCAGATAAAATTTGATTAGTCACAATTGTTTCAAAACCTGTTGCTATTCTCGAAACTGCAAAAAGTTTATTGTTCTTAATATTTTGTTTAATTATTTCGTTCCCTTCTATTTCAGTTATCATGATCAAATTATTTTTTTATTAATACAAAAGCATTGATATGGTTTTTGACTATCGTAACTTACTTTTTTCATATTTTCTAAATCAATACAAGTTAATTCATATTTTTTTATAATTAAATCTTTTATAATGTCCCAATCTTGTTGTAAATGACATTCAACCAAGATATATTTTGTTTTATAGATTATTTTTTCTAATCCCTCAAGAACAAATTTTTCTGCTCCTTCAACATCAATTTTAATTAGTTTAATAGATTCTTCATTCGAAAAAAAAGTATCGAGCCTTATTGATTCAACTTTTCCAGCTATTGGGTTTTCTACAAAATTCATGTCATGTCCAATTATATTATTTGTCCACGCATCTTTGCCTTTATAATAATTTATGATAGAATTTTCATTAGACACTGCTTTATTGTGTATGATTACATTTTGATTATTTTCAAATCTATTCAATAAAACTTTTGTTGTATCAGGGTCTAATTCAAAAGAATAAATTTTTCCTGTATTTTCTAGATTTTTCAAAAAAAATTCAGTGTAATCTCCATAATTAGCACCTACATCAATTATAATATCACCTTTTTCGATGAATGATTTTAGAAATTCAAAATTTCTTATGTCGTTGTGGTCCATTGTATAAAAAAATTTTCTTTTTTTCTTTTTTCGTAATTTAATTTATCAATATTGTTAAATGAATCATTTTTAATTTGTAGTGGATCCCATATTTCGCCTAACCAAACTGGATGTTCGTGCTTAATAATAACATGAGGTATATATTTTACTTTTTTCAGAATTTTGGATATATCTGTAAATTCAGTATCACACCAAAGAGATATATAGGTTGGGTTGTAGATGTAATTAAATCTTTTATAATATTTTTTCCCTAAAATACAAAGTGTATTAAGATTGTTTCCTTGATATCCGTCATTGAACCAAAGAACACCGTCAGTATCTGGAAAAAACTTGTTAAAGCTTTGTCTAATTATTGTATCATATCCTTTTTCTTGAGGTATCATATCATCTGAAGCTAGTAGAATAATGTCATAATCCTCATCATTCATATCAGCATTAATAGCTTCAACTTTATTTTTGTTATTCCCAAAGAAAAATTCTAAATTTTTATACTCTTTAAATTTATTAATAACATTGTCACAATTCATGGATAAATCATCAGAATCACAACTTATTATGAAACGGGTTTTTGACAATTCATCTAGCAATTCATAATATTTATCTAAAACTGAAAAAAACTTATCCGGTCTTGATCTTGTTGGAAATTTAATTAATAAATTCATTAGTTATTTTTGATTCTATAATAAATTTAGTTCTGTCTATTTTTAGACTATTATAATCAAAATTAATAATTTCTTCCTTATTTTCAAAAATAACTTCTATTATTTTATTTTTATTGAAACATGACATGATATTTTTAGGATAATTATCAAAGATTTGTAAGTTATTCTCCAGTTCTAGTGGGTTTTCAAAATTTATATTTTTTATAAATTTTAATAATTCTTTGCCTCTATATACTGTTCCGTCTAAATTTAATGGATAACCAAAATCCATATAGTGAACCGACCAATCCCAGTATAATAAATTGTTTTTTTCTTCTATAGGTTTAAAAATATTGTCACAATTCATATTTGAACAAAAAGTAATATTTTTCCCTAAGGATAAACTAAAACAAAAAACTTCATCATTTTTTAGACAATTATCAATTTCCTCTATACGAAATTCATCGTAACATAGTTTATTTTCATCAAGGATCATATAATTGATACTTGTATTTTCATTAATTTCTGAAATTAAATCATTCTTTAAATTATTGGTTTTTATTATTTTACATCCCAATATTTCAGTATATAATTTATTGTTTTGATCAAAAATTACAATTTGATTATCACCAATCGCTTTTTGATTTAAACTTTTAATTAGAATGTTTAAATTCTCTTTATTTTTATTAAAAAAAATTATAGTTTTCATGCTTTTAATTGTTTTTTATTTTGAATTATTTCTAAAGTATCATAATAAAGATCGGAATTAATTTTTTCCGAATTTAAAGGATTGTCAATATTATAAAAATACATTACATCGCTTATGTGAAATGTTTTTTCAAATCCTGCCAAATCAGCCAAAGGATAAAATAATGCATAGTTAGAACAGGTTGAAAACCATTCACCTTTATCATCAGTAAAATATTCGAATTTCGGGTCTAATTGACAAAATTTATCATAAAGTGATTTTCTAAAAGTAATTGGATGGGAAAATTTAGGTGTTATTCTTCTTAATATAGGAAATTCTTTTTCTTGATAAGTGGTAGAATAGCATTTTTTACCATCTGTCAATTTAGAAGATCCATAAGTCATCAAACAATCTTTTTCATTATAGATTTCATTTATTTTTTTTAGAACGTTTTTATTTGATAACCAGTCGTCACCATATAAAATAAAAATAATATCATCAGGATCCGTCGAAGCATTTATAATAGCATTGTGAATATTCGGTAGAGCAGTAAGTCTTCTACTTGATTTCCAAGCATTTACCTTTAAACATTTGGTTATTTCTAGTATGGGATGAATTTCGGTGATTATTAATTCTCCTTTTTCATCCCTGACAGGTTCATTTTTATCATCTGTCTGGTAAATACAAGCAGGTATTTTATTATAGCTATCGTCATTTGAAAAATCGTCTATAAATAAAACTTCATAATTATCATAATCTTGAGTCAGTACTGAATTAACACACATGTCAAAATAATCTCCGGGATTATGCAAGGGAATGATGACCTTAATTTTGTTATTTTTTATCATGCATTAAAATTATAAGCAAACTTTTTAATTGAAATAATTGATTTTAAAAAAATTGTAATATTTATAAGAAAATATTTAACATGAAGACAAATAAAATTACAAAAGATTTTATTTTAGAATCAATTGAAAAACAAGCTAAAATATACGCTAGAAAAGCTGAGCTTTATGATCTTATAAAAGAAGTTAATGAAGAATTAAAAAGTTTAAATGAAAATTCTCCAGTTGCATCTTTTGGTTTTATAGCATCTAATGATGCTTTTGGAAGAAGTAAAACTGGTTTTGCCTCTACTCCTAATATTTCTTATATAGCTCAACTTGAACAAGAAATGAATTCTAATAATATAAATGAAGAAAATCTAATGGAAATAGATGAGTTGAAAAAAGAAAACGAAACTCTAAAAAAAGAAATCGAAGATTTAAAGAAGAAAAAATAATTTTTTCACATATTTAATATTATATACACAAATTAATAAAAAATTCAAATAAAATGAAAATCACAAAATCACAGCTTGTGCAAATTATAAAAGAAGAAGCAGATTCTTTCAAAAAAGAATTAAAACTTAAAAAAGAATTAGCTGAAATTGAAAAGCAATTGAACGAAGTTCATGCAAATGGAGAAATGAGTTCTACTGAAGATGATGGAGTTCATTCTGGTCAGAGAAAACCAGTATTCAAGAAAAAGGGAAGTCATTTGATTGAAGTAGAAGATGAAGGTAATGATCAAGAAGCTTTGTTAAATGCTTTAAAAACAATTGCATCTGCTTGTGGTTTGACTGGTACTATTGAGTTAGATTCTGAAGAAGAAGTTGAAATGGGTGATGAAGAAGATGTTGATGTTGATGTAGTTGAGCCAGAAACTTCTGATGAAGAAGGTGAAGAGGATGAAGAAGGTGAAGAAGAGAAAGAAGATGAACAAGAAGAAGGTGAAATAGAAGAAGTAGATATGGAAGAAGAATCTATGGAAGAAGGTGAAATGGAAGAAGAAGGCGTTAAAGAAGAAGGTGAAATGGAAGAGGAAGGTGTTAAAGAAGAAGGTGAAATGGAAGAAGAAGGTACCAAAGAAGAAAATAAAATCATGAACGAATCTTTCGAAAGAAAGAGAATGATGGAATTGGCAGGTATCAAGAAGTAAATTACCACTACCAAATCAATATATATAATTTGAATTAGCCCGAAGAAATTCGGGCTTTTTCTTTTAATAATTTTTTATAAATAAAAAAACCCGAAAAAAATTCGGGTTTTGAAATATTTTATATAATTCAATTAAAGAATTATATTATTATTTTTTTGATACATTTCAAATGTAGATCCACAACAATTGCAATTATATACTTTTACTTTTTTAACTTTTGGTTGTTGATGTGATGACTCATTTAATAGTTGATGTGAGTTTTCCACTATTGTTTTAATAGACTCTGTAAAAATTGGATTTGAGCAACCATTGGGACAATTAACTCTGTTTAGTAATTCTGACATTTTACTTTTTTTATATAAATAGATTAAAATTATTTATATTTATCTAAAATTTTTGAGATAACTTTATTTCTAACTATGTCGTTCTCAGAAAATCTAAACACCCCTATTTCTTCTAAATCAGATAATCTCGTCAGAGCATCATATAATCCAGTTTCTTTTGTGTCTTTGTATCTATCAGACTGTTCAAGATCTCCACTTATTATAAACTTTGAATTATATCCTATTCTTGTTAGTAAAGTTTTTACTTGTCTTGGTGTTGCGTTTTGAAATTCTTCAGCAATTACTATGGCATTGTCTATATTTATACCTCTCATAAAAGCAAGCGGTATAACTTTTATATATTCTCTTTCGATTAAACTTTGTACTCTATTTTTTCCTAATGCTTTTTCAAATAGATAAATTGAAGAATAAATATACGGTTCCATTTTTTCCTCTAATGAACCTTTTAAATATCCAAGTTTTTCATCAGCTTCAACTGCTGGTGTACATAGAATAATCTGATAAAAATCTGTATTTGGATTTTTTAAAAGCTCTAATGCTTTGAGAATAGATATCATCGATTTTCCGACACCCGCTGGTCCAGAACAAATAATTATTTCCTTATTATCTATGAGTTCTAAAAATTCTTTTTGACTATTATTTTTTGGTTGGAAATATAAATCTCCTATTAAAATTTCTAAATCTTTTTTGGTTTCATTTTGGTAACCACTGATTCTAGTCTTTTTCTTAGATGCCATATAAAATCATTTATTTATAAATATATTATAATTATTATTATATGTAATCAATTGATAAAATTAATTTTTTAAAAGATTAATAATTTTAGTTGACTATTTATTATAATAAATTAGGATCATGAAAAAAAGAATTTCTATTGAAGAAATTGAGGATATAATTAAAGAAAAACTAAAACAAAATGGTGTTTTAGAGGTAATTAGTCAAGAAAAAATTTCTGAAATAAAAAATAAAATTAAAGATATTTTGGAAGCTGGTAAAAAACTTGATGAACAAGAATTAGATGTAAAACCTGTTCAAACTGTTAATCCTAATATTACTGTGAAAACTACAGAAGATCCTGAAAAAACAGATATTATAAAGAAAGAGACTGAGCTTGATATAAAAGAAAAAGAATTAATTAATAAAGAAATAGAATTAGAAGATAAAGAAAAAAAACTAGAAGATAAACAAGAGGAATTGAGCTATAAGCCAGAAATTCCTGAAGTTTTAAGAAATATAAAACCCGGTGAAATTATTGTTTTTGATACTAATGAATTGAGTTTGGGGTTTGAAAATTTATCTAACAGGAAATTCAGATTAAAATCAGATCCTGATGACAAGAAATCAATTAAAGATTTATGGTTGTTAAGTGCAATTACTAAAACAGACGTTTATAAAATAGAGTTAAAGAAAATTGGAGAACTGGATTTTAACCCATATGAAGGGACTACTGAATTTAAAAATATCACACAGTTTGATATAGAATCTACTAATGAAAGTAATGAATCTGATCATAATGTGCAATCAGCTGTGAAAAGTCAATTTCCTAATGAGGAACAAGAGATGTTAGATTCTGTAGAGCCGATTAAAAATGTTACTCAACCATTAATGAATGTAAATGATTTAGAGAAAGAAAAATTTGAGAATAATTTTAAAGATGTGATTACTAAAATAGTCAGTGATCAACTTAATAAAATTAGTTCAGAGACCACTAAAAAAAATATTTTCAGTTTATGATATCCGAATCATATAAAAATAGAATAAAAAAATTAAGTGGTATTAGACTTAATGAGGTAGAATTAAATGCCACTTCTGGAAGGAGTGGTAAAAATACATTTGGATATTTTGTCGAAGAATACTTATTAAATGTAGGGGAAATTTTCTTTAATGATCTCAAGAAAAAAATAAACGAAAACCAAAATAAAAATTTGGAAATAAAAAATTCCAATAATAAAATACAAAATAATTCAGTTTTAATAAATTTTCAAATAGAAGATACTACAGATAGAAATAATATTGAAGAACTTGATTTCTCTATAACTTTTTTGGTAAAAATAGAGTCTAATTCTAATACTGTTGCTTTATTAAAATATGAAAATGTAAATGACGAATTCAATCTGCAATCAAAACATTCAGAAAATGACTTGCAAGATTTTATAAATGAAATCACTTTGAGAGTGATTAATGTGGAAAAGACAAATTAATATTCTTTTTTTCTATATTTTAATTTAATTTAACAAAAACAATAAATATGATTTACTGGAAAATTACAAATTTATCAAATCAAAACGCTAAATTAATTGTTAGCACAGCACCAAACCATTCAAAAGGTTTAATTATAAAACCCGGAGAGTTTTGCCTATCTAATCCGAAACAAACCCCGGTGATGGATGCCCAAATAAGAAGAGGACTTATTAGTGTTGAAAAAGAATTTGATAATTCAAAATATGGATTTAAAATAGCAGAGGCTTATAATTTAGACATTCTAAATAATTTAATTCAGCAGGAAGAAGATAAAATGAAACAAGCTAAAATTGATGCTGAAAACTATATAAACAATCCTGAATAATTTTATGAAAGAAACTTTTAATTATATAGCAAATAATTATACTTATATAGATTCAACTGAAATATCCAATATAACAACCACAACATCATTAACAGGTGTAAGTAGTTCTAATTCTGGATACATTACGTTGAGTAATCCAATCACATACAATGGTACAGATTTCATTACTCTTCAGGGAAATACAACAGCAGGAATCAATACTAATATAGTTAATGTTGATAATTTAAATATCAAACAATCTTTTATAAAAAATATTTTAGATAGAGTTATTGAAATTAGAAGTTTAACCAAAAAAGCTTTTTATGAATTTTTTGACATTAAAAAAATAGTTTATTATAAAAACAGTACTAAAATTGTTTGTACAAAAAATGTGGATTTAGAATACATAGATGAACTTAAAGACACGTCAGAACTTTTGTTGGAATGTATTGACGTTCCTTTTGACGACTACAAAAAAAAAGCTATTAGAAAAACAGATAATAATATCAATTTAAACGGCAGTAATTCAATATGGGTTACTTCAGGTACTAATACTATTACTATAAATAATTCAAACACTTATATAAGTCCTAATAATTTTAATTGGATTTACAATACAAATAATATAACTTATACGGCTTAGTATTTTATTTGTTTTTTTTATTTAGTATTTTTTGAGAAATAATTAAAAAATATGTCAGATAATCAAATTAAAATTTTAATGGTGCCAAGTGATTTGGCGGGTGTTGGTCATTACAGAAATATTTGGCCCGGTCAAGAAATTAATAAAAAATTCGGTAATCAATTCAAAATTGAGATTGATCATACACCAGATTTTAATAATGTTGATTTTTTCGCTCAATTTGATATTGTTCATTTTCATAGACAGTTAGGTCCATTTGAAAATCAAGAAAAATTAATTAAGGAACTTAGAAGCAGAGGTGTTGTAGTTGTGATGGATTTAGATGATTACTGGATGCCATCAAAAGATCATCCTATGTACGGTGCAGCCCTCAAAGAGAAATTGGCAGAGAAAGTTACTGCTACATTTAAAATGGTAGATTATGTGACCACAACTACTGATATTTTTGCAAGTCATATTAAGAGATATAATCCAAATGTAAAAGTCGTTCCAAATGCTATTGATATGGCACATCCTATGTGGGCTCAAGAGAATACAAAAAAAACAGACAGAGTTAGAATATCTTGGATTGGTGGTTCCAGTCATGCAAAAGATTTAGAGTTGCTTAAGAACTCTATGAATATATTGCACAATGACTCGAATTTGAGAAACAAATATCAAATTGTAATGTGTGGTTATGATATTCGTGGCTATATAACAGAAGTCGACCAAGATGGTAATGTAATTAATAACAGAAAAATAACTCCTCAAGAAACAATATGGAACGTATTTGAAGGAGTTTTTACAGATAATTATAATCCTAATTTTATATCAGAAGATTATAAAAAATATTTATTGAAGTGTGAAAACGCTCAATTTAAAGGATTTGATGTTTATGAAGGACCATATGTTAGAAGGTGGACTCTTCCACTTACTCAGTATGGAAAACACTATAATTATTGTGATGTTTGTTTGGCTCCCTTAGCTGAAAATACATTTAATGAAGTTAAGTCTGAATTGAAAATCATAGAAGCTGGTTTGACTAAGAAAGTTCTTATAGCACAAGAATATGGTATTTATAAAGAATTGATAAAGAATGGTGAAAATGGAATTTTAATTCCTAAATCTAAAAACGTAAGAGGTTGGTATGAGGCAATTAGAAAGGTCGTAAACGATAAAGAATACAGAGAGAAATTAGCGAACAATCTTTATGAATTTGTGAAAGACAAATATACTTTGGAGATAGTAACCGCAAATAGGGTTCAGTGGTATAAAGAAATTGTTGAAAAAGCTCAAAAAAATAAACCAATTCTTCAAGAGTCTTACTCAAACTAATTAAATTTCTTAATATTTATAATTAAAAATATAATTATGAAGAATATTAGTTTAAATTTTGGTTCTATAAAAGATACTATTTTTAGGTATTCATCGAAAACCATTATAAACGAAGGAAAAACATCCAGTTTTGTCGATTTATTTGTTGAAGAATTAAAGAAAAAGCCAATTCTCAAACTTCAGTATTTGATCTATAAAAATATAGAAAATGCTAATTTTAAGAAAGAATACCTTGCTGAAAGATATTTGAATCAAAATATAAACTTGATAAAAGATTATAATTGGAATGATATTTTGAAGGAAAATAAAGATTTTAGAGTTGATATTCTTAAGAATTTCCATGTAGAATCTTCTCCGGAAAAAGCAGGTCTCTTTGAATCAATACATATTCTGATCAAATCTAAAACAATGAAAAATTTTAATGATTTAGATGATGAAAACAGGTCATATGAAACAGTAATAAATTATTTGACCAGAGATATAGAAGTAGAAAAAAGCTCATTACAAGAAAATAAAACTAACGAAGAAATAGAGTTTCCTAAATTATTATCTTGGAAGTATGTGACTGAACTTGCAGTGAACAATTTTAACGAAAGATATTCTCACTTAAATGAATCAGAACAAAATTTAGTTAAAATTCTTATGTCTGAAGAAAATTACAAGGTAAATTATTTAGAGGATTTAAAACAAGAAAATCTTACATTGATAAATACTTTTCTCACTAATGCAGTTGATTCTGAAACAGCAAACAATCTCAATAAATTTAAAAATAAAATAGAGAATTTAACGAACTCAAACTTAGATGAATCTATTATAAATCTCTATGAATTGAATTTGAACCTGAAAGATTAAAAAGTTTTTTTTAAAAATAAACCCCCTAATTGGGGGTTTTTTTATTGTAGGTTATACTTCTTTCTGTGTTCTACCATTAAATCAACTATTATTTTACGAGTTTGGGTTGTGAACTCACCCTTGGTCATAATCCAATCATAATAAGATTTATCTTTTTCAAGAACTAATGTTACTGATTGACCTTGATATTTGCCAAATCCAAATACAGGAATATTGTCAGTATTTAATTTAATTGTTCCAGCAAAATCTACACTATCAAAATCTTTTGTAAAATCAGATAAAGCTTGAACATCGTTAATAACTGGTTCACTAATGACACTATCATCCTTTTCAACACAATCAATTCCAGAATAATGATCTAACATTGATTCTAATACCTCTACGGTGGCTTTTACGTCATTTAAAGCATCGTGGGCACCTTCTAGGTTCTTTTTACAATAAAATTGATATGCAGCCTTTAAATCACGTCTTTCCATTCTGTGGTAAATTCTTTTTACATCTACACACCTTCTATCAGACATATCCAATTCAAAACCTGCCCTAGCAAATTCCTCCATTAACATAGGAATATCAAATCTATTGCCGTTAAAGGTGCAAAAATCAGAATCTCCTATTAGATCAAACAAGGATTTAGCAATTCTATCGAATGTGGGTTGGTCTTTGACCATATCGTCAGTAATGTGATGGACATCACTGGCTTGTTTTGGAATCGGAATTTCGGGATTCACTAATCTAGATTTGACTAATTTTTCCCTGCCATCAGCAAAAATTTTGATTATTGCCAACTGAACAATTCTGTCGTTTTTAACACTTAATCCCGTAGATTCAATGTCAAAACAAATAAGGTCTTTTTCTAAATTTAATTTCATATTTGCCATTTTTATCCAAGCAAATATAATAAAAAAAAATTAAATCTCAGTTATATCAAATTCATCAAGAAGACAACTTTCTCCATCCTCTCCGAAATTTCCAGTATTTTTGTCGGTAATCCAACCTCTGAAAAAAGCATAATATCCAGTTTTAATATTTCCGTCAGGATACGATTCTAAATAAGCCTCTGTACCTTGATCAAACCATTCGTTTGGTTTTGTAATAAATCTATAGTTTTGTCTGTAGATCTTATAAGGATAATTATCGTCTAGTTTGAAGTAATCTATAAATCTATCCTCAAAAATATTGAACCATTTATTGTTAATAATAATAAAATGTTCATAAGAACCCTTTCCATCATACCATAAATAAATGATATCATTATTTTTTAGTTCTTCAATTTTTATCTCTTGCCAAAAAGGTTTATTGAATTCAATCATTTTTTCTTAGCGTATTTTTTTGATTTTGATGAACTTTTACCCTCTCCGATTATTTCTTCACAATCTTTTTTAGTGATAGTTTCTATATCATAAATAGCCGGAATCTTATAATTTTTATTTTTAAATTTAATGTATGGTCCATATTGACCATTCAATACTTTTATATCACCAAATTCTTTTGTAGATCCCGATTTTTCATTACTTGAATTTTCCTTTATTAATTCTGAAGCTTCCTTTAGATTTATTTTTTCAGGATCATATTCTGTATTTGACAATCCAATAAACTTACCATCATATTTTACATACGGTCCAAATTTACCAATCGCTACTTGAACAGGTTTTGATTTATATTCTCCTAGGTTTCTAGGCCATTTTAAAAGTTCCAATGCTTCTTCAAGAGTTATACTACCAACTTCTTTGTCTTTTGGTATAGATGCATATTTTAAATCTTCATCTCCTTTTTCTCCAAGTTGTACCATAGGTCCAAATCTTCCAAATCGAGAATAAACATTTTTCTTTGTAGATTTATCAACACCAATTAATCTTTCATTTGATGTTCCGATTTCACCAAGAGCAGATTTAACCTTTTTATCAAAAGGAGAATAAAAATCTTTAAGCATTATTTTCCATTCTTTATTACCATCTGAAATTTCATCTAGTTGATTTTCTATTCCAGCAGTAAATTTATAATCCATAATATCTGGAAAATTATCTGTTAGATAATCACAAACTACAATTCCAATTTCAGTAGGAATCATTTTAGCTTTTTCTGCACCAAATTTTTCATCTAATTCATTAGTGGATAATTTATCATTTTTTAGACTGATATTTTTTACTTTTCTTGATTTAGCAGGCAGGTCTTTTTTCTCAACATATTCTCTTTTTTGAATAGTTGATAAAATTGATGCATATGTAGAAGGTCTTCCTATTCCAAGTTCTTCTAATTTTTTTACTAATGAAGCTTCATTGTATCTAGCTGCTGGTTTAGTATAAATTTCTAACCCATCAATTTGTTCATAATCAAGAATTTGACCTTTCTCCATCTTCGGTAAAGTTCCATTTTCATCTTGATCATCTTGATTTTCTTCTTCTTCAGCATCTTCATTACTATATACCTTTAAAAAACCGTCAAATGTTATTACTTCGCCTTTTGCAACAAATAAATCTTTTTTACCACCTTTGGAACTTTCAATTTCAATAGTGGTTTTATCCAATAAAGCATCTGACATCTGAGAAGCCACTGCTCTCCTCCAAATTAAACCATAAAGTTTCATTTCATCTTGTCCAGAAACTACTTCTTCATGTTCAAAATGAGTTGGCCTTATTGCTTCGTGGGCCTCTTGAGCACTGGCGTTTTTATTCTTAAATTTTTTAGGATTAGAAAATTTATTACCATACTTTTCAACTATAAATTGAGTTGCTGCCTGAACAGATTCCTCTGATAAATTTACACTGTCTGTACGATGATAAGATATATGACCTTGCTCATAAAGATTTTGAGCAGTTCTCATTGTTCTGTCTACACTAAATCCAAATTTTTTTGATGCTTCTTGTTGTAAACTTGAAGTTGTAAATGGTGCTGGAGAACTTCTTTTTCCGGGTTTAGTTTCAATCGAGCTTACACTGAATTCTGAACCAACTAATTTATTTAAGAATTTTTCAGTCTCTTCAAAATTTTTGAATCTTTTATTTAGTACAGCTTTTATTTTCTGTTTTTTACCACCTTTGTCAATTGAAAAAATTGCTACAACTTTATAATCAGAAGTAGAATCAAATGATTTATGTTCTTTTTCTCTTTCTACAAGAATTCTTAATGCAACACTTTGAACCCTTCCTGCAGATAAACCTAATTTTATTTTTTTCCAAAGCAATGGCGATAAATCAAACCCCACTAAACGGTCCAACACCCTCCTTGCTTGTTGAGCATTGACCATATTCATATTAAGTGTTGTAGGATTATTTATAGCTTCATTAATAGCTTTTTCGGTGATCTCTTTAAAAATAATTCTTTTGGTTTTTTTTACGTTTAAGCCAAGAACCTCTGCAACATGCCAAGAAATTGCTTCTCCTTCTAAATCGTAGTCACCTGCTAAAATAACTTCATCACATTTTTTTGCTAAATCTTTTAATTCTTTAACAACATCTTTTTTGTCAGTAGAAACCACATATGAAGGTTCAAAATCATTTTTTTTATCAATTCCTTCTTTACCTTTTTTTAATTCTCTAATGTGACCTATACTAGCTTTGACTATATAATCTTTTCCAAGATAAGATTGAATTTTCTTGATCTTACCCGGACTTTCACATATTACTAATTTTTTTCCCATAATAAATTATTTTATTTTTTTTGGCCTACCCCTCTTTTTTTTATTTTCAATTTCAACTGTAACAGTATCAATAATAATTTTTTTATTGTCTTTTAAATCAGATTCAAACCAAGTTTCCTTTAAATCTTTATTATGATCATCAAAATTCTTTTTTGTCCAAACTTGATTTTTTGTAATAGAATTTTTAGCCTGATCTTGTGTAATCCAAAATATTTTTTTTACATTTTGACCTTCATTAATTTCAACATTTAAATGTGGACCCTCTTTAAAGTTCATTCTTACAGAACTACCTTTATCTATTACTGTACCATCCATTAATTTAATATTTTCCAGTAACTTCATGTATGTTATTTTATTTTTTGCCATTTCTATATGTGTTGACGTAAAACTTTGCTATTCTTGTTACATTTTAATACTCTGATAGTCATATCTTTAATTTGACGAACTCTTTCTCTTGTTAAATCCAAATAGTCACCTATTTCTTCTAGAGTCATAGTTTGGTAACCCAAAATTCCATAATACATACAAACTATAACTCTTTGACGGGGTTGGAGACTTTTCAAAATTTTCTCTAAATCATCGCAAAAAGATTCATTAATTAATTTTTCATCCGGTGATGTTATTTCTTTGTTGATCAAACAATCACTTAAAACCATATCCTCACTGTCAGAAACAGGACTATCCAAAGAAGCAACCTTTCCAGTGTTACTTAGCATAGTATCTTTAATTTTAATTTCTGTTTCTTCAAGGACTTGAGCAATTTCCTGTTCAGTGGGTTCTCTTTCAAGTTTTATTTCTAATTGCTGTGCAGTTCTATTAATTTTATTTATTGCCAAATTTTGATTATTTGGTAGACGAATTAATTTGCCGTTATCAGAAATTGATTGCATGATTGATTGACGAATCCACCAAACTGCGTAAGAAATAAATTTAAATCCTCTAGAATTGTCAAATCTCTCGGCTGCTTTAATTAAACCCAAATTTCCATCAGAAATCAAATCTTCCAAGCTCATACCTTGGTTTTGAAATTGCTTAGCTACAGAAACAACAAAACGGAGATTAGCTTTCACAATTTCATTTAGTGCAGCTTTATCTCCGTTTGCTATTCTCTCTAATAAATTATATTCTTCTTCTTCTGTTAGTAGTTTGATTTTTGATACTTCTGAGAAATAATAATCTAATGATTGACTCTCTCTCTTTGTGATTGATTTAGTGATTTTTAGTTGTCTCATTTTGTTTGTGATTTTACTATAGATAAAAGTAATCTCACAAATATAAGAAATATGAACTATAAAGACAACACTTTTCTAATTTTTTATAATTTTTTATAATTTTTATTAAAAACGAAGTTCTGAACCCAAATTTCTTTTCATGAAACCTCTCAATTTTCTGATTGCTTTATCTTTAATTTGCCTGATCCTTTCCGAAGAAAATTCAAGTTTGTGTGCAATTTCAGTGTTTGTTAATTCCAGATTTTTATCATTTAATCCATAACTGAGTTTTATTACCTCCTTTTCCATTTCTGAAAGACAAGAAAAAGCTAATTCAATCTGTTTTTTTCTATAATTACCTGCAACGTAATCTTCAATATTCAAAACATCTTGATTGAGTACATCTAATAAAGTGGTTTCGCAATCAGGTGTTAATTTTGTATCTAAAGAAGAAGTCTTGTTTCCGACGTATAAAATATCGAATGTTTTATGATCAATATTTAATTCTTTACAAACTTCATCTATAGAGAAATAACCATTATTCTCTAATTTCTTTTTATTTATTAAATCTTTTAAATGATTTTGTTGTTGGATTTTATTTTGAGGTAATCTAACTAATTGTCCATGTTTAGCAATTGCTTCTAGTATTGATTGTCTTACCCAAGCTACAGCATAAGAAATAAATTTGAAACCTCTAGTTTCATCAAATCTTTGAGCTGCTTTTATTAAACCAACATTTCCTTCTGCTATCAGTTCCTCTAATGACAAACCACGATTCTGATATTTTTTTGCACATGAAATAACAAATCTTAAATTGGCTTTTACCAATTCATTTTCTGCGTTTTTATCTCCGGTTCTAATTTTTTGAGCTAATTCAACTTCCTTTTGTTGATCAATCATCGGAATTAAAGAAACATCATTGAAATATTTATCAATTATAAAAGTTCTATCCGTGATGGTTGCTGTAATCTTTAGGCTTCTCATGTTTATAATTTGTTTTTTGTGGTTAATTAAAACGAAATTATAAAAAAAAAGTTACAAATTACATTTTGCTTTTAATTTCATTTAAACGGTCACGAATTTTTGCACAGAATTCATATTGCTCCTTTTCTTCAGCATTTATTTTTAAAGCTTCTAAAAATTCTATGTTATTGATATTCTGTAGATTCTGTTCTGAAAAACCATCATAAAAGGTAAATCCAGAATTTTTAAAATAATCTTTTTCAAGATTTAAATTAAAACCATCTATAATAATAAAAGATGGAGAATTAATATTATTTAAAATATTATTTATAAAAATATCTTGCTGTTCGTTATTTAATTGAGAAAATTTCTCAAATTCCTCTTTTTCTTTTTTTAATTGTTCTTGGGTTTTTTTATAAAAGTCATTACATAATTCTTCTATTTCTTTTGGAAGATTTTTATAATCTAATTTTACTACAATTAAATTATTCTTACTTTTTAAATCCAAGTCTTTGACGTGATTAACATTTTTTTTATTTGTGCCAATCAAAAAACATCCTGTAACATCATTCAATAAACCAAGTTTAGAAAAACATTTAGGTTCATTTTCTTTTTTATCTTTAATGTATTTCTCTACTTTATCTTTCTCTTCAATTAGTTTTTCTATATTTATAACATCATTTTTTTTGCCGGATTTTTTATCCAAAATGTTGTTGAAATTAAATTTTTTTTTTAAAATATTATCATATTCTAAGACGAAAAAATAATTTAATTTAGAAGCATCTTTAGTTCTTTTTATAGAGTTATGTTTATCAATATTTTGATCTTCTTTGAATTTATCAAAAATCGTAATTACCTTTTTGTGTTGAGGTAATTGCATTACTCTATTATAGGTAATTTTCTTTACTAATTTCATAAAAAAAATAATTAACTATTCCAGTCAAGTTGATTAAAAAAATTCTTTATTGTTTCAAAGGCTTCCTCATTATCTATGTTTATGAATGCACTTTGTATTTGACCGGTTTTATGATTAACACCACTAAATGTTAAAGACAAATATCTCATAGAAACATTTTTTTCCCTGAATTGAACAAGATCAATCTCTAGTTGACCATCTTGTTCATTACCTATGCATAAATAGGTTGAAGGTTCATCATTGTTTTCTCTATTGTTATTTTCTTCTTGCGGAATAAGATTAGACTTGCTAATAAAATTGTTATCAGACATTTTTTCTATATTTTATAAAATAAAAATATGAAAATAAAATAACAAAGTAAATTAATATTCAGAATCAAATTCTTGACCTTGATGCATAATCCCAATACTTACTTTGTGAGCTAATTCTTTTAATCTAATTAGTTTTTTTCTTGCCCTTCTTCCAGCTTTTCTGTTTCTAGTAGGTCCAATAAATTTATATAAATCTTGTTCAGTTTGTTGAATTAAGAATTTTAATTTTTGAAAATTCTCATCAATATTATTATTATCGTTAAATTGTGGTATCATATAATTTATTCAGAATCACTATTCTCATCCTTGATCTTATTCAAATATGAGTCTATGCTTTTCATCATTTTTCTTGTTTGGATATCAAATTTTCTATTTTCAACAATTAATTTATTTTCAGTTAAAGGGGCACCAGCTTCAGCTTCTGCTCCGCCTGCTGCTGGTTCAGTTCCACCTGCTTCCGGTGCTGCTTCAGCTCCTCCTAATTCAGGGGTTGCTTCTGGTGTTGCTTCTGCACCACCTCCAAGACCACCTAATACGCTAGAACCTCCAAAACCTCCACTGGACTCTTCTCCCCCTGATGATTCAGATCCACCTTCAGGTGTTGAACCACCATCACCAGCATCAAAATCTGGTTTTCTAAATTTTTCATCCAAATCTTTGAATATACCAGTATCCATATATTCATCATTTGCTCTCTCAATCTCAGAAAACATTTTCTTTTCAACTTTCTTTTGTCTAAGAATTTGTTTGATCTCTGACTTTGAAAAACCTAGAATATATTCCATTGCCCAAGAATAAGAAACAGGAGCAGTGGCATCACTTGAGAATAATTCTTTGAAAACTTCCATTCTTGCTTTCCAAGTTTCGAGTTTTAATAACTCTAGCTGTGTTGATGGATTTGTCAAAGTCAAAGTAAAATTATCTAAGTCATCTTCAAATCCTAAAAAGTATAAATGTACATTAGCTATTCTTCTTAATTCAAGAACTATCTGTTCTTGAATTCTGTTTATAGTTCTAGCAAATCTCAAATCAACTTGAGAAAGAGTTGAACCTCCCGGCATAGATTCAGCATAGTTCAAATATGTTTTTGGAACTTTGATTGCAGCAAATAATTTGTTTTGTAAATATTCTATATCGGCTATGGCATCTAAATTAGAATTTTGTGTAAAAATGCCTACGGTTAAAGCAAAATTGTGAAAATTATGATATTGTTCAGGGCCATCAATTGTGATAGTTCCTGTATCTTGTTTATCGGATAAAAATTCCACTGAAACAATTTTATGGTTGTAGCAATAAGCACTATTTTTGAATTCTCTCCAATTTTTGTATCCAAAATGTTTTACTAATTTATCTAAATTATTATGTGTGATTCCTTTGCTTTTTAAAAATTGTTTATTATTTGAATTTAACTCATTAAAAATTTTATAAAATTCATTGTTTGAATCATTTATAATTGGTAAAATATCCTGAGTTTTATTAAAACCATTTTTTATCAAATCAGATAAAATAGAGATCATTCTTTCATCATATTTAATCCTTTGTGGACCAATAACACTTTCTACATAATCTTTATTTTCCCATAATTTTTTTGAGTTTTGACTGTATCGAATTTTATTTTCTAACTTGTTTTTAGTTATTTTTGCTTTATTAGAAGTTCTTTTAATTATTTCATCTTTTTTTGGATTACTTTTAAAAGTAGAAGCTGATTTTTTTCTTGATTTTAAACTGTTATCTATCGCTGTCTTTATTTTTTTATCAAGCTCTTCAGGGCTAAGGTTTTCAAAATATTTTACAAGTCCCTTTTTTCTTTCTTTTTTCCATGATTCAGTTATTTCATTTCCAAAAAATTTATACATTTCATCAATTTTATCTTGGTGATAATAAAAATGATCTTTCGGATTCATAAAACATAAATTTTCGGGTGAATTGTTATATCTATTGAAGTCTTTGTGATGAATTGTGTTTTTTTCACTATCAAAATATTCATTTAGATATGAAAATATTTCATGTTCATTTAAATTTTTAAAATAATTAGCTACTAATCTATGTGTATATATCCATTCATTTGAATTATGATCAAACACCATTTCATAAGTGTTTCTTTTTCTTTTTTTACCAGCTCCTTTAATTTTTTGAAATTTTTTATTGAATGACCACATAGATTCACCTATTTGCAAATCCTTTGCTTGTTTAATTCCATTAAATTTAGTTGGAAATTTGTGATCAGGTGTTGTGGTAATTGTTTCACCATTATCTAATGTTATTTTTACTACATCAGTATTTTTTCTAGTTAATCCAGCCCAAGTTATTTTTCCGGGAACTATTTCTCCTGTTTCTGGATTAATTGAATATGACCAAAGTTGTTTTCCATTTTCAAATTCAGAAATTATATCTTTTAGTTCTAGGCTTCTTCCATCTAATAATTCAATTTTTGTATCTAAAGCAAGACATGCTCCGGGTAAAGTTTCAATTTTAGAACTCTTATCCCCTCTTATTGGCAAGAAATAATCCTCTTCGTAAGTTATTGGATTGTATTTTAAATTTACTTGACCACTATTCGGATCAACAACAGGAGATTTTTTAACATTCTTTTTTACCTGCTCAATTAATTGATAAACATCATTTGGATCTGTGTTCCCAACTTCAATATAAAATATTCTCCTCTCAGGTGCTCTGGATAAACGATAAACCAACATAGCGTCTTCTGCTAACTGTAATTGTTTCCAAAGTTTTCTTGCAGGATCTAACAAACTTCTACCATAAGGCAATCTTGAAGCATCAAATAATAAACAAAAGTGAGCAACTTGCCATTCCTCAAAAAACATATTGTTAATATCCCATTTGTATCTTGTCGATTTTGGATTTCCATCATAACCAACTTCTTTATGAATTTCACCAACTGGTAAAATCATACAATCGTATATTCCTTGATCCTGATCAATTTCTAATTTCAAGAAACAATCTCCGTATTTACATAATTCTCTTGTCCAAAAACTTAAATTAAATTCAGCATTTAATGTATTATAAAATAATTCTTGTAAAATTTTCTTTATTCTTAAATTATCAGAATATATTGTTATTACATGACCCCTTTCACTTCTAGTGCAAACTTCATCTGAGATTATATCTAAAGCAGCAGCGATTTCAGGAGACAAATCCATGGACCTAAAATCGTTATATGCTGTAATTCTGTCTGAATCATAAAACAACGTTCTTGAATATAAATCTTGAGCAATTTTAACAGATTGTATGTCAAGATATTGTTGTTGTTTTTGCTGAATAAAATTAATATCAGAGGATTGTGTCGGAGGAGTACTGGATAATATATCCTTACTTTGTTCCAAAGACTTCATCGGGTCTTTTCGACCTCTTAAAGCCCTCATAACACCATAAAATACACTTTTTGGGTCTAATTCGTTTGCCATAATAATAAATATCTCTTAAATTAATTAAATTGATTAGCAAATCATATAATTATAGATTTTTATCCAGACATCAACCAGCTCAAATCATTATCATCGTCTGATTTTCTGTTTTGACTCGTCAAAATAATACCCTCTGTTGGTTTGGAATCAAAATCTATTTTATCTCCGATTTCAGTTTTTTGGTTCGAAATCGCACCAATCATAGCTTTGTATAAATCTCTACTGGCAAAATGTTTGAAATATTCAGTATCTCTTACAAAAAGTAATACTCCCAAAGCAAAAATTAAATCATCATTAAATCCATCAGCATGTTCTGGTTTATTGCCATTATATATAAAAGTATCAAATTCCTCCAGTAATCTCACTGAATTTATCTTAATCTTTCCTTCTCTCATATAAGAATTTAAACTGCTTATAATTAAAGGTCTTGTTACCTGAGTTGTTTGAATACCGGGAATATCATCATTCTCTTTGATTTTAACTTTTGCTACCGGATTTATAATGTCTTTTATTGATTTTGAATGATAAATTCTGTCTTCTGGATATTTAAGACTATTTTTTATATTCAAAGTTGTTGCTAAACCAAAACTATTACATTCGATTACCAAATAAGCATTATTATAATCACGTCCAACTTTATCAATTAAGCTTCCAAATACATCTGGTGGAATTTTACCTTGATACTCTGCTACTTGTTCACATGTATCAGCGTCAAAAACTTGTAATGTTGAAAAGTCTTTTGAATCGCCTCTTGCAACGTCTCCGCCCACAATGTAGTTTTTTCCATATTCTGGTTTTTTCCAAACCCAAAAATTTGTTTTTGTATTGATAAATCTTTCTTCAGACCTTGTATAATCATAATAAAATTCTGGTTTTTCGTTTATAATAGATCTTTTGTATTTTTCAATAATAGCACTTTCAATAACCAATTGTCTTGAACCCTCAAATGACAAATCTAACTCTTGTGCGATTTTTACCCTATCATACTGTAATCGTTCACATTCTTTTTCATACCATGGACTTGTCCAATATTTTTGACCATAATCATTAATTTTTTCCTCCATTTCTTTACAATAAACAGGATGTTGAGTCCAATGTATTTCAAATGGTATAAAATCATTTTCACTCTTTTTTGTTCCAACCCAAGTTCTATGATATAGGTTCCCCGTGCCTTGTGGAGTGCTTATCATGATACATTTACCTTGTGTTGCAGATAAAGCAAGACCAGCAGCCATCCAAATATCTTCTGCATTCTCTATAAACGCAGTCTCATCCAATATCAACATTGTTAATGATTCTCCACGACCTGCATTTTTGGAACTTGCAACTGCTTTTACCCATGATATTTTACCTTCTGGATTTTTCAATGAAAAGAATTTTTCATTGTCTTTTTCAGATTGTGTATCTGGATCAAATAAAAATTTAGGAAGAAATTGAAAATATTGTTTAACGGTACTTAAAAAACGAATTGCTCCAGCACCATCGTTTGCAACAATTAATATTCTTTGGTCCATTTTGAACAATAACATCCAAACTACAAAGCCTGCTGTGATTACAGAAAGTCCTGTATTGTGAACTAAAAGACCATCAATAAAGTAGTTTTCATTTTTAGTTACTGAAATGTCATAACAATTAATTTTTCCAACTCTCTCTATTTTTCTAACTTTTGATTGATCTTTTACATCATGTTTTCTTGAATTTGAAATTGAAACGTGTTCTGAATTTATTTTTTTATAAATTCCTATATCATTAATAAATTTTGATATGCTTTTGGAGTGAGTTATTCTTAATTTAAAAAAAGGATTTTTTTGAAGTTTCATATTTTTAACTTCATAAATATTACATTTAATATCAAATTTTTTTAATAAAAATTTTACTTGTTCTAAAAATTCCTTGCTTGGGGAAGCTATTCCTATTTCTAATCTTTTATTTGTTTTTTTCTTTAAAATACTTATCCAACCATCTCCTGCAAACATTCTATTTAATAAAATAGATAATGAATTCTTATTCCAATAAAAAACTTCTTGAGGTAATATTTTATTTTCTGTTTTCTTTCCAGCTATTTTTTTATTTTCACACCATTCCATGATTGGACTTTTGGTATTAACCCCATGCTTTTGATGAGGTAAATAATCGAATCCTTTTAGTTTTGGTATTTTTCTTAAACTTAATTCTGGAAAAATATAATTTATTGATTCTTCAAATTCTTTTAGATAATCAATATTGTTGTTTGTAAATTTTACTTGTTTGATTGTACTTCCATCCGTTATGAGATAAGCTAACAATTTTATTTCATTTATATCAGCTTCAATTTCCCCAAATTGAAATTTTTGATCTAAAATTTCATCGTCAATTTCTAAATCTTTTGCTGATACCCATTTGTTTTTATTTTTTATGAAAAAAGGGTGATTTTCACCAACAACAATATTTCTTGAATCTTTTAATTTTATTTTTACAGATTCTATTTCTCCGCATTCCCAATGATCATAAACCGTATCTAATTCATATTTATTTTTATTTAAATTGAATGAATATACTATATCTCCTTTGTTTATTTCACTTATTTTTTTTGGCCCATCTGGTGTACTTATAAAAGTATCTTCTGGTAAACATTGTCTTGATTTTAGAATAATATTATTCTGATATTTTATGTAATTTTTCAATACATTCTCTTGATACTCAAAACAAGATAATTTATCTACTTTGCTTTTTCTAATATCATAAACATATCCATAGTTATTTAGAAAATAAACTGGATCTTTTGCACATTTAATATATTCTTGTATCTCTTGAGGTGTCATCTAAAATAAATAGCTCTATTATTAAAAATAGAGCTATTATAGAAAAATTGAATGATTATAAACCTACATATACTATAGGTTGAGAATTTACAGTTGCACCAGAATTAACATTGTATAATTCTGAAACATACATAACATTTGTTGTTTGATTTCTCAAATAAAATTGATGATAACCATAAGTGTCAGAAGACCAACTTACCGAAAAAGTAGCAGCACTCTGATTTATTAGATTTATATCAGGTATTATTGTGTTTGAGATTTGGCCATTCACATAGAAATTCAAATCAAAAGTTGCAGCAGATACCGGATTATTATTGGTATCAAACGATTGAACTATTTCATAAACTGTTTGTCCTGTTGTTGCGTCTATCATTTTAGTATTTATTTATTTTTTTAAGCAGGTTCATAGCTAATTGTATAAGAAAATTCTAAAGTATTTCCCAAGGTATTATCTACTTGAAATCCCACATAAAGAAATGTTTCACATGCTAATAAATCTACCGGAGCATTTGCACTTACTGAAAAACATGCATGTCCACTTGTTGAATTAAAACCTACGGGTGTTGCTTCATTGTCTGCTATTGCTTTTGTTGATCTTGCATCTATAGCAAAGTCGGAACATAATAGGTAAGACAATTGAACTGTCAAATTTCTCGATACACCTACAGCTCCTCTTGAATAAGCCATTCCACAAACTTTAATTTTATAAGAGGTCCCAATATCTCTTGGTAAAGGAACACCACAATTGAAATCTGAATTATCAGTTAAAGTTGCTGGGGCATTAATTCCTGCTTGTAAATCCCAAGGAACAGCATTCCAGCCTCCATCTATTGAATTACCTACATAATATCTATTTGCATTAGGGTTGTTTATATAGCCAGAGTTTGCAGCTATTAATCCCTTATCTGTACCACTTGTACCAGAAGTTCCACTTGATCCAGAGCTACCAGAAGAACCAGATGTACCACGACTCCCTGAACTACCAGAGGAACCTGATGTACCTGCTGCACCGGAACTACCAGAAGAGCCTGATGTACCGCCACCACCTCCACTTGTTGAAGAATAAACATATCCATTAGCATCTATGGTAAGGAATTTTGTTCCACCGTTTGGTGTGTTCCTTATTCTAAGATAATCTACATATGTATGATTGTTATCATTTCCAGTTGATGATGAAGAAGGATTTGATAATGAAAGACCAGTGCTTCCTAAAATTACTGCGTTTGTTACATTTGAATTTATAATATTTGCAGAACCTCCAACTATTGATGAATTAGTTGAACCTGCACTAACAGTATTTCCTGAACCATTTAGAATTGCTGATCTAATTGCATTTGTAATATTTTCTTGACCATTAACGACCGCTGAATATTGTCCTAGAGTTGTGTTTGAAAGACCATTTCCAATAAAACTTCCTATTCCAGTAGCTTTATTACTTATACCATTTATGGTTGATGAATATGTATTTATTGCTGTGTTTCCAGAACCATTTCCTATAAAACTACCAATTCCACTTGCTGTATTATTTTTACCGTTTATTATAGTTGCATAAGTATTAAAGCCTGCTGTATTTCCAGACCCTTGAGCTATGAAAGTTTTTATTCCATTAGCTAAATTATATTCTCCATTTATAACTGTAGAATAAAAAGTTGTTGCTGAGTTTTTGAAACCATTTAAGATAGAGCCCCATTTTCTAACAACTTTATTTTGAACGCCATTAACAATTACATTATAGCCTTGATTTCCTTGATTTGCAAAAATACCAGCATAATTTTCAACTCCAGTACCTATAAATACATGTTTTGTAATAGCTGTATTTGCAACTCCGTTCACAATGGTTGTATAACCGGTTTTTGGCATATTGCCGTTACCGCCTCTCGATTCAATATAATTATCCTTACCATTTAGTATTGTACTGAATTTTGTTTTGTTTGTATTTCCAGTACCATTCAAAATGGTTGCAAATTCAGGTTGGTAAATTGAGAATGGAAAACTATAACCAGCACCTCTTGTTGGTATTATTCTATTCAAAAATCCTTGGCCTATTAATGCAAATATATTTGTGGTATTCTGCCCACTTATATAATTACTTATACCACCAATTATAGAACTTTGTGTAGTCAATCGATGTGTGGTATTTCCAGAACCATTTATAATTGTTGAATAACTAGAGAAAATTTCATTATCTTGTCCATTTCCAATTAAAGATGTTGCACCTGAAATTAAATTGCTTCTACCATTACCAATAAAAGATTGACTTCCATAAACTGTATTTCCTGATCCATTGAAAATGCCAGAATAAGTTGAATTGAATGCATTGTTTTTGATAACTCTGTTAATTTTTCCATTTATTACGGATGAATAATTAGAGTAGACATCATTTGTAAAACCATTTAAAATTGCTGAAGTTGATCCCGATATTAAATTAGATGTACCATTTCCAATAAATGATAAATCTCCAAAAACAGTATTTCCTGAACCATTGAAAATGCCAGAATAAGTAGAATTAAATGCGTTATTTTTGATAACTCTGTTAATTTTACCATTTACAATTGCTGAATAATTTGAGTAAATATCATTTGTTAATCCATTTAGAATTGCTGAAGTTGATCCGGATATTAAATTAGATTTACCGTTTCCAATAATAGAAGTGCTTCCATAAACTGTATTTGCGGATCCACTAAAAATTGCAGAATAAGTAGAGTCTATTACACCTCTATCTTTACCTACTAAATTAACTCTGCCGTTTATAATTGTAGTGAATTGAGTTCTTGCTGTGTTTATATATCCATTTAATACTTGAGAGAACTTAGTGTCATACCGTGTACCAGATGGTGTAGGACTAGAAAATCCTACCCTGTTTAACCAACCAGCTAAAACTGTATTAAATCCTAAGCTATTTGTTAATCTAGCATGATAAATAGTATTTTGTTTACCACCACCAATTAAATTATATCCACCATTATTTAAAGTTATTAAATTATTAATTCCATTTAATATTGTACTGTGTCTATAATCAGCTATTTGATTGTTTCTGCCACCCAATATAGTATGACCCAAACTATACACATTTGGAGGTAATCCTGATCTTGTTCCAACGGTGTTTCCAGATCCACCAATAATTGAATTTTCAGATGAAAAACCAGCATTATTTGGTCTGATGAAATTATCATATCCATTTAAAATTGTTGATACTGATGGGCCTGCACTTATGAAATTTCCACGACCATTACCTATTAAATGATATTTTCTACCATAATGTACTGTGTTTCCAGAACCGTTTATTACAGTAGAGAAACGCGAATTAGCTGTATTAAATCTTCCGCTTCCAATTAAACTATAATATTTAGATGCTCTGTTGTGTTTTCCATTTATAATAGTATTAAAATCATAGGCTGATACTCCGTATGCTATATTGTGTTGACCATTTAAAATTAAACTATATGAAGTACTTGCTGTATTTCCAGAACCATTTACTATTGATGAAAAATTACCATTTATTATAAAGTTATTTCTACCATTATCGATAGTTGAATAATCAGTTTTAATTGTGTTGCCAGTTCCATTAAAAATACTTGACTTCGATTTGCTATTTCCAATATAATTATATTCGCCATTAATTATAGTAGTATAGAAACCATTTACGGCTGTATTAAATTTACCAGTTCCAAAGAAATTAAATCTACCAAAATTTGAAAAATTATTTTGTCCATTTCCTATAAACGAAAATCCAAAATTTACATTAGATGTAAATGCCGTATTATTTTGTCCGTTTGTTATAACATTGAAAGCTCCTTTTGTTGTATTTCCAGAACCATTAAGTATTGTACTAAATGAAGAATTATTATCATAAGAATTTACATAGTTGTAAGCCCCATTACCTATAAAAGAATAAGCAAAATTTGTTAAATCTTTTGTGGAATTGTTTTTTCCATTTACTATTGTTGAAAAACCTCCTTTGGCAGTATTTCCACTTCCATTTCCAATGAATTGATATCCTCTGGTCAGATAGGAACTTGCAAATGTTGAATTTTTATATCCTCCACCAATAATAAAAAATTTAGTTTTTCCTGAATTGTATTTACCGTTTACAATTGTGGCATATTGTGTAATCGCAGTATTTGAATTACCATTTAAAATTGATGTATAAGAATTATCTACGTAATTGTTATATCCATTTCCTATAAAAGAATGTTTTCCAGATGCTTTATTATCTCTTCCATTAACAATGGTTGGAAATAAAAATTGCGTAGCAGTATTTCCTGAGCCATTTATTATTGAAGAATATTTAGAATTAGCGTTGTTATATATTCCTTGATTAATTATAGAAAGTTCTCCATCTGCTACATTGTATTGTCCATTGATAATTGAAGCTCTGAATCCATCAGCAAGATTTGCTCTACCATTAATTATTATTGATGTAACTGTTTTTGCAGAATTCTCAATTCCGTTTCCTATGAAAGATCTTAAACCGCTTGCTGTGTTTCCAGATCCATTAATTATCGTTGACCAATTACTAGATCCTGTATTTTTTATACCTGAACCTATAAATGAATATTTCGAACCACTTTCAATTAAATTCTGATATCCACCTATGATAGTAGAATATTGTGATAATCCAGAGTTTGATTTTCCTGCTACAAGTGCAAAATTAGAAGAAGCTTGATTGTCTCCTTTTTGTAATTGTACAGCCATGGTTGCAGCAGCATATGTGCTAGTGCTTGTTCTTCCGCTTTCCCACAATGTGTGTCTAATACCAAAAGTATCATTAAGTGTAAGTCCTGTTACAATTTCTATTGCAGTTCCAGCTGAGATGTTAGGTGCTGTTTGACCAGTAACATTTATTGTAATATAATTATTGTTAAGTGATCTTATTACTTGAACATTGGTACCGGCAGAAATTGTTCTTAAATATACTACCCCTAAGTTTTGATTACTGTAAATATTTCCATCAGGAGATCCGGCATTACCTAGATTGTTAAAAGTCAGTCCGTATCCACCGGGTATTGTTATACCTGTTTTAAATACATATCCATTATTGTCAATGGTTAAAAATTGAAAAGGTGTAGGTGGACCTTGGTATATATTTGTAATTCTTAAATATGGTACTGCAGTTGTATCTGCTGTTAATGCAATAGAAATGTTTTTGCCTCCGGTGATAGTAGATCCTGATTTAAATATACTATTGTTTAAACCATTTATTATTGTAGAATAATAAGTATTTCCAGTTGGAATGTAATTATTCTTACCATTAATAATTGAATTATATCTTGTTTCTAGATTTTTATCATTTGAATAAATTCTGTTGTTTGATCCATTAAAAATTGAATTGAAATAACTATTTTTATTACAATTCAAAACTAAAGAACAATTAATACTTGATCCACTTATTAAATTATATACACCATTTTGTATTATTGAATAGAAACTTCCATATATTTTATTTTTATGACCGTTGCCAATTAAAGAATTTACACCTATATTTAAATTATTTGTTCCATTTAATATTGTTGTGAAACTACTAGTTGCAGTATTTTGAATACCATTTAAAATTGTTGAATTTACATTTGTTGTTAAAAGAAAATTTATACTAGGTGGATATACTAACTCATCTAAAGTTGGAGAAAAACTAAATATTTGATTATACAAACCATTTAATATGGATGAATATCTTAATGTTTTATCATGATAAACTTTATCACCAATTTGATTGTAAATACCACTTCCTATTAATGATTGCTTAGATTTTACAAAATTATATCTACCGTTTATAACGTTTGAATAACTTGAATAACCAGAATTAAATTTACCTGCTAAAATATTAGAGTGTTCTGGCAAACCAATACCACTGTATAGATATACTCTGCTTAATTTATTTTTATATCCATTAATTATATCAGCATAGTTAAATATACCTATATAATTCTGATTACCATTTTTTATTGAAGAATAATAAATTACATAACCTCTATTTTGTTTTCCGTTATCTATGGATGAATAATTAGAATACTTTACATAATTTTCTTTACCATTTAAAATTGAAAAGAAATTTGTAGTAAGGGCAGAATTACTAGAACCATTTTTAATTGAGCTTTTTGAAGAATTTTTTATATAATTATCTGTACCCTGAATAATGGTATTAAAATAACCATCATCAATTGTATTGCCGCTACCATTAATTATTGTACCATAATCACTAGACGCACTTAAAGAATTATAAGCTCCATTTAATATTGAACCAAATCTGGTGTTATTTTTTCCATATAAACCATTTCCTATAAAAGAATATGGTTTTGTTGAAATATTATTATAACCATTTGTTATAATTGAAAATCTTTCATTGGCTAAATTATTTGATCCATTAACAACAGTTGTGTATGCACTTAAGCCTGAATTAGAAAAACCATTACCTATTAAAGAAAAACCTCCATAAGATCTATTTCCAGAACCTCCAATTATAGAGGCAAAATTACTATAAGAATAATTTGAATTACCTCCAACTACTAAAGAAGAATTTCCGTTTGTATAGTTATTAACTCCACCGCCTATAAAACTGGTAAATCCGGAAGATAAATTAGAATAACCACCAACAACTGTTGAATAGTATCCATATACACTATTTCCAGTTCCGTTTAATATAGAGGAAAATCTAGAGTTATTCGATATAAAATTTAAAGAACCATTTCCTATAAAAGAATATTGTGAAGTATATCCTGAATTATATGTTCCATTACCTATAAAAGAATAAGTAGAAGATGATAGAAAGTTTTTTCTACCGCCTAAAATGTTGCCAAATTTGCTATAATTTGTATTTCCACTACCTGCCACTAAAGCCCAATCTGCATCAGTAATATGATTGCCTCGTTGGAGTTGTACAGGCATAAAATAACTAGAATAACCACCTGTATTTGTTCTACCAGTTTCCCAAAGAGTATGTCTTATGGTTACTATGTTTGATCCACTTATTATCTCAATAGCTGTACCAGCAGATAAATTTGTATAAAAAACTGTGGTATTGGCACTAGTTGTAAGATTGCCAAAACAATCAAGAGTTACAATATCATTACAATTTCCACTTAAAGATGATACTTGAATAGTAGATGCAGTTAATCCGCTTACTGAAATATTTGGTTGTAAATAATATGTTATTACATTTCCGGTTGAGATACCTAAATTTGTTCCTGCCGAAAAACTTCTAAAATAATATGTGACACCAGTTCTTCCCGCAAAAACAGGAAAACCATTACCTAGTGTTGAAATACTTACTGTTCCGGTCTTTCCTCCAGTACTTGCACTAAATTCATCCAAATAATATCTTAAAGAACGTAAATTTACAACATCCTTATCGTGTAATGGATCTGCTGCATTTACACCTCTTCTTCCAAAAAAATTTACACCTTCTGGTCCTAAAAGTTCAACCATTTTAATTAAATACTATATCTCAAGATAAATAGTATTTAAAATAAAACGAACTTAAAAATAATCAATAAAAATTATTTGAAAAATATAAGAACAATACCATAATTACCATCAAAATCTTTAAATTTATTTAATACAGGATAAGTTGTTCCGTTTTTGGCCATTCCTGTGTTTGTATCAACATCAACGAAATTCCCAGTTATTTGTTCTGAGGTTCTGACACGTAATTTTCCTAATAAACCAACAACATCCCACTCTTTTCTCTTGTCTCTTGGAATGTAATTTATTGAATGATTATAATTCGGATTGAAAATTTCTTGCTCTCTTTCTTTCACAAAAATTCCATTTTTCTTATCTAAACCATCTATAATAATTTTATTTGTATTTTCTGGGCAAGGAATATTTTCATAACAAATTTCATTTTCATCATAAAAAACAGTTTTTGTTTCGCCGTTTATTTCAAAATTATATTCATAATACTTTTCTATAAGTACATTACCCCATTCATCTTTCAAATGCATTTCATTCCAATAATCTTGATTAGAATCTCCTATGAATGCAGTAGTTGTAGAAATAATACCTATGGTATTTAAATTGTCAGATATTTTTATTTTTCCATTAGATAAACCAACAAAATACCCAACTCTTTTTTCATCATTTTGATTTCCATCTTCCCATTCAAAAAATTCTCCGTAGTCAGCACCTGATTGGTTAAAACTTCCCGGGCCTATTAAATTTATACTTGATGGAGATGTTCCAAATTCAATTCTTATCCTTCTTGTTGCACTAGTTCCCATTATCATGGAGTAACTATTAACAGGTCTTAGGGGAGTTGAAGAATTTGAACCTCTTCCAAACATGTGAATATCATTTTTAGGTGTCGAAGAATTATATAAATTCGTCAAAAAAATACCATGAAATGTTGATGCTCCTCCTCTATAAATCCTATTATCTCCACCAACCACTGAATTATAATTAGAGAAACTTGCTGTAGCAGTACCTCCGGGTAAAGTATTTACAACTACATTATTTATACCTATAACAAGATTATCTCTTACAGTACTACTTCCAGAAACTACGTTTCCATCTCCGACTATAAAGTTTCTTGATGGATTGCTTGCAGATTTTTTTATTTTATTATTAGCTCCAAAAACTAAATTACTTGTTCCGTATATTGTATTGCCATTTCCATTAGCAATGTTATAGTTTCCTCCGTATATTTTATTTGTTTTTCCGTTTATTACTGTACTATACTTACTTAATGTTGTTATTCCTATTTGATTAGCTGAACCATTTAAAATAGAACTGTAAGTAGAAGAAGCATTTCTTATTTGATTGTTTACTCCATTTCCTATTAAATTAAATGAGGCTCTTGTATAATTTGTTTTACCACCTATTAAACAACTATAATCTCCTGTAACAGCAGAATTATTTACACCTACAACTAAACCATAATTGCCAAAGGCAAAATTATAATTACTACCACCTATTCTACTAAAAATAGAATAATTTATAGTATCAGAAGACCAAACACCAGTAGTGGAGTTAACAAAACTATTAACTTTTATTCTTCCTTGATCTAGGGTATCTGTGGATAATATTAATTCGTATGGCATTTTTTTTTTAAATAAATAGTTTACTAAAGTTTTTTACAAAAATGTTTCATTAGATAAATTATCAAATGTAAATGTTTGATTTCCCCAAATTATATAAAAAATTAAATTTAAACCAAGGTCCGAATCAATAGTTATATAAGTGTCTATAGGTTCGTAAGCAGCATAAGCAGGTGAAGGTTGTGCTACCAATCTATAATAGCCACCATTTAAAAATCCAAAATCAAAATATCCATCTGAGCCAGAGGTTCTATTAAATATTTGTCCACTTGAAGTTCCTACATAATCTTCAGTAACAGTTTCAGCAACAAGAGATGACGATATTCTATCAATTCTTAAATCTAAATTTGTATTATTATATATGTTCGTCAAAGTCAAAGTCACATCTGGCATAGCTTGAGTTACAGTGCTAAATGAAAATGATGAATCAGTAATACCTGTATTTGGACTACCATCAACTACATAAAGTCCAAGATTCGACCAATTTGTTGCACTATAAACAGCATTAACCCAATCTTGAGTATATAGTGTTCCAGTATAATCGATTGTCACAGTATTTATACCATCAGTAGCAGCTGAAATTGTATTAGGTAGCATAGTCACACCCACATCTGTTGTTGTAAATGTAAATGTTGATGCATCTGGAGTGCTTCCCCCGATGGTCATACCAGAAATTTGATAAGAACCATTAAAAGTATTGCTAACATAATTTCTCCACGTATATCCAGAAAAATAATATTGTCCAGAAGATTCAATTCTTGTATAAATTTCGTCAGACCAACTTGTAATACTTTGTTTATTTCCAAAAATATTTATTATTTCTTTAGTATTTCCTATTCTATAATTAAAGTCATCATTAGCTCTTAGCGGAGTTGAAAAAACTCTCACAAATTCAGCATCTCCAACTTGTTTATTAATAGTATAAGTATAAATTTCAGTACCCGAAAAAGGTGTATCTAAAATATCATAATTTACTTGCAATTGATAATAATCACCATCATCAACATTTGAAAAATTGAAGGTCGGGCTTAAGTTGTTTTGAACACCTTGAACTGCTATTAATTGTCTTCCACCAGATACATTTAAATTTGGCTTTTTAGGAGGAACAAAATAAGTGAAAAATGCACCATTGATTGTAATTCCTGTAAATGGAGTATCTCCTGTTATTTCAAATGGACCTATATTTGAACTATAAATGGTTGTTGCACTAGGTTCCATATATAAAAATACAGGAGTATTGTTAAGAGAATCATAATAATATGCATCTCCTAAAGTTAAGTCGTTACTGCTCTCAAAAGTAAAAACAGTATCTAATAAAAACTGATCTTTATCATTGAATATAGGTTGAGTATATTGTCCTACATCTTTGTAAAGTGTCGGAAAGCTATATGTATAAGCACTATTAAAAATTGTTAATGCAGAAACACTTTCAACAACTGACACTAATTTATTTTCGAAGAAACTTTCTATGTCACCAACTTCTTCAGTTTGAGGATTATTATAATATATTGTATACGCTGTAAATGGTAATCTATATAAATCATGAGAAATAGTTGTATTTCCCGTATAATCAATTACAGATGTTGTTGATTCACCTGAAAAAAATAAAGTATATATTTTTCCGTTTGTTATATCGTAACTAATTGAATTATAATCTTCTCCATAATAATCTAAAGTAGCTCCCTCTATTTTATAAACAGGATATAAATATGTAAAACAACTACCCAAAGAAATCTGATTAAAATAACCTGATGCATTAGATGTTAAGACTTGAGAAGATGTGTCTTGATTACCTGTTGTTTGTGATAAATTTGTAAATATTCCTGATGGCATTTATTTATTTTTTTTATTCTGAAGGTGGAACTACTGGAGAAGGTCCTACTGATCCACCGGAACCTGTGTTACCTGTATATAATTGAGGTATCGGAGGAGGAGTTCCAAACGGAATTCCAGATAGTGGGAATATTATGGGTGTTCCAAAAAAACCAACTTTTTGTGTGTTTAGTGTGACAGCACTTAATATATTTGATGTCACTGATACAGCATTTACTGTCATTTGCAATGGTGTTGAAACAGTTCCTATTGCTTGAACAACATTCATATTTAAGTTAATGCTATTTTTTAAATTAGACGATACGAAAGCACCAACAATATTTGCTTTGAAAATATTGTTAACGCTAGAAGTTACTACTGCACCATTTATTTGATTGTAAAATTGTGCTGGTAGTTTTGTTTGAAATTCTGAACCATCATTTATTCCTTTTGGATATACAAATTTTTGTCTATTAAATACTGTATTTCTATAAATTGTTGAAACACCTTCAAAAATGGTTGTTGCAGGTATTATTTGTTCAAAATAAACAAATATCTTAGATTCAACAAATCTTATAAATTGCTCTAATTTTCTAAAAGTTACTTGACTAGAAATTTCATAAGATGGTGCTGTCACATTCCAATAATAATAAGTCAAATATATTTTTCGCAAATTTGGATAAAAGAAATTATGATGAGGATCAAAATAAGTTTTTCTATTTTTTACGTCTATACTATTATTATATACAAAATTCAACCATTCACTTATAGTATATCCAGAAATTTCTGGAGGTGCTACCAAATCTTCATTTGTTAATTTATAATCTGAAGGTAAATTTACACTTGTATTTCCGGTATAAAAGAAACCTAATTTGTACCAATCAAATACATCGCACTCTATAGCTGAAGCAGGATCTAATCCAATACTAACTTCTTTACTATTGACTAAATTTTCCGTTCCATAATAATTTGGATCTCCAGTATAAACTTTAACATTGTCAACTGTTTTTATAGGATCGAATTCAGGTTGCCATTGATTTATATAATCTTGTCCATTTCCTCTACCCGGTCCACCTTCTTGAAAAGCTAAAAAACTTTCATCGAAATTGATGTATCCGTTTTCATTAACTTTTCCAATTGGTACTGGTATAAAAGCTGTTGTTCCATCCCACCCACTTGTCGTTTGATCAGTAAGGCTTATGTTTGCATTTCTTTGAATTTTATAAACAAATTCATCAAAATTAACCATACAATCAGGTGCTCCAATAACTTTAAAAATAAACATTATTGCTTCTCTAGTACCTTTTCTTTTGTATAACCAATTTATATTGGTCAAGATTCTTCTCCAGAGATCTAAATTATAGTCTTCTAATGTTTTATTACTATCATCTTCTTGTCCTAAGTATTCAAAAAAATCAGTATCAGTGAAATTAATCGGTTGTTTCCATCCTAATAATTCTGTTAATCTACCAATGAATTTATTTGATACTGTTTCAGACTCAGTATAATTAATTGAGTGTGAAAAAGCTAAGTTATCTATATATCCTTTAATTTTATCGAATTCCTCAGCATAAGTTTGGATGAATTTATTATATATTTGACCATCAGAATCTAATTCTAAATAATTTTCCGGTATAATTGTTCTAACCATCCAATTTGTTTTTAATTGGTCGGTTAAAGTAGCATATTTTAGAATTTCATCTAAATAATTATCGAAATTTGTTCCATAACTGTCAGGTGCAAAACCATCAATAGTTCTTGGCCACTCTATCAATTTATCAAAAAATTTATCGTTTTCTGGATTTGGAACGCTAAATTTTCCAACTTCTAATAACTGGTATTGTAAATTATCAAGACTTCTTTTATATTGAAAATACCTTTTTTTTGATGGTCTAATATAAATTGCATCAGTTGTGTTCGCAGTAAAAATACCTGAAACCTTAAAATTAAGATGATAATAATTTGAGAATGCACTAAAATTATATGATAAAATTGGATAAGAAGGGGAAGTATTTAAAGTTGTTGAACTTAATTGTATCTCAAATTTATCATAATTATCATATAAAGTTAGGGTATTAGAACTCAATGCATTGTAACTATTTCCTGAAGTAAAAATTATATTTCCTTGATTAGTAAGTGCAGAACTGATAATTGTTATTTCTGTATAACTTAATTGTGTACTTGATAATGTTATAAAATTAGTTTCACCAACATTTCCATCATAAGCTAATAGGGCGTATGGAAAATTGTCTATGATTTTATTTATAGTATTTGCTAGTTTTGAATAATATGAACCAAAGTATGAATAAGAATTGGGATCTGAAAGATCCAAATTCAAATCATTTATAGTTAAACCAATTGCTTCTCCAGCATTAAAATTTGAAGAAGTTAATGAGGTTAAACTTTGTAACCTATCAAAACTTAGTGATCTAGGATCACCATCAACAATATTTGGATTAAGATCTCTACTTATTCTGAAATCTCCAAATGTAAAAATAGATTCAGTGTTCGTGTTCTGGTACAGCTTATCCTGTCCGGGAACACTTCGAACTGATAAAGTGTTCCTCACAAAAATATCTTCCGGTTCAAGCAATACCATATTTTACTAATTTAATGTCTTTGTTTTTAAATTAAATTTTAAAATAAATAGACTTTCAAATTTTTTACAATAAAACTTTTATAATATTTTATTTTTTTTTTCTAAATCTATTTACTTTAAGTATTAAAAAAATATCTTTAAAAACAAAAAATGCCATTTTTACCACCAGAATCAACGACATATATTAATGTTAAGCTAACTGATGCTGGCCGAAGATTACTTTCTTTGGGGCAATTACAGTTTTCTAAAGCTGTAGTTTCTGATAGAGAGATAGATTATAATATAGATAGGGATAGAGTTAACGGATTATCTACTTACGATATTTTAAATAATAGAGTGTTAGCCCCAGTTGGAGATTATCCGAATATAGATCCCGTCAATTTAGATGGTACAAATCCAATTGAATTAACAAACCAAACAATTCAATCTGTAAAACAGTTCGCGACTGCACAAACTGCAACTTATGGTATGTTTTCAGGATACTCTAATAACTGGTATTTCTTGGATGATAATCAACATATTTTGGCAAGAAGTATTGGTGTTGAAGGGGCTACAACAACTTTTGGTACAAATAATATTCAAATTACAGCACCTGTTGGTTACACAATTAAAGAAGGTGATAATATATACATATTATGGGTTCCGGATGCATATCCAACAGCTTCTGCTTTGAATCCAAATACCTCAGCTGATTTAATTTATTCTGGAACTCCTTTTAATGGTCTTTGGTATAAAGTTTATTCGGCTATTACAAACACAAATATTGATTTAGATAGAGCAATACCAAATATAGGTGGTGCTAAAACTAGATATCCACTATTCATTTATCCAGATAATGCCGTTGAATCATATTTTGGTTCAGGATATACTCAGCAAACAAAATTTTGGAACATGAATATTGTAAGACCATACGATGTTGCTGGTACGGATGTTACAATTGATGGAGTTTCCGGTTATTCATCATATGGTTCAATAGAATATGCTGGAACTAAGACTTATTTGGGTTTTGATGAAAGTTATCCTGCTTTAGGATTGATTCACTATACCAATAAATTTAGTGGATTAACTTATGGAGAACAGTTGATAGAGAAATCAGTAATAATGAATATGCCAACATTGATGTGGCATGGATTCCCTGCAAATAATGGACAAGGTACAGAATATGGATTAACATTATATGATTCATATGGGAATTCTTTTTATGATTCTGCAGCAAAAACAACATATAGAGAATTAAGAGACGGTATTCAATCAACAAATAAAGTTGTTGGTAGAGTATATCATAAATTACAATTATTTGTAATTACTGATCAGGATTTATTAATGGCTATGTCTTACAAAGGAAATAGATCTTATACTTTACCAGAACCTATTGTAAATCTTGTTACTAATCCAGCTCCACCATTAACTACAAATGATGTGAATGGTTTGTGTGAATCTGGAAAAACATACTTTGTTACATATTTGATGGAAGTTGATCCTGCAAGTGTAGCGGGTTATGGTTATGATTATCCGATTCATTGTGGAAGTATAAAGCAAATAGATGGAGCTGTTGATATTAATGGTAACCCTCAATATTTATCTGTTCAATTTCCGACTAATAGTTTTCCATACATGAGGAATTCAACAGAATTAGCAAATGGTACAGGTTGGAATGCTCAGAGAGTTAAAATTTTAGTAAACGAACAAGATAAATCATTTGATTATAAACCGGGTAATGTACCAGCAACTGACTGGGTTGTTTTATCTGGTCAGGGGATTTATGATTGCACAACTTTAGTTGTGCCAGATACTACAATTGACCCAGTAGCTTTAAATTCTCATCAATTTATTGTTTCTAGAGAAGATTATAATTCTGGTGCTACAAGTGGAAATTATGTAATGTGGTCTGGACATACTTCTAATGGAGATATTTGTAATTTTGGAGGCGAATCTTTCTTTTTTGGTACTATAGATGCCCAAGTATTGACAACAACTTATAAAACAATCATAACAGTTATAGCAGCTAATTATCAATATAATGATTCAAATAATGAAACTTTTGATTCACTAGTTGATGAAAATACATATATAACTGAAGTAGCAATTCTAGATAATCAAAACAATACAGTGGCTGTTGGTAAACCTACATACCCACTGAAAAAAGCTAATTCTAGATATTTAGCTTTTCAATTAATAATAGATTTTTAAAAAAGTAAAAAAATGGGATTAATACCAAGTGCAACAACTGTTTATGCAAGAGCCTATCTTACTGAATTAGGAAGACAATATCTATTTGACAGTTTGTCAAAACCCAGATATATTCAACTTCCTAATGGAGTTACTGTAGATAGATTAAAAATTACACGTTTCTCATTGGGTGATCCAGATGTAAATTATACTCTTCCACTTCCTTTATTATCTGGAGAAATACCAGATTTATCAGGCGAAAATGAAAATGCAGTAACTGGTGCAAAGGGAAGAACATTGGATAATTTGATTAGTCCTACTACATCAACAATTCCGGCAGAATCAATTGAAACAGTTGAGTATAAAACAACATATCAAAGTATTAATTTTAATTCAAATGTTGCTCCAACAACTTTTCCAGTTGTAACTACTCAACAATTACAAACATTTGTTGATGGTGCTTTGGTTAATGATGGAGTTTATGTAGTGTCTCCAACTAGTTATGGTCCAAATGTCATCAATAATAATGAATTAATTATTCCTTTAAAACAACCTACAGCAACAGCTCCCGGTTATAGATTAAGAATATTCTTCCCTTCAACTGGAAGTAATTATAATAAAATTACTTTTCAATTTGAAAAAGCAAATCAAATTCAGGGAACACCAACGACACAAGTATCTACAGGTTTAAATCCCTTGGTTAATCCTACTTTAAACGTAGCACAAACAAATATAGGTGCAACAGCTGCAGAATAATAATAAAATATAAATCAATAAATAATGGCAAGAGCATTAGTAAACAAAGATTTATCAGCAAGATTGACTGAAAATAATTTTTCAGAATTACAATCTCAAGTGACACTAGGACCAAGTTTAAGTACAGCGACCGTACAAGGAGAAGCTATTGCTGCCAATGTAAATGATGCAGTATCGGTAAATCAATGGGTTGCTATGACTCAAGCAGATCAAGGTTTATTGAATGCAATATATGACTTTGTTAATACCACGAAAGAAGGTGCAAGTGTCATACCTGATAATAGATTTGGCAGAACAAAAAAACTATTCTTTAATTTTTATGGTACTATGGGTAAGTCCATAAAACCCGGAGAAATAGGTCAATTTGAAGTTAATTTTAGTTATCCACCAAGATCTTTAACAGATACTGGTTCATCCGCAGCACTTTAAATTCAAAAAACAACTATAAGTAAATAAAAAATGGGAAGAGCAATAGTCAACAAAGATTTATCAGCAAGATTGACTGAAAATAATTTTTCAGAATTACAATCTGAAGTTACTTTGGGTCCAAGTTTAAGTACAGCGACCGTACAAGGAGAAGCTGTTGCTGCCAATGTAAATGATGCAGTATCGGTAAATCAATGGGTCGCAATGACTCAAGCAGATCAAGGTTTATTGAATGCAATATATGACTTTGTTAATACCACAAAAGAGGGTGCCAGTGTAATACCTGATAATAGATTTGGAAGAACGAAAAAATTATTCTTTAATTTCTACGGGACTATGGGAAAATCTATAAAGCCCGGAGAAATAGGTCAATTTGAAGTTAATTTTAGTTATCCACCAAGATCTTTAACAGATACTGGTTCATCCGCAGCACTTTAAAAAATAATAAAAAAAAGAAATGAGTACAATTGATCCACGTTTTACAAAATTAGTAAGTTCATCGCTTACAGTTCAAGCTGAAACATTAGATAATAAAATAGTTTCAAATGAAGAATTATTTTTCACTGAATGTGACAGAAATTCAGTTGCAGATAATAAGGGAAATTATTTTGTTTCTTTTAATCTCCCAACTTCTGATGATGATTTAAGTACAAGTTCAACTATAGCAAAATATTTTCCAGAGCTTTATCAGTTAAATAATGAAAAGATTGTTTTTTGTTCTATACCCCCAACTGAATATTCAGAATTTATAGACGGAAGATCTATAACTCTTTTTGTACCAACAAGTGGTACAGCACCCGGACCTTTTGATGGAGTAAAGATTTATTCTTCAACATATTCATCTGATAAACCATTGAAATATGGCGAAACAAATCAACTGTTAGGTGATAATATTTGTTTTTTATTTTGTGATGATATAAATATTCCTTATACTGGATTTACTGCAAATGAAATTGGAGTAAGAACTAATATGTCAGCTAATACAACTTGGGAACCAGATCCAACTGATTATACGAAGAGACCATCTGCTGTTTCATACAGAGAGGTTTTAGGTGGAGGAATTTCTTCTGTATTGAATCCTAATAATAGGCCAAACGGATTAAATACTGATACAAGATCAGGAAGTTATTCTATAACACCTCCTACTAATTTTCCAGACGGAGTTGCAGGTTATAATTACGATGTTCCAGTAGGTTTTTGTTATTTAGATATGGGTATTTGTGTTTTAACTCATACTGCCATAACACAAAATATTGTATGGACAGAGGGTACTGGTGGCCCCGGATCAGGTGACTTAAACTATACTTCTGGAAGAACAAATGTTTATTTTTCTGGATTAAATATTGATGATGATCCAGCAGCTTATTTGGAATACACCGATATTAACACATCTTTCAAAATTTCCGCAGTTTGTTTGGCAATGCCTACTGAGTTCTGGATCTCTAATAATTCTACTTGGGATAGAACTAGTGCTCTCAACAATATTAATTCTCAAACAGGTATAATTACATTAGATCCAGTTTATGTAACTGAAGTTGGATTATACAATAGAATGAATGAATTAATAGCTGTTGCTAAACTTTCGGAATACGTTGAAAAAAACTATATAAATTTAGTTACTTTCAATATTGATATAGATATGTAATTCTATTTGATATTGAAAGTCATTTAGAATTACATTATGATTGATCCTAAATTCACAAGTCCTGTTAGTGGTTTTCTCTATATAAATGAAGAGAACGAAATTCCAATTTCGTTGTCAGGAGATAGTGTTTCTTTAAGTTTGTGTGATAGAACTGGTATAACAAATAATTTAGGTAATTATTTTGTTTCTTTAAATTTACCAACTGATAAAGATAAATTTCCAACAAATTCATCTTTATCTTTTTTTTATCCCGAATTACAACAATTAAATGTTGATAAAATATTATTAATAAAAATACCAAATACTGCTTATACTGAATTTATAGATGCTAGATCTATAAAATTAAATGTACCCGGTACTGGTAGTTCAGCTAATTTCTATACTTTATTTTCTTCGACTTATTCTGATAGTACACCCGACAAATATGGCGAAAGAAGTCCTTTGCTAGGAGATAATATTACTTATTTATTTAGTGATAGTGTTAATTTGCCATATACAGGATTAAGTGTAAATCAGATTGGACAAATTATATCAAATTCCGCTGTAACATCTTGGAATCCCATAGATAGAAGATATCAAGATAGACCTTCAGCAACTTCATATGCAGAAACAAAATTAAGTAATGATTCAATAAATACTGATAGAAGATATAGAATAAATAAATCTGTTTTTGTTGATGGGTTATATAATGATTATAGGGGTCAAGCAATAGGATATTATGATTCATATTTTGACGCAGGTGATGTTGGTTTTGTAGTTTTACCAGATCGTAATTACTTTTCTGTAGGAGATTCAATAACAATTGATGAATTTGACCATACTTTAAACCCTACTTATTCTGGAAATGTTCAAGTTACTAGTATTATAAAAAATTATTATCAATCTGGATTAATATATGCCCCAGATGGTTATGATGGACCATTTGATGTAATAGTAACAAATAAAGCTTTTGCAGCAACTACTAGTAATGAAGCTGGAATTTTATATATTAGTGGAGGAACATATTATAATTATGATATTCCTGTTGGTTTTGTTGTTCTTGATAAAGGTTTAATTGCAATTACTCATACAGATATAGTAAATTCAATAGATTGGGTATCTGGTTTTCTACCTGATGGCAGTCCAAATTCAGGTGGCGAAACAACCAATATTTATTTTGATACTACTGATACTTCAATATATGGAGATGAAGAACCTATATGTTCACTAGATTTCACATCTTTAGATACAGTTTTTAAATTAAGAACAACTTGTAATAGTTTATTGGGTCAATTTTATATTTCAAATAACGCTACTTGGGATAATGCATTAGCAAGCAATCCTTATGCAGCTAATCAACAAGTTTCAATTACTGAGGTTGGTTTATATAATGAATTAAATGAATTAGTTGCGGTTGCAAAATTTTCAGAACCAATTTATAAAGGTGCTTTAGATTTATTCACTTTTGAAATAGATATAAATCTTTAATTTTTTTATTTAATTTTTATTTTAATTTTATGATTTTAGCATTAGATATTTCTACCTCTGTAATAGGTGTTGCACTTTTTGGTTTAGAAAATGATAATTACAAACTTCATGAATTATCATATAAAAAATTTAAACCTAAACATAATCTTTTTGAAAAATACGATGATTTTGTAGAATTTTTCAAGGATTACCAAGATATAAAATTTACTGATATAAGCATTGAAGAACCTTTGAAAAAATTTAAGGGTAAATTTTCAAATGCAGATACAATTCAAAAATTAACTCAGATGAATTCAATGATAAGTTTATTTTTGTATCAGAAAACCGGTATTCAACCTACTTATTATAACGTTTCTGCTGCTAGGGGAATTGTTTTTCCGGACTTAAAAATTCCTAAATCACATCCAAATAAAAAATATTTAATTTGGGAGGCAGTAGACAGAGCTGAGCCAAAAGTTATATGGAAATATAGCAAAACAACTCATAAGTTAATTGATGAAAATTTTGATATGGCGGATGCTTGGGTGGTTGGAATGGCACATGTTTGTTCTAAAATAAACTCAAAACAATTAGTATAATTTATAATTTTTTATTATTTTTGCTCAAATGGTCTCTGGCGAAAATAATATTGTCATTAATTCTATTCTGAAAAGGATCCTTGGTGATCCAAAAGATGAATACGATAATATCATACAATTCGAATATAATTGTCCAAGTTCATATTGTAGAAGTGATATAGATAAATTTAATTTAGGCTACAATTCAGAATTAAATATTTTTCATTGCTGGAAGTGTAAATATAAGGGTTTTGTTAAGAGAGTTATAGAAGATTTTGGAACAGAAGATGAGAATGAAAAAATAAAATTAATTTTTCCTAAATCCTCTAAAAATTATTTACAAAACAACAACAACATTACTAATAATAAAATTGTTGTAGACCAAAATTTAATCTGTGAACTTCCGGAGGGTTTTAAGCCACTTTCTCAAACTTATAGTAGTTTGAATTATAGAAAAGCAATAAAATATTTACAATCTAGAAAAGTTGATTTTGAAACAATAAAAAAATACAATATAGGTTATACCGAAGACGGTCCAAGAAAATTTAGAATTATAATTCCATCTTATAATGTCGATGGTAAAATAAATTATTATGAAGCAAGGAGTTATTTACCTAATATAAAACCCACATATTTAAAACCTGATTTTCCTGATAAACAAGATATAATTTTTAATGTTAAAAACATAAATTTTAATTTGCCAGTTTATCTTGTTGAAGGTGTATTTGATATGTTTCCAATATTGAATGCTATTCCTTTATTGGGTAAGACTATTTCTGATCTTTTGCTGACCAAGCTTTTAGAATTTAAATCTAAAATTGTCATTTGTTTAGATGAAGACGCAAAAAAAGATGCATATAATCTATATTTTAAATTAGAAAGTTTGGGTTTAGACGTTTATTATGTTGATATTAAAGGAGATATAGCAAAATATTATGAGCAAAATGGAAGAGAAGAATTGATTAAAATTCTAAGAAATCATAAAAAAATAGATTTTAATCATATTTTTGTTGATAAATTGAAAGGTAGAAAAAAAGGTTATTTAAAAAATATAAATCCTGATTTTGCAAAGAGGGAATTTGAGAGGTTAAAAAATAAAATAAATGAATAATAAAATTGCACACATAGCTGATCTACATATTAGATTCGGTTCAAGACATCAAGAATATAAAACTGTATTTAACAGACTTATAAAAGATTTAAAAAATGAACAACCAAGAAGAATAGTTGTTGCTGGAGATATTTTTCACCTGAAAATAAATATGTCTCCAACGTCTATTGATATTGCCGGTAATTTATTGAGGGCCTTATCCAAAATAGCACCAGTTGATTTGATTATTGGAAATCACGATTTTAATCAACAAGATTTAACTCAGGGCGATGCAATTTCTCCATTAATTGATTTATTAGAGAATGGTTTTATTGTCACAAAAGAAAATCCAGAATTGATAATTCCCAAGGATGGCAATGGTGTATACTTTTTCAAGGATTCTGGTTTATATGAAATTGAAGAAGATATTATTTATGGTGTTTATTCTTTATTAGATAACGAGATATTAACTTTAACTGAAAAAGAAAAAAACAAAAAATATATAGCTCTTTACCACGGTCCTGTTTATGGATGCGTAAATGACAATGGATATCAACTGAAGGGTGATGAATTAATGAAAATTACAGCCTTTAACAATTTTGACATTGTTATACTCGGTGATATACACGAACACCAATCATTTGAAAGAAAAAATGGAGATACTGCAGCTTATTCCGGCAGTTTAATTCAACAAAATTTCGGTGAGTCAATTGAAAAAGGATATTTGATTTGGGACTTAAATTCAAATGAATTTGAGAGAAAACATATCCCAAATGATTATGGGTATTGTAAGTTAAATATCACTAAAGGTGAAATTGTTGAAGAAAGATTACAGGATTTAAAGTTTTCTTTAGATAAGAAAAAAACTAGAGTTTATATCGAGATTGAGGATGATGCTGAAAACGAAAATGTTGAAAAGAAGTCACAAGTAAGAAAATGGATTAAAGACATTCATGGCTGCGAAAATGTAACCGTTGAATTTAAACCCATTATCAAGGATAAGGTTTTAGAATCAGATGAGGATGATTTTTCTTATGAAAATTCCGAAAGCTTTGAGAAGCTTTTGATTGATTATTTAAATCAAAATTCTTACGAAAATATTCAGGATGTTATTGAATTGAGCAAGGAAATTGATTCTAAAATAAATTTAGAATCGAATGATAAGAAGGGTATTGAATGGGATTTGAATAAAATGGAAACCTTTAATATTTTTTCTCATCCAGCACAAACAAATGAATTTGATTTTGACAAATTAAATGGAATCACCGGTATATTTGGAAAAAACTACTCAGGAAAATCCAATTTAATAAAAGCTTTAGTGTGGGGATTATATGAAAAGATTTTGGGAGGAGGAGATAATCACAAGGTTGTTAATCTTTACACAGGTGTTAACAAGTCTTGGGTGAGAATTTACATTACAATAGCAGGTATTAAATATAGAATTGAAAGAGGTATAACTGTTTCATCCAAAAGAGATGGAACAACCAAAGCTGCATATTCTGTCAAATATGAATATTTATCTCACGATGAAGATGGTGAAGAAATTTGGATCAATGAAGATTCTGATCGTGCTGCTAAAGAGAAAAAAGAGTTTAAAAAACTAATAATTGATAGTATAGGAACTTTCGATGATTTTACAAAAATATCACTTCAGACACAAGGTGGAAAAGATGATTATTTAAGTTTACAACAACAACCAAAGAATGATTTGATAAGAAAGTTTTTTGGTTTGGAGGTTTTTGACATCAAATATGAATTCGCTAATAAAATTTTTAATCAAATAAAGTCTGTACAAAAACAACTTGGAGACCCATCTGAAATCGAAAAACAGATTGAAGAATTGAAGGATAAAAATTCTAATGATAAAATACATCTTGACTCTCTACAAAAGGATAAAGATGAAAATGATGAACAGATAGAAATTCACAATTCTGAAATTTTAGAACTCACAAAAAAAATATTGCAATTAGAAGAAACTACTGAAAAAAATATAACTGAAGTAGAACAAAAAATAGAGAAAAATAATTCAGAAATTAATAAATTTTCTGAAAATATAAATTCATTATCTGATTGGACATCTAAAAACTTTCTTAAGGAAACACCTCAAGAAATTGCTGGATTAAAATCAAATGACCTAGAAAATAAAATAGAGTCTATAAAAACACGATTCCAAAAAAATAAAAATTTATATCTTGAATTTGAGAAATGGATTAAGGAAAATCCTAAACTTACTGTTGAGGAATCAAAACCATATGAAGATGAATTAGATTCTAAACGAAAAGATAAATTAAATTTAGATAATGATCTAAAGGTTTCTAGAGGAGAAAAGTGCCCAACTTGTAAACAAACCACTAAACAAGCTAATCCAGAAGTTGAGCAAGAATGTATTGTGAAGATTTCTTCAATCACATCAGAAATAAACGGATTACAAGAAAAAATAAATTCGATAAAAAGTGCTTCTACTCATAATATAAATTTTGATGGTCAAAAAAATAAGTTAGACTCTCTTAAAATATCATTACAATCTGATAAAAATGAAATGGATTCATTGAAAGTCAATTTAGAAAAATTGAAACAAGCCGAAACTGACATCTTGCATAATGAGGAGGTAAAAAATAAAAACAGAGATTTGGAGGATCAAAAAAATAAATTGAAGAGTTTTGAAGATAAAAATAAAGACCTCAAAGAACAAATTTCTAAAATAAAATCAAACGAAACCAAGATATCATCTAATAGTAAAATTGATAACAAAATTGAAGCTTTAAAACAAAGTATAAAAGAATACAAGATTGTTATTCATCAACTTGATAATAAAATAAAAGATTTTTCCGGTACAATAAAAGTTAATCAAAACAATATCGAAAACTTGATTGATAAATTAAATCAGATAAAAGAATCAGTTAGAATATATGCTAAATATTCTGTTTATTTACAGGCTGTTTCAAGAGATGGAATACCAGCTCAGATAATTAAAAAGAAACTTCCAATTGTTAATTATAGAATCAACTCAATTCTATCAAATATTGTTAACTTCAGAATTGATATGTTCATTAAAAACAATGGAGATGTTCAAGAAATATTTTATTTCAGTCCAGACAAAATAGATTCGCTTCCTTTATCTATGGGTTCTGGATCTCAGAAATTTGTTGGTAGTATAGCAATTACCGATGCATTACACTCTGTAAGCTGTTTGATGAAACCAAGTCTAAGGATTATAGATGAAGGTTTTGGTACGCTTGATGAAGATAAGACAGCAGACATTGGAAAGGTCTTTTCTTATTTAAGTAACAGATATAAAAATATTCTTATAATAACTCATAGAACAGAAATAAAAGATTTTGTAAATAACATTATACAAGTTACCAAATCTAATTCCGGGTTGATTAAAGAACAGGTTGAGGCCAATCCTGATGCAGGAATTTCACAGTTTTCTATAACTTCATAATAATGGAAAAAACTAAAAACAAATATACAGAGGAACAATTATCATTTATCAATGCTAATATAAAATCAAATATTATTTTAAGAGCAACCGCAGGTTCGGGAAAAACCTTTTCAGCAGTCGAAAGAGTAAGGTATTTAATTTCACAAGGTGTAGATCCTTCAAAAATTTTATTTTTCTCTTACACTAAATCTGCTGTAGAAGAATTCAGATCAAGGCTTCAGAATGATGAAATTAAAATAACTACAATCCATGCTTTTTGCCAAGGAATGTTGTCAAAAATGAAAAAGTTTAAAAAGGTAGTAGAGATATATGAATTTATTTCTTGGTATAAAGAAAAAAATAGACCTAAGCCGAGTGCATCTAATGAGCTTAAAATTAAATTCTATGAATTATTAAACGATATGTATGAGAATGCACAATACATAAGTGCTGAAATAACTTCATTCAAATTACAATCTGCAGAGGGCATTAAGTGTAAAAAACCAAATTTTATAGATGAATATAATAAATTCAAAAAGGAAACTAAAACCAGAGATTTTTCAGATATGTTGATTGAGATAAGGGATCTGTTAAAGGAAAATAAATGGCTCGTGATGTTTAGGAATAAATATGATTATATTCTCATAGATGAATTTCAAGATACCTCTGCAATTCAAATGGATATATTACTAAAATTGAATGCAAAATACTATACACTCATAGGAGATATAGGTCAATCTATTTTTGGTTATAGTGGTGCTAATGCTTTCAGGGTAATGGATATGTTGAAAAAAAGAAGACAGGTTGATGAAATGACACTTAGTATAAATTTCAGAAGTTCAATTTCAATTGTAGAAAATTCAAATAATTATTCGACATTAAAAGCTATACCATCTAAAACAGAACAAGGTGTTGTTAATAAAAAAATTATGAAATTTGAAAATTTCATGAAAATGATAGATAATTACAGTGAGATTGTAATTTTGTGTAGAACTAATAATGTAATCAAAGAAATAGAAAGGGAGTTTTTAGTTAAGAAATATCCCATGAATTATAAAAATTATTTTTCTGAATCTGAGATAGAGGGGATAAAAAAAGGTAATATAAGTGTAACTACACAAAATAAAATAACTTATGTTTTGCCGGTTTTTGGAAATGTAGAAAATATTATTAATTTTATAGAATCTAATAGAGAAAGTAGGAAATTTTTATTGACTATACACAAATCTAAAGGGTTGGAATTTGATAATTGTGTAGTCGTCAATTGTTTTGCTCCAGATCTATTGGAATTTAACAACGTAAAAAACCTAACAGACGAACAAAAGAAAAAATATTCTTTTGATCCTGATGATGAAGAAGATTTTGAATCAAAAAATGTTTTTTACGTTGCCATAACCAGACCAAAAAATTCTTTACACTTCATGGCATATAAAATCTAATAAAATGGAACACAAAGTCGAATTTAAAAATCTTATAGATAATTTTTTAGAGAAACATTCTCCATTCAAGATAAATGATTTGGTGTTTGTAAAATCTTTTGGACCTAGTAAAAGACCATATCAAGTTACTAAAGTTTCCGTTAGCGAAGATGGAGAAATTTACTATCAATTAACTTCTCCAAGAAGCCATTCTTCATTACCTAATAGATTCAAAATCAGTGATTTAGAAAGATTTTGATTATAGGAAAATCCTATTAAATATATTAGTTGTAACTTTGGAAACGAGTATTTCGTTTAAATACAAAAAACTCCAAAAAACACCATCATGTCTAAGAAATTGGATAAAAATGTTGATTCTGTTCCTGACACCATCTTTCAAGTTAAAGAAATGGGCAAGAGAATCAAATTTATATTAAAACAGGAAAATCTTTATCAGAACCGTGAAGATGTAAATGGTTATTTATGTGGAAAAATATCTGAGGACAATCCTGTTTTCAGTATTAAATTGAATGACCCATCTAAAATAAAATTTATTATAGATTTACTTACTAAAAAATACAATTACAT